ATGCCTGACGAGATCCCCGACGCCCCGGAGGGCTGGCCCAGCGCCGACCCCGACTCAATAGTTCGTGCCCGCAACGACGGTGGCGTGCGTGCCCTCATCGCCCGCGCCATGTGGAAGCGGGACTACCAGCCGGGCGCCGAGGCGAACATCGGCGGGATGGTGTACGAGATCGCCGACCGCGTCGCCGAGCAGGCCGTCCCGGAGATCGAGCGGCGCGCTCTCCGAAACGCAGCCGATGCACTGCTGGCGGCTGGTTTCCATGAGGACCGCTGCTCTTACGGCCCGCCCGGCACATGCGACTGCTCGCTCGGTGAGCACTATCGGTGGCTGATCGCCAGGGCCAGGGGCTGACTCGATGGCGTCGCTGCTGATCGTCCGCCGCGGGGCCGACATTGTGGGCCAGTGTGACGAGCTGTGCTACGACGCGAAACACCCAAAGTGCGTTTGCCGGGCGTGCGGAGGCCGCAATCACGGCGTCGGCCTGGAACAGGCAGCGCTCAACACGCGGACCCTCGTCACCGAATGGGACGCCCGCGAAGGCGCGTACGTGTGCGAGCTCGCCGACGCCGTTCAGAACCTCACGTTGTTCCCGCTTCCCCCACAAGGCCGCGGAACCGTGACCATCAGCTCGCCGCCGGGCGTCAACGTCAGCCCTGCCTCGATCCAGATGACTAGAGGCACGACGACCCAGGGCAGCGAAGGCCGGAGAGGGGACTTGATCTAGATGCCGTCCCCCGTGACCCGTTCAAACACCGGGTGGAACCGGTGGCCTGCGCCCGGCGGCAACTACTCGTCGGTGTCGCCAACGGTTCGCTGCTGGCGGCGCTTGTATGCACGGACCTTCCGCGCCATGTGAGCGCGCAGGTCGTCGGACTTGGACGTGCCCTCTGCTTCGCAGGCTTCTCCGTAGTCGCGCCATAGATCGTCGTCTACGCGGATGACTCGGTTGGGTGTCTTGGGCTTGTTGGGCACCCGCAGGATCTTAGCGGGTGCATTTGCAGAAACTTCACTCTCGGAGTTGTGGTGCATATGCACCATGCTACAGTGGTGCATATGCACCGAGCAACGCCGAGCGCACCGGACAGGGAGAAGAGATGACGGTCATGGCCACCGAACCCGATCGACCTTCGAGGCCGCGACCTATGTCGCCGCCCAGATCGCCAGCGCGTACGCGGACCCCCGTTACGCCTTGGTCCACACGAGTGACGGTCGGATCGGACGCGACCTCGCGAAGCTGCTGGCCGCCCTCATGGTCGAGCGCGGCATCAGGTTCGGCGCGGCGCTCACGCTCGTGCTTGAGGACGAGCGTGTGAGCCAATACGACCGGGCCGACGATGTTCGTGACGAGGCCGTACATGGCTTCCTCAGCTTGCAGGAGATGGCCTGACGCCGCGCCTTCCGGGACTGACGCTGCGTCCGGGCGGCCCACCCCGCGGGCCGTCCCACGAGTGCAGCGAGGAAGACCTGAAGTGGGCGGGCGTCCGGTGACCGCGGAGAGCGCCAATGGCGGGGATCGCTTCGCGGCGATGTCCCCAGGGCAGCTCGACTACTGGGTCCGGGAGATCGCGCCCATCCTGGTCGCCATGCGTGAGCGTTCCGTGGACCGGGCCCGGCAGCGGGCCTTGGAGATGATCCGCCGCCCACTGCGGCGAGACGAGACCACCGAGGAGTGAACCATGGCCGACGCCAGCATCATCGATATTGTCGGGCCCGTGGCGGCCCAGGAATTCGACAGCGCCCAGGACCACTACAAGCCCGGCTTGATCGCTTGGGCGCGCAAGCTACCGGAACTCACCGACGAGCAGTTCCTCACCCAGTGCACTCACGCGATCTACGAATCCGCGCTCGTCAGCAGGTTCCGCGGGAACTGGGACCACGAGCACTTCAAGGCCACGGCGTGCTTCTACGACGCCAAACGCCGGCACGTCGCCGCCGGGCACTCGTCCGACTGCCGGGGCGGCACCCTCTACGCGCAGGGACACGCCGCGGCGATGCGGTCCGCCGGGTATACCCCGTCCCCTCTGAGCGCGTGCACATGCGGAGTCGAGGAGGCGTGAGCATGCCCGTCGTGTCTGTGCTCGCCGCCCCCAGTGGCGTTGAACTGCCCGGCGTCCCGTTCGGGGACCTCGGCTCCTTCAGCCAATGGTTGGACACGGTCCTTCCGGTCAGCCGGTGGGTCGCTGGTGTCCAGGGGGCCGGGATCACCGTTCATGTGTGCGGCCAGGACACCCGGATCCCGGAGGGGTGTCGCCACCTGGACGTGCCGCTGACCGATAGTGAGTACGCCCGATTTGAGCAGGCATTCGTGGACGCCATCGACAGGAGTAGCCATGGCCAAGCCTGATCCGCTCGACGTTCGCGCCTACAACGTCGCGCTCAAGCGGCACCGGGATGGCGCCGTCCGCGAGGCCGCCGACCTGGAACGGACCGTCCGCCGGATACTCGACGACCTCCGTCGCGGAGGCCGCTCCACCACAAGCGACGGACGCAGCGCCCTCCACACCGCGGGCATGCTCATGGAGAAGCTGGTCGCGTTGGAGACGCTCCAGCAGGACGCCGAACACTTCACCGTCGAGACATGAACACGCGCTACCCGGACTGCACCTGCTGGGCACCCGACGACGCCGAGCCCGAAGACCACGACACCGACTGCGCAGAGAACCCCGGCGCCAGGAGGAGTGACCATGCCTGAGAGCACTATCGCGCTCAGCGAGCGCCTCGCCATCCGTGACCGTCTCAAGGCCACCCTCACCGGAGCGCAGCGGCAGCGTGATCGGCGACCGGACATCATCGACACGCCGCACGGCCCCGAATGCGAGTGGGTGCGGTACGAGCGGAACGTGATGCTCGACGCGGTAAACGCGGAACGGGCCGAGCTCGGAAAGCCCCCTGCGCTGATCAACGAGGTCGAGTCCATGGACAGGATGGCGGCTGGGCACGTGGACTACACCGACAAGTTCAGCCTGTACTGCACCGAACTCGTGGTCGACCGGCCATGAACCCTGCGCTACCCTGCGGCTCCGCCGCTCTCAGCGGCGTCGTCCGGGCCGTGCAGCAGACGGAGGTCCACCAGTTCGGCGACCTCCTCAATGTCCCGGCAGTACCCGAGCAGGCGCCCGTGGCGGGTCACTAGGAAAAACACGTCCCCTGGCTTGGCATCGCGGTGGCGGCGCCGCGCGTACGCCACATCGACGGGCTGGAGCTCGACGGGTTCGACCCGGACACCGTCCGGGCCCACCAGGAAGCCGCTCCCCGCCATCCGCCAAGTGTGCACCGGGCAGGCACAGAAGGCACAAGGGGGGCGTCGCATTGCAACTATTGCCTGCCCAATTACCAAGAGCCGACATTGCCGCAGGTCAGGACCGTCCAACCTAACGATCTTGGCAGGCAATACCAAGCTAAGCAAACCTGTGAGTGTGTAGCGGCCTACACTCGACACCATGAGCGCGCAGCCCATCCACGAGGAGCCGGACGACCGGGATCCGCAGGTCATCCACGACCGGCTCCCCGAAAGCGTGCGCGCCAAGTTCCTCACCGAGTACCACGCCGCGGTTGATCGTTCACATGACCTGAGCGGGTACCGGGAACTCCGCGAGCTGCTGAAGACGTGGAGCGTCCTCGCCGCCGCTTACGCGAAGCCGGACTTTCATCAGCGTTATCAGGACGTCCGCGACGGTGTTGGAGAGTATGTCTCCATGGATGAGGTCTTCTCCCGCCACGAAGCGTGAGCGCCTACCGGACGGTCTTCACCGCCGAGGCCGACGTGGAAGTGCGGGGTCTGCCGAAGCGGCCCTCGGTAGCGCTGTACAACACACTCGTTGAGATCAGCCGCGACCCGTGGCAGAAGACCCACGTCGACCCTCTGAAAGAGGATGAGTCGTTCCGGTTCGAGTTGTTCGACGGCGGCGACGGAGTCGTGCACCTGCAGATCAACGAGGAAGACCGCATCGTCATCGTGCAAGGGATCACCTGGGTCGGCTAGCCGTACACCTTGTGGTGCTTCTTACGGTTCCGCCAGTTCCTCCACGACTGCCACGACCGGACCGTCACCCACCAGCACACGTAGAAGATCCCCCACATCCCGCACGTGAAGATCGTCAACGTCCAATGGAGTCCGTGCCCGGTCCAGGACATGCCGCGCTTCGCCCGCACCGGCGAAGGCGGCGCTTGCACGTACACGACCTGAGGCTGCTGTTGCGGCATGGGCGGCGGTGGCATCTGCCCGGGGTACTGCGCCTGCGCCGGCGGCTGGTACGGGTCGTTCGGGTCACGAGGAAGCGGCGGCAAGCCCAAGACGGTGCTCTTTCCAGTGAGGGGAAGACCGCCATTCTGAAGCGCGCAGGCTCGGCCTGGTTCCGTAACCAGGAGGAACGGCCGCACCCGGACGCGGCGACAACCAACCAGTGAGCAGCGCGTCACTCGGCGGGGACCCAGCCGACCGCGTCGCACTCCCCGCACCGGGACAGCCCCCGCCCGGCCGCACGCTCCCGGACAACGTGCACCCGCGCACGCTCCTTGCCGGCCTCCGTGCATGCCGCGCCCGGCGCCGCATCGCACACCGTGCAGGGAGCCTTATCCGCGGCGAGAGAACTCCCGTCTGACGGCGCCCACGCCGACCCCTCACACACCGGGCAGCGGCGCAGCACCAACGCGGTAGCCAAGGCACGGAGACGGTGCGGAACCTCACGCGGCAGATCGCTACTCGTGGCGATACAAGCCTCACCCGGGGCCGCGAGACACGCGGCACAGCGGACCGACAGCGGGTTCGTCACACACTAATCGTCCCAGATCAGACCGCTGTACGCCCGTTGATCAAGGCCCGCCCCCGCCGGGGGCACGTCCATGCTGCCCGCCGCTACAGTCTCACGACCGCGACCGACCGGCCCGTAATCGCTGTTGCTGCCTTACACAGTGGCGGGATATGCGAACCATCGGAACTCGCGACCTTCGCCGCCACCTCGGCGAACGACGCCGTAGCGACCACGAACGCGTCAATCAGGTTCTCGTGCCCATCCAACGAGGTCTCGGCCAGCAGTTGAGCGGCTCGTTCCGCCACCGCACGGGTCGCATCCACCACCGTCACCACAGACAACGCGTAGTCGAACGCTGGACTGCTCGCGGAGTAGTGCTGTTCCGCCAACGTCAGCACACTGATCACCGGAACGAACCCATCCTCGGCCGCAGCCACCAGAACCGCGCGCATCATTCGGTTACGGGCCGCGAGCAGAGCGAGCCCTTGGGCGTCCAGAACGAACGCGTGAGACGGCAACACCGGTGGTCGGCGCTCTACTCCTGCCCGCGCCACACCTGCCGTCCCTTCTCCAACTCGTCCTCAGTCAGCGGGCCAGCCTTTTCATCTGCGGCTTCCAGGAAGTCACCGACTCGCTGCCGGGCCAACCAGTCACGCAGCAATCGCTCGACCAAGCTGCCCAAGGGTTCGTCACCCGACTGTTCCTCAGCCTCAGCGGCGAGATCATCGTCAACCAGCACTGTCCGCATTGAGACAGCATCCCCGCCCGGTCGAACTTCACCTTCGGCCGGCTCACTCCTCGTCCAGTGCAGAACCAGATTTTGCAGCGCCGCCTCGGTCGGCGTGGGTCCTTCCCGAGCCCACTGGATCAGCGCCTCGTAAGCCGATGCTGAAGGAGCAGCGGCGGCTGCAGCGACGAGCCGCGCGAGAGCCTCCATCTTTCCGCTCCCGGGAGGCCCCAGACGAACAAGATCATCAGACTCGGCTTGTTCACTTAGCAGTGGGTCGTCCGCAGCCATCGCGGACTCTCTCGACTGTGACGGCTTGCTCATAGCACCTCCTCCCTGTCTCGCATCTCGCGCTAAGGCTACGGGCCGGATCGCCTGTCGCGTACGAGGTATCGGCCGTCAATTCCTGCGCTGGCTAGTCCTGGCTAGCCTGCCGCAACCGGCCCCAGCCGTGAACCGATCACCACACACGGGCACGAACCAGGCATGGCCTCGGATGACGAGATCATCACCAGCGCTCAACTGAAACGCGACCTCCTCAAACAAGCCCGTCGCCTTGGACAACACATCAAGCACATCCGCGAAGGCGAACATCGGCAGCTTGATGCACTCGTCGACCAACTCGCAGAACTGCACAGCGACGATGATGCGTGTCTCAAAGCCCGCCGACGCTGGAGAGATCTACCGGAACGGCCTTGGGGCGCCCAGTACGCGCCATGGTGGGAACGCCTCTGGTGGTGGATCAGACACAAGCTCCCATCACAGCGCTAGCGGTGCAGCCTAGCTGCCACCAGCGGCTCAGTCCTCAGTGTCGAGGATGACCCGAACCCGCCGTTCCCAGTGCGCCGGCCCCTCCATAGTCTCCCCGCCAGGTCGTCCACACCCGCAACTCCAGACCTCCCCATGGTCGACCCCCTCGACCGGCGGCCAGAACTTGAACAGGATCTCCTTGATGCTCGGCTCACCGCCAGTTCGTAGCGCACTCGTCCAAGGTTCGATCACGAACTGCAACGGCTCTCCCGCAGGCACGATGCTCGGGAGGGACAACGGAGTCAAGGACTCCCCGGCCCGCCCGTAGGCCCGGACTCTGTACGACCTGCGCACCCTGATCGTTCCGTAGAGAGCGCCCATGCCCAGTTGCCAAGCACCCCCGACCACCGCCTCGATCTCGGGTGGCAACTCGGGAGCGAGTTCCTCGTGGCGGCGCTGCTTCTCGTCGGTGCGCCGGTCAGACTCGATCTCACGGAGCCGACGCGCCTCATCCGCCGAGTCCCTCGAAGCTGCCGCCGACCGTCGCGAGTAGACAATCGCCCACACCGACACACCGAACCCAGCAGCAGCGACCACCAGAGCCGCCAACGCGATCAAATCCGACGTGTCCATGCCGCCCCTCTGCGTCAACGGATCGGGGCGACAACTGCCGCCCCAAGGCCCCCGCCGCCGGATGCTAGCCACAAAGCAACCCCACCCACAGCGAACCCGCCGATCACGTACAAACGGAGCCGTCCGTCAACTAGCCAGGCGCCACCGTGGAGCGATCACCGTCGCCGGGCACCCCACTCCGACCGACGAATTCACCCAGCCGACCGATGCTGCTTCTGCCTGACATCGTTGAGAGCGAGCCAGAGACGCTCGGCAGAGTCTTCAAAATCCGTGTCTTGGCGCACGACCCTCATGATGGCGATCATGGTCTCCCGCTCAGCCACGCTCATGTCTGGCGTGACCCAAATATGACGTTCCCACGCCGCGAGGTCTCGTAGATCGACCGAAGCCGGGATCTCGACGTGCTCGTGCACAGCAGGTGCGATCTCCACCGAGAACGAATCCTCCGGGACCTCAAGGTCAAGAGCGATGAAGTCTCGTGCCGTCTCCTCAGCCTCAGACAGGTCATCGACCTGGGTGACACCCAGACCTTCGATGTGCAGCTCATACCCATGGTCCCACCGCTTGGGTCGGACTGTGTAAGTCGTCGTCACTGCAACCATCCCTCCGGAAGGCAGGCCATGCGGTCGATGGTGCCCCTCACCACGCCCGCCGAGACCACTCGATGCCTCGGGACGTTGGCCGAGTGCTCACCGCACGGGCAGATCCACTTGGTATGCCTTCCCCTGTCCGATTTGATCTCGCAGTCGTGCCGCTGGAGCGCCCGGTTCAGGTCCCATAACCTCATCGCCTTCGGCATGAGGCTAAAGCTAGGCGAACCGAGTGGGCAAGCACTGCTGAACTGGGCAAGTGCAACCGGCCGTGACCGTACACGGTCGGGCCGCTAGGGCATCCATGCCCGTGTGTCGCCCTGCGTGCAGCCGACTGGCGAACGGCGGTCATCCTGCTAAAATGACAAGCAGTGACCAGCCAAAGTCCTCCCACACGGGAGGCGGCCTCTCCGGAGGTGGCAGCGGTTATCCATAGCCACTGCAGCGTGGCCCCCTTGGGGAAGGGACGCCACGCGCAGATTGGACTCCCTCCGCCGCTGTGGCGTCAGACTGCGGGATGAGCAGGCTGAAGGTTCGAGGGGCTCACCCCGGTGCCCGACAATGACTGGCGCAGCACACGCGCCCGACTCGCCGCCCTGAAGCGGTACTACCCGAACGACCTTGAACTCGTAGCTGACCTTCGGCGCGATCTGAAGCTGAAGCACGCCCGCTCCTACATCGCACGGCTGCACTCGGAACAGCCAACGCTGGATGCAGAGGACCTTCAGGAACTCGCGGATCTCCTGCTCTCCCCTCCCTTCAAGGGAGGTGAACATGCCACCGCCGGATAGAAGCAACGGCCCCCAGGACAAGCCTGAGAGCCGTAAGCGCTTCGGTCGCCTCCACAGCAACCAGCACCGCCAGAATAGCCCAAGAAGCGTCTCGGGTCCGTCATCGACGCTCGGTTCCGGCGGTGGTCGTGCACCGTTGTGACCTCGACGCCGAAGACTGCCTGACGGACCACATCTGCGCCAACCTGGACGGCGCGCGCAGGACCGCGGAAGGCAAACGACAGTGGTCCGCGCGCTGTCCGGTCTGCGCTCGCCCAGACGAGAACAAGCGGACGCTGAGCCTCACGGCTGGCGGATCGCAGCGCATCATCTGGATGTGCCATCGAGGCTGCGCTCCCGCCGACGTGAAGCGCGCGATGACCGCTCGCGGCATCTCTCTGCGCTGCGTCTCCTGGATCCCTGGCGCGCGGGCGGCTGAGAGCCCAGCGGAGCGATCGGCCCGCGAGGAACTCGAAGAACTTAAGGGCTGGCTTGAAGGGTTGATCGCCGGGACCACCGCAGGTGGCGAACTTCGACTGGCGATCGGGATGCGCATCTGGGAGTCCGACGCGAAGACCGCCGCGACCAAGCTCGGGATCTCCCGCCGAACCTACTACCGCAGGAGACCACAATGATCTTGTGCCAGAAATGGCACACCTCAAGCCTGGCGGCTGCGCCAAAAGTGGCACTGAACCGCGATCTTGTGCCAAAAATGGCACGGCGAAACCTCGGGCTGACCTGCACTACTTGACGACCGAGCGACCGAGGAGTACACCACATGTCGTCAGACCACCCCATAGGTTGGCTCTCATGCGCGACCTAGGGGCAGACCCCCCGTTCGAGACGACCGGTGACGGCTTCAGCCTCGCGGCGGGCTCCAAGATGGTCACGCCAGCCGAGTTCCCCACCCCGTCGCCGCTGGAACTGGTGATGCCGGTGGTCGCGGAGGCGCTTCGGCTCGCGGCGGCCGACGACGGTTCGCTTCTCGACTTCAACGTCCGCGTGTTCTACGACGCGCACGTCACGCGGGCGATGGAACGCGAGCCCGATGATCCGCCGCTGCGGTACGACGCGTTCACGTTCATGACGCTGATGGACGCGTTCCACTGGCTGGAAGCGAAGGGGTACCTCGCGCACCGCGGGAACGGCGACAGCTACGACTACTGGCTAGCGTCGCCGACGTAGGCGCCCTAGATGAGCGCGCTTCCGTCGTGGGCGCGGATGAAAGGGCCGTCCTCACGCAGTGCGTCGGACACCCTGACAGCTCTTGCCTCCGGCATGATCGCCTCCGCCTCCGAGGGAAGAAGCCATGCCACCGATGATGCTTCATCCGTGGGCCGCGGCTCCCCGCCGATCGGGCGGCAGAGGATCGCCAGGGAGACGACACCAAGCTTCATGTTCTTGTAGACACCGGTCAGCCGTTCAGGCTCGACCTTGACTCCGGTCTCCTCAAGGACCTCGCGCACGACACCGTCCTGGGGCGTTTCCCCGAGTTCCAGCACTCCCCCAGGGGGGACCCACCGGCCATCGTCGCTTCGCTTGATGGCCAGGATGCGACCGTCTTCGCGGCGAACAATGCCCGTCACGCTGACCGAATGCAGCGGTAGCTCAGAGGTCACTCTTCGGCCGTCCATTCGTACGCCAGCTTCCACATCTGACTGGGGAAAACGTTGATCACTACTTCGAGGGGTTGGGCTGCCCGGTCGAGGGCGAACCGGGTCACTTCCAGCACGTACTGGGCGCTGCTCAAGCGAAGGAATTCGGCCTCTTCGTCCGTCGGGCGCCGCGACTCAATCTCTTCCATGAAGCGCACGACACGGTGGCCGCGCTCGGCCAGCCGCTCATAGAACCCTGAAGGTCCAGTGTCAGGGAAGGCCGTGTCGACGCTGCCTGCGACTGACATTGGGGTGTACGAGGCAGCCCACTGCACCGGGCGGTCGTCTGCGAACATGTGCCTCTTCCGGATCAGCGTCTTCTCGCCGGCAGGAAGCTCAAGTCGTTTCGCCACGTCCGCCGGGGGCTCGATCTCCTCCGCTTGGACGAGTTCGGTGCGAGGAACGAGACCGGCCTTCTGGAGTCCCTCGGCGAAGCTGCTCCCTGACCCACGCCCGCGCGGCGGCACGCGGCGGACACGCTTCACCGTAGGCGGGACCTCGATGACGAAGGACCCAACGCCCTTCTCGATGCGGATCAGTCCCTCTCCTTCCAGGACCTGCATCGCTCGGCTGATCGAAGTCTGGTTGAGCCCGTACTTGCGCGCGAGTTCAGGCTGACTCGGCAGGGCTGCTCCGGGGCCGTACGACCCACGAAAGATCGCTTCTCGGAGATCATCGGCGACCTGCCGGTAGCGCGATCTTGGCCGCTGCACGGGCACGAACTCCCCCTTAGTCAGGTGGCTATGACATGGACCCTAGCGCGCCAACGGCACAAATCGCTGTTTTCGCAGGTCATGCGCCAAGAAACACGTTGCCGTTGTGTACCTATGACATATGTGTTAAGTTCCTCGCATGGAGACCGCACCGAGCATCCCGACCGCTGAGCCCGTGGAGCCCATGTCCGCCGAACCGGCGTTCATGGATGTCCCGGACGTGGTCGTGATCCTCGGCCGGTCGAAGGAGTACCTCTACGCCGGACTCCGCGAGGGCCGATTCCCTGGCGTGAAGTTCGGCCGCACGTGGGGCATCCCCCGAGCCTTCATCCGCAGCTTCATCGCCGACGTGGTGGAACTCGGCCTCACGACAAGCTTCGAGGACTACGCCGCCAAGTGGATCGCCCAGGCCCGAGAGGGAGTGGCCACGGTGACCGAGGTGGCGGCATGAGCGCCGAGCGACCCACCTACAACGTCCGGCTCATCCCGTGGGAGCACGGCTACGAGGTGCACGTCGACTGTGTGGGCGTCACCCAGGCCAGCGACCGGAACGACATCGAGGAGATGGCCCGCGACTTCGTCGCCACCGAGTTCGACGTGCCAGCCGATTCCTTCGACCTTGCCATCTCGGACGGCGCGGCATGAACCCCTACCGGAAGGACCACCGCATGTTCGGTCGGAGAAGCGACCGCACCACCGACCACGACCTCAACGCCCACGACGTGTTCTACGGCCCCGTCGGGTCCGGGAAAACCAGCCTCGCCCGCACCTACATGGAAGAGGACGACCTCGAACGCGACGGCGTGGAGACCTGGGTGATCGACCCGTTCCTCGCCATGGCCGAGTGCCGCCACAAGGTCGACCGGTACGTCCGCGAATTCGGCGAAATCGACGAGACCCTGGCATTCCTGCTCGCGGAGACGTACTCCCGCGCGGAGTTGATCGCCGGTCTCGGGATCAAGGGGTTCGCGGTCGGCGACCAGCGCCACGACCTGCCGCTGATCTCGGTGACCATCGCGGACGCCGACGCGGTCCTGCGTGACCTCCGGCGTGGCCGCGCGGTCGAGCAGGTGATGCGGATGTCGCGCCGCGCCGGGATCAAGTTCCGGCTCGTGGTCCTGGACCTGTCGCTTCTGTCGTTCGGCAGCTCGGAAGTGATCCGGTCCTCGGCCGTCAACGGCAACGTGCTCGCTTGCGAGAAGGCGTCCGCCTGATGAGCGCCAACGACACGGCCGAGCAGCCCGCCGCGGAGGCGACCGACGAGCGCAGTCCCTTTGAGAAGTGGGTGGAGCGTGTCGGGGCGTACTGGGGCCAGTCCCTGGTCGACGCCTTCCGAACGGTCTTCCCACCGCGAGAGGACAACCGATGACATCCGCCACCAACACCACCGTTGCTGACATCGCGGCCTGCCAGTTCCCCGACGGCACCGTCGTGACCGTCACCGCGACCGCGAACTGGTTCGCCTTCCACGAGGCGCACCGTGGCGGGTACGAGGCGTCGTTCCAACTGATCGATGGAACGTCCGTCCCCGCGCGCCTCACCGCCCGCGAGTACCGGGTCCTCGGCGCCGACATGGGGCCGACCATCAAGGACTGCCGCCCGCAGCGCCTCACGGTCACCGGCCGGGTGGCATGGGTGGATGACGCGCCCACCGTCGTGGTGACCGACGTGGAGCGGCTCGCCTCGGAGCCGTGCGAATCGCTGGAGACCCTGCGGCTGCAGGGACTTCGCTCTGCCGCGACCCTCCGGGACCGCGCGTCGTGAACTCCTCCGTCGCCCTGCCGGGCCCTGTGCCAGCCCCGTGCGGCGGGGCGGCGGAGGTCTACCCCGAAAGGAGCGCAGCCCATGTGGCACGAGTGCCCGACGTGCGGTTCGTCGTTCGACGAGGCCGCGGACGCGCAGACCTGCTGCCCGTCCTGAACAGCAGTGAGCCCCGCCCGGTGATGCAACACCGGGACGGGGCCGACGAGACCGCCACCAACCCCACGCAAATGAAGAAGGAGAACTGGCCTCATGGCCGAGGATACCAAGAACGGCAACGGCAGACCGACCGCGCCGACCTCCAGCATGTGGGGGAAGAAGGGCCGCGGGTACCCGGAGCTGGCAAGGGGCGGGAAGAAATGACCGCCCTCGACCCGGGAGTCCGTGAGTTGCTCGCGGCCATCCGAGACATGCTCGCCCTGCCGTACCCCTCGGACGCGGACCCGGCCGACCGGGTCAAGCGGAATGACCTGTTGGACATGCGCCGGAGCCTGGTCGTCGGCACGCTGAACGCGCTGGTCGACAGGGACGCCGACAGTCACATGGTCGAGGCGGCTGCGCAGACCCTCCGCGAGGACCTGGACCAGCGGCCCCCCACCTACGTCACCGAGGACGGGGAGGCGGACCGATGACCGTCCCCGGACCGGCCGTAGATCTCCGCGCGGTCGAGCAGGACATCGCCGCAGTCCTCCTCGCGTACGGTCTCGGCGGACATAACACCGTCCAGGTCGCCGCCTCCGAGATCGAGCAGGGCGGCCACATCGCCGGGCTCACCGTCAGCGCCCTCGCCTACACCCGCCCGCCGGGCCTGCCCACCGAGGAGCCCGAACGCGACCCGTTCGGCCCCCTCGCCGACCAGCTCACGGCGGAGGCGACGTCATGATCCCCAGCGTCTCCACCCTGGTCGAGCGGAACATGACCGGCTCCCGACTCTTGTCGACCCGGCCGAAGCCGCTGTGCCCGGACCACCGCTGCGAGCTGGAGGGCGGTCACGTCCAGTACCGGTGCCCGCGCGGGCACCGTGTGCAGGCCGCGGACCTGAACCGGGAGGTGACCCGGTGAACATCCTCCGCCGCCTCATCCACGCCCTCACCGGCCGCCACCCCTGGCAGATCCAGCCCGCCGACCGCGACATCACCGGGCGGGTCCTCGGACCGTGGCGGTACTGCCCGATCTGCGGCACCACCGTCGTGCTGCTGAACGAGCCGCCCGCCGACCACCCCGAGTCGATGACCGCCGAACTCCCGCCCGAGCAGGAGGAGTGGCTCGCCGCGGTCGACCGGGAGCTGTGGGCGAAGGAGGCGGTCTAGCCATGGAAGCTTTCCTGCTGCCCGCGGGCACCAGCCCGACCGACAAGCAGATCGTCGTGAACGGGCGCTTTCTCGACAACCTCGGCCCGGTCGGCGACGGCCACCACGCCGAGACCGGCGACTGGTACCTCTTCCTCGGCGCCGACAACTACTGGAAAAGCGCCCAGGTCGTGCAGGTCCGCGACCACGGCCACCAGGTCCGCTTCATGGGCGCCCGCCAGTGGATGCCAGTGCGCGGCATGACCGCACTGCGGGAGCCGCCGCGATGAGCCGGCAGACACAGAAGCCGAAGCCGCTTCCCCGCAAGCCAGATCCGACTACCGATCGCCGGACCCCGTCCGGTCGTCCCCTCCCCTACTAGGAGACCTAGTCATGACCGCCCGCCAGCTCCGCCGCGTGACCCCGGTCGCCTCCGGACCGCCGATGACGCCGACCTACCCGGCGCCCGCACAGCGGCCGGTCAACCCATGCCGCCGCGACCCGGACCTGTTCTTCTCCGACGACCCCGACGACATCGAAGCCGCCAAGAACATCTGCGGCGGATGCCCCTCCAGGTTGGCGTGCCTCACCTACGCCAACGACCACGAGCTCTACCACGGCGTGTGGGGCGGGCTCACCGGCGACGAGCGGCTCCACCAGATCAGCGGCGGGTCGAAGCAGTGCCACGGCTGCCAGATGGTGCGGCCCCTTGGCCTGTTCCACCGGAACGCCAGGGACGGCTACAGCAGCCAGTGCAAGACGTGCGAGAAGCGGAGAGACGCCGAGCGCAACGCGCTCCGCAAGCCGCAGCTCGACGCCTACAAGCGTGCAGCGCGCCAGAGGAAGCGGGAGGCCGCGGCATGAACATCCCCACCCCCGCCGAGATCTCCGCCGCGGCGACCGGCGCGTGGCCGTACCTGGTGTCGGGCGGCATCGTCCTCGCCGGTGCGCTCGGCTGGACCGCGTACCTGGCGCGCCGGCCCGAGCGCACCGGCGAGAAGATGACCTTGGAAAACAAGCTCACCTTCCTCGTCGCGATCATCATCGCCGGGGTCTGCGCCCAGGGCATGGGCCGGTTCTTCCTCGACAAGCTCGGGTTCCCGCTCACCCTCGTCATCGTTGTCGGTGGGGTCCTGGAACTGACCGCGTTCACCTGCGCGTTGCGGGCCCGCCGCAACGTCCGCGAGTCCGCCGACCACCGCGCCGGCGTCGACGGCGTCGCTGTGTGGGTCGTGACTGCCCTGTCCGGGGCGTTCTCCGCGATGGACGCCGATGGCCCCGAGGTCGCGGTGTTCCGGCTCATCATGCCGCTGCTGGCGGCGTGGCTGTGGGAACGGGGCATGTCGATCGAGCGCCGCAAGGCCCGCGGCGGCTCCAACATCCACCTGCGCCTCACCCCAGAGCGGGTGCTGGTGTGGCTCCGGATCGCAGAGCCGTCCGGGCGGACCGCGTCCGAGGTCGACGCCCACCGGCGCCTCACCCGGGTTGCAAAGGCCGCGGCGAAGGTCCGGGCGCTCCGCCGCGACGGCGCGCGGGACTGGCGCATCGAGGTCGCGCAGCACCGCCTCGACCGCGCTGTCCGGTCCGCCGTCGCGCACGCCGGACTCGCCGCGGACCCGGCGCGGCAGCAGGCGCTGATCGCTCAACTCGGCTCGATGTTCAACGCGGACGCGCTCGCGGACCTGTCCCCTGCCGCACCGTGGGAGGGGTTCACGTCGCTGGTTCAACGGACCGGGTTCACGGTTCAAGGCCACCAGTTCACGCCGGTCAGGTTCACGGCGCCGACGCGGGTTGTTCACGCGGAGGTTCAAGAGCCCGTCCACTCGGAGGTCCAAGCCCAGGTTCACGCCGACGTTCAGAACCACGGCGAGGAGGTCCACGAGCAGCGTCGTGAACTTGAACCGGGCTCCGGTCCTGAACCCGACCCGACCGCGTCCACTGAACCCGATGAAACCCAGGTTCATGAACCGCGCCCTACACAGACCACGAAGGTTCAGCGGCCCACGTTGAACCTTGGTGACCGCGCTGCGAAGAAGGCGCGCGAGGTTCAGGCCGTCGTGGACCTGATCCACGACCGCGGCTACGACGCCGTGACCCTGACCGTGGTTCAAAACGAGCTCGGGTTCAAGAAAGGCACCGCCTACAACCGGCTGACCGAGGCCCGTGAACTGGTGAACCAAGCCGTGAACCAGAAGGCGGTGAACCAGTGAGAGTCGAGACGATTCCGTCGAAGACCGGGCTGAAGACCGCTGCGGCATGGTCCCTGTGTGGCGTCGCCGTGAGCTTCTTCGCGGTGGTCACCCTGACGATCCCCGCCGAAGTGTGCGTGGCAGCTGCCTTAGCTGTTGCTGCGGCCACCGCCTTGTACATGGCGGGCTGGGTGGCGAGGGGGCGCACCGATGGCCGGTAAGCGCCGCGCAGACGGCAAGCCCACCCGCCGCGTCAACCGGGTCCACCGCCGCATGGAGCGCCTCAACCAGGCGCTCGCCGCGACCACCGACCCGCGAGAGCGGGTGGTGATCGCCGCCGACCACTACCGATCCGCGCTCGCCGCTCACCACGACCAGGCGAGCGCCGAGCGAGTCGTGACGTTCCTCGTGGAGGCCGGGAACCGGCTCTTCATCCAGTCGATCGGAGCCGACAAGTATGTCGACGCAGAGTGACACCGGGCGGGGGACCGCACAGTCCGCACAGTGCGGCCCGCACAGTGGAGACGAGCCGGTTGCCGGGGCCCAACGCGCAGGGCGCGCGGGCGCGCGCGAGAGTACCGCCGAAACCGCACAGTCACAACCCGACAGTGCGGAACCCGCGAAAGTCACGGCGAGTGACTACGCCGCCGAGGTCGGGTCGTGGATCAGGACCACCTTCACCCCGCCCGACTTCTGGTCGACCGACCGTCCCGCCCTGGAAAAGGTGTGGGCCTACGCCACCCGCGGCGAGTGGACCACCGAAGGCGGCGTGTTCCGCGCCGCCGGTCAGGTGTACGCCCTTGGCGTCGCGCTCCCGATCATCTTTGTCGCCCGGGCCGTGGACTTCGTCGTGGAGCGGCCCTCACGTCTCGCCGCCACCGCGGTCCTGCTGTGGCTGCTGTCCCGAGTTCCGCCGCTGGCGTGGCTCATCTGAAACCGAAAGGAGAGACCCGATGGGATGGGTCGTGCTACTGCCCACCGCCGCCGTGTGGTGGGTCATCAACCGGAAGGTCAGCCCCAAGCGCCCTGGCCTGGCGACCATGGTTTCGATCGCCACGATGGCCCTGGCATGGATCGCCGGGTGTGGGCTCGCGTACACGTTCGCTGGACGGTGGATCGCCACGATCGTGTCTTCCTGGGCTGGCGGCGGTCTCGCGAGGATCACCGGGGAGCCGGGCATCCGCGCTGGGTTCGTGATCGCGGTGACGTTGCTGGCGGTGCTGATCGCCGTCGTCGACATCGCGCAGGACAGGCGCGCGGACGGCGGCGCTCAGTTCTCAGCGTTCTTCATGCCGACGCTGCTGGCGTTGGTTGTGGGCGGAACGCTCGGTGAGACCGGCGGCGGTGCCGTCCAGTCCGTCACTAGCCAGGTCGCGATGCTCGTCAGTCAGATCGGCGGCGCGTGATGGACCCGTTCTTCGCGCTGATCATCGCGCTGTACATCGCGGGGAAGTTCACCAAGAACGTCGCCCAGGATGTGGCGTGGAAGGCGCGCGGGGAGGACCCGCCTTCGTACCGGCGCGAGCAGGAGCGGTGGAAGCGCAAGCAGGCCAAACGCGCCAAGGGCGACGGGCCGGGCCGACGCCTGCTGTTGAACGCCTGGGCGGACGCCTGCGCCGCGGGGGACGAGCGCCGGGCGCGGCTCGCGCAACGTGCTGCGGAACGCCGCCGCGCCCAGTGGGCTGAGGCCGACGCCGACGCTGTGGAGGCCGAGGCGCGGGAGATCAACGACCGCGTCGCCAGCCCGGCGACCGAACCGGTCTTCACGTGCGGTGGCTGCCAGCGCGAGATCGGGCAGTCCGAGGTCGCCGGGTACGCGCTGTCCGGTGACCCGCTCTGCCGGACCTGCCGTACCGCCCCCGCCGAGCCCACCGCAGACAAGGCCGCGGATGATGCGGAGACCTCCAAGGACACTCGGCGGCGCTGCCACGCCTGCGGATTCCTGAAAGACCCGGCCGACCTCCGCAACGCCGCCTGCTTCAGCTGTCCCGGCGACGAAGGCGCCAACGTCAACGCCTGCACCGACTGTCTCCAAGCCACCCGCGACCAGCAGGAGACCGCGGATCGGGCCTTCGAGAGCGACACGCACGTCGTCCGTGCCCGGGCCTCCACACAGCCCGCACCCGAGACCGAGGTCCCCTCGGCTCCAGACCACCCCGACGGCGCCACCGGCACTGTCACCAGTCTCGCCGAGTGGCGCAGCAAGGGTGCCACTCCACCACTCACCAGGGAGGACATCGTGTCCGAGTCCGGAGAAACCACCAACCTCGCCGCCGCCCTTCAATACGCGCAGAGCATGGCCCAGCAGTGCGCCGCGGGTGCGGTGTCATGCGAGACGAGCCGCGCGACCCTCACCGGGGGCGGGGTTTCGGGTGAAGCGATCACCCGTCTGCACCACGCAGAGGAGTCGCTGCAGAGGGCGCAGGCCGACTTCCTCGGCATGCACTCCGCGCTGATGCGTCAGGTCAACGTCAAGGACGCCTACCAGGCCGCGCCCGAAGCTGGCGACAAGAGCTTCCAAATGCAGGAGTAGCGCGGGATTGACGTCGAGTCCGGGCGCCCGTCTCGTACGGGCGCCTCACCCGACGCCACATCCCCGGAGACCCCGCACCCAAGACTCAGCCGAGGAGCAAGGCGATGTTCGTCAAGGTGGACCCGCCCAAGCGCGAGACTCCCGACACCGTCCCCCAGGTCGACGATGTCGTCGACGACGCGGAGGACGGTGCCGACCAGGAGCACGGGGACTGGGCGCCCGAGAGCGTCGGCGCCCGCCTCCAACGCAGCCTCCACGCCACCGCGTGGCGCTGCCGCCGCCCTCTCCTACCTCACCTCATCGCCGGAGGCGTAGCAGGCGGAGGTTTCGCCTCACAGGCCATCACAGCCGCCGGCGCGGTCAGCGCCCCCGGTATGGCCACCATCCTCGCCGGGCTCGCGTTCCCATCCGCCTTCGCAGCGGTGAAAGCCACCAAGCGGCATCGTCGCCGCCTCGGCCACCGCGTCCTGCTCGGCGGCCTGTTCGCCGCGGGCTGGCTCACCCTCGCCCCGTACGGCATCGGCGCCGGCGACCTCGCCGTGCTCGGCACCGTCGAGGTCGCGCTCGCCGCGCGGTGGTGGCAGCACGTCCGCCTCGGCTACCCCGCCCCCCAGGAACCGAACGTGGAGGAACCCGAAGTGGAACCGGTCAATAGAGCCACCCAGATCATCAGCGACTGGGCTGCGTACATCGGCGGACAAGGCTGTGCGCTGCCCGGGTCCGCGCTCACGCTGCCGATGCCGACCGAGCACGGCTACGCCTTCACAGCGCAGCTCGCCCGCGGTAAGCAATCCCTGCGGAGCGTCGTCGCCGCGCTCCCGATGATCTCCACCGGGCTGGAGGAACCGCTAGAGCACCTCATCGCCGAGTCCGCGCCACCCGACCCTGTGACCGGCAAGTCCTTTCCGTCGCGCTGCCGATTTCAGGTGGTCACACGATCGCCGGTCACCGGCAACGTGGACTTCGACGGGCCCCGCCGTGACGGCGGGCTGATCGGACTTGGCCCGTGGGCGGACGGATCTGGTGAGGCACAGACCCGGCTGTACACCGAAGGGTCGATGTGGTCCACCGTCATCATCGGTGAAACGGGCAGCGGTAAGTCCCGCGTCGCGGAGAACAAGGTCATCTCCGCGCTGTCTGGCGGTGACACCGTCTACTGGTATCTCGACCCGCAGGGCGGCGCCTCATCCCCGGCCCTGGCCAAGCACGCCGACTGGTTCGGCACCCTGCGAGACGCCGGAGACATGGCGAACGCAGCCGTCGCAATCTTGGACGCCCGCGGCGAGGAGAACTCGATCGAGGGATGGACCGGGTTCACCCCCTCACCGGATCGCCCCGGCCTGCTGATCGTGGTGGAGGAATGCCACGACCCGTTCGATCAGCCAACGTGGACGCCGCTGTGGACCCGGATAGCCCGGGAAGGCCGCAAGGTTGGGGTCGCTCTGCTCTGCCTGTCGCAGTACCCCGGGGTGAAGACGTTCGGGAGCGAGGAAGCCCTCCGTATGAACGTGATGGCGGGGAACACCATCGTCCTGCACACCACGTCCAACTCCGCAGGGCAGCTCATGCCGGGCTTGGACGTCGACCCGCAGACTCTCCCGAACATCCCGGGTTACTGCTACGTGCAAGGCAGCCCCCAGACCGGTACCCGTACCGCCCCGTTCCGGAACCGCAACACCACGCCAGAAGGCCGGAAGGATCTCGCGGAGCAGTGGCTTGCGCGGCAGCCTCAGCCGCGGCTGGACACTCTCGCGGTCACCGCGACGCTCGCTGCTGGGACGGCGTACCGGGACCGGCACACCTCCACCTCGTCGGGCCGTGCAGCGTCAGCCACGCGGGTGGAGGCGCTGCGGTCCGGGGCCCTGCCCGAGGACCTGCGCGCCCCGCAGCCAACGCCCGCGCGGGCGTCCGTGGGGGAGATGGGCAAACTCATCGAGTTCCCGCGCGCGCTCGTCCCTGCAGACCTGGAGTCCACGGCACCGCTCGCCCCGCGCGGCCCCCTGTCCGAGCTCACCGGGTCCCGTCTCGCGGTCGTCCAGGCCGTCGCCGCCGGCGCCACCCGCCCCAAAGAGATCGAGGCCGCGACCGGACTCAAGCACCGCCAGTGCGCGGACCTCCTCAAGGAACTCGTCGCCTCCGGACATCTGACCCAACCCCGGTACGGCCGCTACCAGGCCGCCGCCTGACTAGGAAGGACCCCTCATGCCCTCTCCCACCGCCAGCCCTGGCTCCTGGGACGCCGTCGACCGCGGCATCCTCCGCGCCGCCCAGGTCTCAGCCACATGCCGTCAGATCGCCGACGCGACTGGACTGACCGCTGACCTGGTGAAGAACCAGATCGAGGTCCACGTCCGGAACGGGTTGCTCGCACAGATCGTGAACGGCGGTGTCCGCTACCAACTCACCGTCGCGGGCTACAAGCGGCTGTTCGACCTCACCGACACCAACACCCGGCCCGGCCACCGAGCCGCGGCCTGAACCAGAAGGAGAACGTCTTGTCCCGTGACCGCCTGCTCGCCGACCTGGGAACCGCCGTCCGCCTACGCGACGACGCCCGCGCCCGCGCCCTGTTCCAGCAGTTGGAGCGCGAGCACCCGAACACTGCGGCGGAACTTCTCGCCCGGCTCGCGCTGCCTGCTGACCAGGTCGCGGCGATCACCGCCGCCTGACCGCGCCTGGTACTGCGTCCTGGCGCTCGACCACTGGGTGGTCGAGCGCCTCACGGACCACCAGACCTAGATCACCGAGACGAAAGCCAACCCGATGACCGACATCTCCACCTACACCCGCAGCACCGCCCCGCCATGGGCTGAGACCGTCGTCCACGCCATCCGGGCAGACGACCCGGGCAAGGCCCGCAAACTGTGGATGGACGCCGCCGCGAAGGCCGGCGCAGACCACGCCATCTACGCCGTAGCCGAACCCGGCCCCGGTCAGATCACGGTGGGAGAGGCGCCGCTCGTGTTCGGGAACCCGCTCCGTCATGGGTTCGCCTGGCGGTGCGGCGAATGCCTGGACACCTTCCGCCGCGGCGGCCCCGACCCGCACGCCGGCGTCAACTACACGACGCTGCATGCCGCGTCGAACGCCGCACGCAAACACTCGGCCGAGGGCCACACCGGGAGCGTGCCAGTACACGAGGTGACTCGGTGACCCTCGGACGCCTCGGCGGCGTGTACGCGGCTCTCCACGCAGGCCACATGGTGGGCGACTACTGGGCTCAAACGGCAAGGGCTGCGGAGGTGAAGGGTAAGCCTGGCCGTGACGGGCGACGTGCCTGCGCCACCCACGTAGCCACGCTCACTGCCACGCAGGCCGCGTTCCTCGCCGGCGCCAGCCTCGCCACCGGGGAGCAGCTCAACGTCCGCCGTGCCGTGCTCGGCCTCGCGGTGAACGCCGTGTCCCACTACGCCATCGACCGCCGCGACAACGGCGTCATGCCCGTCCTCTGCCGCGCCCTCCGCCGGTTCGGCAAGGACGACTACATGCGCACCGCCACCGGCGCGGCGCACCTTGACCAGGCTTGGCACATCGCATGGTGCGCCATCACCGCAGCCATCATCGCCGGAAAGGACTGACCCGGTGGACGGCGCATGACTGGCTGTTACACCGTACTCACCGAAGCACGCGCCGCCAGAAAACCGGCCGAGGAGGAACCATGGTCGTACTCGTATGGATCACGATTGCCGTCCTGGTGGTGGCGTTCCTCGTCCTCGTCGCGTTCACGGTCTGGGCATCGCAGCAGCTCTCCCGCCAGGCCGCCCAGGCAGAAGCGAAAGCTACCCGCCGCCTACACCCGGAAGCCGGCACTCAGACCCCCGGGTCTGGCGCGCCCCAAGGTGAGCAGCAGAACGGCCAATCCCAACCCGAGCACGAGGTCCCTGCGCAACTCCGCAAGGAGATCGACCACGCCCTCCACCTCGCAGAGATCGAGCACAACGCCCGCCAGTTCGCGATCATCTGGCGTTCCTACCGGCGCCTGGCCGCGATGTTCCCGGACGCAATGGATGACATCGTCAAGGACGAGATCGCACGGGCCGAGGAGCGTGACCGTGGCACCGACGAAACTTAGGGATTGGGAATTCACGGCAGCACTTTTCCTGCATCTGACCTGCGAAAATGAGAGAATAGAGCATGAGCGATCGCTTCACGCAGAACCAACTCAGCGAGAGGACGATCTACTCGATTGCGCCACCTGAGAACCGTCTCATCGCTCATAACGACCGCGTCTACCGGGTGGTGTCCGTGAGCCCGCCCGGCAACGAAGACGGTCAGGGCCTCTGGCATTGGACGCTCCGCCCCGAGCACCGCACCGGCCCAGACGAGCACTTCGAGGGCGACGAGCAGCGCTCCTGGCGAGTCCTGCCCGCCCACCACGCCGTCTGCGCGGAATGCGGTGAACCTGTGCCCTGCCGACGGCTCCGCGAGCAGTGGGCCGCGGTCCACGCTTCACGCCGCGCCAGAGACCTCATGTCCATTCCCGAGGGCGCTTGCTGGTCCTGCCGGGAGATGACCACCAACCGGCAGAGCGTCATCCTGTTCCCAGGGGAAAATCTGTTCCTGCCTGCGGGGCCGCCCGTCACGTTCCACACAGGCCGCCAAGCATGCCGACACTCCGCGATGGAGTACCAGGAGAAGTGGATCGCCGCCGACGTCACCCGCAAGCCATTGATCGACTGGGTCGATCCCTTCTCGGGGCACCCCAATCCGACGCAGCGGCGCCTCCTGGCGATGGCAGCCGCAGGCGAACTCCACTGTCACGGCACCCTCGTCTACCACGCCGGACCTGACACCGACCTATCCGCGATCTTGCGAGGGGAGGCGCGAGACACCGCCGAGTACCAGTGGTACCCGTCCAACCTGACCGCAGTTCAAGTGCGCTACTTGGATCCGCTGATCGCCTCGGGCCTCATCGTTAAACCTGTCCGGGGAGACCGCGGAGGGAGAGAAGGTGTCTACCGCCTCTCAGATGAGGGCTGGCGTACGCATCGCCAGTACCCGCCGAAGTCCAGCTAGGACGGCGGCAGGTATGGGCTCACAGAATGCGGATTCCGGGAACTTGACGATAGAAATCGAGGTCGCCGAATCGTGACCGAACTTGTCCCCCACGGCACCGAAGGTCTTCCGGTGGCCCGCCTACTCACGATCACCGGGCCTCCGAAGGGAACCGCCGACCCCTACGTGGCTTACAAAGACTCGCTCGACAGTCCCGAGTCCAAGACCACCATGACGAGGTGCCTCGACCGGATCGCATTAATGATTCTTGAGGCGGAGATCGGCGGGCCGCTCCCCCGAGACCACCCACCGGTGACCGGCGCAGGGCGTTCCTGGTGGCTCCTGCGATATGAGCACACCTCACGTATCCGCGCCCTACTGGTAGCAAGGGGCTGGTCACCCAGCAACGTCAATAAGCACCTGTCGGCGCTTCGCCGGGTCCTTGAAGAGTGCAAGTTCCTCGGCCTGATGACAGCAGACGAGTACGACGCGGCTGCCCGAATCAAGAACGTAGAGGCTAAGCGGGAGAAAGCTGGCCGGAGTCTCGACTCGGACGAACTGTTCTCGATGCTGCGCGTGTGCGCGAACGTTGATGGAGCGTCAGGGGTTCGCGATGCCGCTCTGATCTCTGTCCTTTGGTGCACGGGCGCGCGACGCGAAGAGGTCGCGAACATCCTGCTTGAGCGCTACGACGCTGGCGCCCGGGCGCTCCGCATCATCGGCAAGGGCAACAAAGAACGCACCGTGTACATCCATCCGCAGGTACTCCCCCACCTCAACGCCTGGCTGGCGTTGCTCGGGGCGCGCCGCGGTCCGATGTTCCGCCCGGTCGACCGGTGGGGCCATGTGCGTTCGGACTCAATGTCCAAGCGCGCGATCGGAATGGTGGTCGCCCGAGTTCGCGCCCGCGCAGGGCTACCGCCACTGTCCACCCACGACTTCCGCCACACCTTCATCGGTGACCTACTCGACAAGGGCGTGGACCTGGCTACGGTGCAGGCGCTCGTCGGGCACGCCTCTCCTGTCACTACCGCGTCCTACGATCGGCGACCAGAGCGCGTCAAACGCGAAGCCGTGGACAGCCTGGACTTCCCTGGGCCGCAGGCTGCTACCCCGCCCCTGGCGGATGACGACACCGAGGAGTGACCGCGTGGCAAACGAGGCGACTGGAACCGTCTACGCGCTCGTCGACCCGCGGACCAACGCCGTCCGCTACATCGGGGCCACCACCAGGCCGCTGAAAACCCGCTTGCAAGGGCATCTGAAGAGCCGCGTCCCGCGGGTGAAGGCATGGGTCGATGAACTCTCCGCATCGGATGTTATACCTCGAATCGAGGCCATCACCGAAGGAGTCGCCGCACGCGATCTCCAGGAGGCTGAACGAGCTGAGATCACTCGGCGCCTGATCGCGGGCGAAAAGCTCCTGAACGAGTCCGCCACCGCCACCGCCAGGAAGCACATCGAGCATCAGCGTCAGCTCGCTCGGCAGGAGCGCCACCGCGCGGCTTGGGAGCACGCCGCGCACCAAGTCCGCAACGCCGTGGGCGGGCCTCTCCCCCCAGGCGATATCACGCCGATCCCACTCAACGAGGCGGCTCGGACGGCCTACGGCTCCATGCTGCAGATCATGAACGCTCCAGATGAGGCGTTCGATTCTTCATGCGGCGACCGCAAGCTCAGCAGGAGCACCCACCTGATGCTGATGCGCGAAACCGCAGGCGAAGAACTCTGGCGATCCACTCAGGCAAGGTGGGGACGTCTACGGTCCGCGGCCGATAAGAGCTTTGACACGGTGCTCGCTGGGCGTGTGCACTCTGTATTCGCCAACCGCTGGACCGACCTGAACGTGGCTCCCCGCTATCTCGCGCTGGTGCCGTGGGGAATGGTGGCGGTCGGTCCGTGGGCAGCGCTTGCTGAACGCGCTGGCATGGATGCGTCGGGGCAGGACTTTATCGACTGGGTTTCCGATGATCCTTCAGTGCGCGAAGCGCTCACCGTTCTCCTGCTCCGGTCCGATGGTCGCATGGGGCCGCTCTCGGTGCTGGACGACTACGACCGCGTCATGCGGCCATCGACCGGTTTGGTCGCGCTGACCGCGGCTCACCACCCTGGCTTCGAAATGCCCGATGTCCTGGGCGCAGAGGTTAGGGGGTTTATCGAGGTGTTGCAGCGAGGCGACCTGCTAACCCCTGGGATCGTCGAGCTTCTCCTGAAGCTGGCCCCCGAAGCCCTCGACAACATCCTCGGCCCCGACCTCGCTGCCTCCATCGACAGTCAACTGGGGCTTCCGGCCGGTACCTCATGTGACGTGCTGACGGCTCTGCTGAAGAGGAGGAGTGCTTGGCAGCTTCGCGACCTCGACCGCGTCGTTGCGCGGGCGCAGGGGGCGTTCCCAACCATTACCACCCCAGATTTCACGCGGTGGACAGGCTCGACCGCTCCGATGTTTCAGGCGATCGTGGCGGCGCTGGTCGCCTCTGAACACCTCCCAGCGCCGATCGGAACAGCACCCGACGATCTTGTAGATCGGGTTCGCGCTCTTTGGCGCGGCGGTCTGGAGCCCGATGATTACCCATTTATACCGGCGTCTAGGTTCGTCTAGCCCCCGACCCCTGCTGACCTGCAGCTGGTTGCCTAGTGGCATGATCGTTCCGTGGCTGACTACACGTTCCCCGACGACCTGCTCCAACTCCAGCGCGACTTCGACCGGGCTGAGCGGCGCTGCCAGGAGATCTCAGCGTCGATCCCCTCCGGTGTCGAGATCGTGGAGGGGAACGTGGACGCCATCGCCGAGCAGCAGGCCGCGTTGAACGAGGCGCGTGCGAAGCGCCTGGAGGTCGTCGTCGCGTTGCAGGGGCATCCGTTCTGGGAGACGGTGGAGAACCGGTTCGACGCGAAGGAAGCACTGCGGAAAGCCGCACGGCAGTAGGCCCCCGCCAATATCAAGATGCGTACTTGCCGGGGATGGGTTACCTTCCGAGCTAGTACCTCCCGGTGCGAAGGCCACGGGTTACTTCTTTCACCCAGAAACCCAACCCGAGGCTGTCTCTGATCTCGGGAGGCACGACAACTTCAGAGCGCGCCCGGTGCGATAGGTGAGGGCTACTTCCTCTGCAAAAGGAGAGACGCGGGTTCGAATCCCGCCGCCAGCTCACGCTGGTGTGGACGAGTGGCCTAAGTCGCTTACGTTTCCTTCGCCGACCTTTGATCTCGGGCGCGTCCTCTGAACACAACTGAATACGCACCTCCCGGTGCGTAGGCGATAACGGGTACTTCGCAGGTTCGATTCCTGTCGCGGGCCGCCGTCAGGCTTCCGCTCGCGACGCCCATGTTGGGGGCATCCCCGTACGCCGACTTGATCTCGGGAGGAGCACATACATCGCGGGTGCCCGGTGCGAAGGCAACGGCTCCTTCCTTGTTAATTCATGGGTCGTGGGTTCAAATCCCACCACCGTCTTCGGGCGGTGTAGCTCAGTTCGGCAGAGCAATGAACGTGTCGACCGTCGCCGACTTCTGATCTCGGGCGCCACCGCGAACAGTGAGGCTCCTCTCCCCCCTGCGAGAGGAGCTTTTCGCATATGGCCAAGTTCAACCAGACCGGCACCCGTCCCGCGGCATTCAGCCCTGTGAAGACCGAGCAGGTCCCGTCCGGACGGACGTACGAGGGTGCACCCGGCTACGCCCGCTCTGACGCCCGCTCGGAACTCTTCCTCCTCGCGGTCGCGAACATGGTCGGCGAGGACAACTTCTACGAGAAGGCCGTCGACCGGGACGCCCGTTTCCGTGACCTCGTCCACCAGGTCGCCGTCGACGACGTCGAGTGGATGTCCGAGTTCCTGCCGTGGCTGCGGAGCGAGGCGAACATGCGCTCGGCGCCCGTCGTCGCGGCGCTGGAGGCCGTCCGGGCGCGGCTGGCCGCGGGCCTGTCCGGTGGTAACCGGCAGCTCGTCGCGAACGTGCTGCAGCGCGCCGACGAGCCTGGCGAGGCGCTCGCCTACTGGACCTCGACCTACGGTCGCGCGGTGCCGAAGCCGGTGAAGCGCGGCATCGCGGACGCTGTGCAGCGGCTCTACAACGAGCGGTCCCTGCTGAAGTACGACACAGCCACCAAGGGATTCCGGTTCGGTGACGTGATCGACCTCGTCCACCCGGCGCCGGCGGCGGACAAGCCGTGGCAGGGTGCCCTGTTCGAGCACGCGCTCGACCGGCGTCACGGCCGCGACAGCGAGCCTGCGCTGCCGATGCTGCTGGCCCGCGAGACGCTCATGGCGGTGCCCGTCGCCGAGCGCCGCGGCGTGCTGCTCGCCGCGGACGGCCCGGAGCGGCTGCGCGCGGCGGGCATCACCTGGGAGGCCCTCGCGGGCTGGCTCCAGGGGCCGATGGACTCCGCGGCGTGGGAGGCGGTCATCCCGTCCATGGGGTACATGGCGCTGCTGCGGAACCTGAGGAACTTCGACGAGGCGGGGGTCTCCGACGAGGTCGCGGAGCGTGTCGCGGCGAGGCTGGCGGATCCGGATGAGGTCGCGCGGTCGCGGCAGTTCCCGTTCCGGTTCTTCTCCGCGTACCTGGCGGCGCCGTCGCTGCGCTGGGGCCACGCCCTCGACAAGGCGCTCACGGCGGCCACGGCGAACGTCCCGGCGTTCCTGGGCCGCACCCTCGTCCTGGTCGACACCTCGGCGTCGATGAGTTCCGTGGGCGTCTCGGAGCGGTCGAAGATGACGTACGCGCAGATGGCCGCCCTGTTCGGCGTCGCCCTCGCCGCTCGCGGCAACGACGTCGACCTCCACGGCTTCGCCACCGGCACCTTCCGTCACGCCGTCCGACGCAGCGCGTCCGTGCTGAAGGAGGTCGATCGGTTCTGTGGGCGGATCGGCGAGGTCGGGCATGGCACGCAGATCGCCGAGTCGGTCCGAGCGACCTACACCGGGCACGACCGGGTGATCATCCTGTCCGACATGCAGACTTTCGGCGGAGGCTGGGCCGGGCCCGTCACCTCTGCGGCCCCGAAGCACGTGCCCATGTACGCCTTTAACCTCGCCGGTTACAAGCACGGCGCGATCCCGTCCGGCTCAGACAACCGCCATGAGCTGGGCGGCATGACCGACGCGACGTTCCGGCTTATCCCGCTCCTGGAGGCTGGGCGGAACGCTGCTTGGCCGTGGGAGGAGCAGGCTGCGGCGTGAGGAGGTGGGGCCTCGGAGACTTTCTCTGGGGCACCGCTCTTGGCCGTTCGACCTGCCATGACCGCATAAGGTCATTGATCGGGCACTCTGCGGCATGTCACGATCGTGTGCATGCCCGACGCCACCCCACCCCCCGGAGTCGACACCACCCGCCCCTCCCCCGCCCGCCTGTACGACTGGGCTCTCGGTGGACGCGACAACTACCAGGTCGACCGAGAAGCGGGCGCCGCCGCGCTCGCAGTCGTGCCGGGGCTCAGGGAGACCGCCGTCTACAACCGGGCGTGGTTGAAGCGCGTCGTCCGCTACATGTGCGAGCAGGGCATCCGGCAGTTCATCGACATCGGTTCGGGCCTACCGACTGCGGAGAACGTCCACCAGGTCGCGCAGCGGCACCACCCGGACGCGCGCGTGGTGTACGTCGACAATGATCCGAGTGTCCACGTGCACGCCAGGGCGCTCCTGGACGACACGGACCAGGCCGGGCAGACGGCGTTCGTCCTGGCCGATGTCCGCGCCCCGAACACGATCATGGCCACGGCCGAGGTCGACCGGCTGATCGACCTGTCCCAACCTGTTGGGCTGATCATCGCGGCCGTGCTGCATTTCGTCGGCGGCAACGATGACCCCGCCGACCTGGTCGCGCGGTTGACCGGGCCGCTCAGCCCAGGCGGGTACGTCGCAATCTCCCACGCCACCACGGAAGGCGCGTCACCGGAGGCCCTCGCCGCGGTGGATGCGGTGTTCCGGAACGCTTCGGAGTACCAGTACGTACGGTCGCGTGACGAGATCGAGCGGATCCTGAACGCCGTGCCCCGCGGGTTGATGATGGACCCGGGGCTCGTCCCGGTGCATGAATGGCGCCCTGACGAGCGCGTCCCGGAGCCGCCGATGGCGCTGCTCGGTGCCGTGCTGCGCCTCTAGTGGGCCTTTGCCGCGATCTCGGCGAGGCGGCGCCGGGACTCTTTGACCGGCAACGCTGATGGCAGGATCGCCTCCCACAGGTTGACGAAGGGCGTCACCTGGTTGGGGTCCTCTCTCCAGGTCTCGCCGCCGGCGGAGGGGATGTAGACGACCTCGGGGTCGATCACGTTCTCGAAACTGAGGTGAGCGAACCCCGGCGGGAGGGGCCTGCGGGCCTCGAACGGGTAAATCGACAGGCGCACATTCGGTGAGGAGGCGAGTTTGGCTAGGTGGTCGAGTTGCGCGGCGTGTACGTCGGGGCCGCCGACCTGCTGCCACAGCACTCCCTCTCCGACGACCGCCCACATGGTGAGCGGGTCTGGCTCTTGGAGGAGCCGCTGCCGCTCGGTCCCCATCGCCGCTGCGGCCTCGCCCCGCGCGGGGTCTTGGTGCAGCGCCCGCGCGTAGTCGGGTGCCTGGAGAAGCGCCGGGATCTGCACGGGCGCCACGATCCGGATCAGGGACGCCTCCTGCTCAAGGCCGATGTAGATCGATTCGGCTTCGCTCAGCTTTAGCTTGTGCCTCTCCCACCACCCCCGGTTCCTACCCTCCTCTGCGTAGGTGAGGAGTTCGGCGCGGCGCTGGGGTTCGGCGTCTTCGGTGACGCCGTACGCGTCGAGGAGCTGCTCGACCAGGTGAAGCTTGGGGAGCTTCCAGTCGTTGCGCTCGATGTGCGTCAAGCTGGACGGCGTCCACCCGAGTGCGCGGGCGACCTGGTCGGCGGTCTGGCCTGTGCTCTCGCGGAGTCGTAGGAGCTCACGGCTTAGGTGGCGGCGTCGTCCGACGGGGCTGGTTCTCATGGCGGGGCCCCGAATCGTAGGTCTTTTCCTGCTGCGATCTTCAGTCTGGTGCAGGTTATAACCCCACACAAGACCGGGTTTTGAGTCTTGCAAAAAGTCAATCGGAGTGGGAGCGTGTCCTGCACGTGCACGGATGTTGCTTGACTCGTCAATAGTGGACAGCAGGTCGCGCTACCAGGCGGCCCTTGACTCAGTCGGACTCCTCGTGCACATAAGGAGCCCGACCGGAGAGCCAGGCGTCACTCCTCGCCTGGAACCTCCCCCTCGACCTCATCGGCAGGGAACACCCGATCCGGGTCCCCCTCATGGGACACCACCAACAGGAGGGTCCCCTCCAGGTAGCCGTACCGCTCTTGGTCGTCCTTGCTTGCCGACCTAGCGCGAATTCTGTCGCCTGCTTTGAGCTTCACCACGATCGCCTCCCCGCGCTCGCGGACCCTCCACGGCATGCCCCGCACGGATTCGACGTGGCCCTCAATGCGGAGTACCGCCAGAGCACGGCGGACGGTGGCCAGGCTGGTCTCGTACTCGTGGCCAAGGTCGGCTTCACTGGGTAGATTCCGGCCAGGCTCCCACTCCCCCGCGACGATCCGCCCTCGGAGAATGTCAGCAAGTTGCCGATATCTGGCCCGGTCAGATGTGAAGTCGATGCTCCGTTGCATGTGGGGCACCGTATGGAGGCCCAGACACCTCTCAGCCTAGAGTCCTCACCGCCTAGGATCCTAGGTACAGCGTGCCCTCCTTGGACTGGACAGGGCACAGAGAGGCCCCCGGCCATCACCGTGGTCGGGGGCCCCTCCTCTTCAGATCAGCGCGCGGCGTCGAGGAAGGCTCGCCACTCTGCCGGAGTGAACACCAGCGCCGAGCCTGCGGGGTCTTCCGAGTCCCGGACCGCGACGACGCCGGGAAGGTTACGGGCGACTTCGACGCACGTGTCGGCGTCCTTGCTGTGGATGCTCTTGCGCCATTGAGCGTGGGACAAGTCTGGACTGGACATGGACTGGACCTCACATGGATCGAGCGACCGCCTTGATCAGCTCAGCGGACGCATCGCTGTCGAGTGCCTGCTTATGCAGGGACTCGAACCTCACATTACAGTCCGCGACTGTTTGGGGACTTTCCAGATAAACCACGCCGTGGACACCCTCCACGTAGGCAACGTCCGGGTCAGGGGCGGGGAATTTCAACACGATGAACATGCCTTCGAGCCCGGCGTGCGCACCGGACGCGGTCTCCAGGATCTGAAGTGTCACGTTCGGGCGGTGTGCCTCGCTGACGAGCCGGTACAACTGGTCACGCATCACATCCGGGCCGCCGACAGGGTTGTGGAGGATCTGCTCGCTGAGCACGACGTGCAGACTCGCTGGGCTGCTCGGACGAGTCAGGAGCAACTGGCGTTGGACCCGCGCGCGCACCCGGCGTTCGACATCCTCATCATCGGTGTGCGCGATCCGCATGATCTCAGTCGCATACTCCGGGGTCTGGAGCAGGCCAGGAACGACCTGCGGCGCCCAGCCGAGCACGGTGTGGGCGGCATCTTCGAGCGCGACGTAAGGGCCGTGAAGGACGTCGGTGTAGTCGTTCCACCAGCCGCGCCGGTCGACCTCGCGTGCGAGTGCGAGGAGTTCGTCGCGCTGCGGGCGCCGAACCCCGTAGAGGTCGAGGAGCAATTCGACGTCGCGCTCGGAGGGGCGATTGCGGCCGGATTCGATGTGGGAGACCTTGCCTTGGCTCCAGCCGAGGCTGGCTGCGGCGGCGCCGACTCGGATGTCAGCGGCCTCGCGGGCTTCTCGGAGTCGGCGTCCAAGGCTGCGGGCTCTGACGGACGGGATGTATGGCGGGGATGTCATGGTTCCAGTGTTCCTGTGCTGGTCGTTACTGCGGAGATAGATGGCCGTAATCAGCCAAGGTCATCGCTAATGATTCCTTGCATTCCGTAATGATTACGGTAGAGACTGCTTGCACGACACGTCCACTCACAGGTGGTGATCCTCGGTGGTTACGGACCGGGCTTCGACGGCACACCGCGACGACCACCCGTCGACGTGACCACCACCATGGACCTCGCGATCGCTCCCCTACAGATCACCTCGGCCGCGAAGGTCCCCGCCGCCCGCCGCAAGATCCGGAACTTCGCCGCCTCCGTCGTCAGCGCCGACGCAGCAGACGACGTCGAGCTGATGGTGTCCGAGGCGATGGCCAACGCGCTCATCCATGGTCTCGGCGGCGCCCTCGTCACGGTCATCGTGACCGAAAAGGCCCTGCGAGTGGAGGTCCGTGACCACGGCCCAGGATTCATCATCGCTGGCCGTGTCGATCACGGGCGCGGGCTCGCGATCATCAATGCGCTCGCCCCGCGGTGGAAATCCGACGCCGACGAGCGTGGAACGTGCCTGTGGTTCGAGGTCGACCGGGAGGTTGGCCTGTGAGCGTGGACGCGCCTCACACCCCGTGCAGCACCCTGCTCGGGGCGCGTCCACCCCTGGGGGGGAGGGTGCGTGGCCGGGCGCGAAGCCGCCCTGCAGCCCGGTCACGCATCCCCTCAGCACAAAGTGTGGGGGCGTCCCCGCGCCCTCCGTGGGACCGGAACGGTCCCGTGGTAACGCCCCGGCCGGGTCACGGCAGTGCCAGCTTCGACCCGGCCGGGGCCCACATCTTCAGCCAGCGCCGCGCCAATGACAAGAGGCGATCTGCTCAGGGCCAGTGCCTAGGTGAGGCGACGAACCCGATCGACTCGGCCCGACTAAACGCGGGCCCGCCACCTTCCCGCCGCTCCCGACCAACCGGGATCCACTGCTGCACCACGTCCTCGTCCGCACCTGCCTCGCGGAGAAGGTCCGCAGCGATCAGGTGATGCTCGGGGTGCGAGTCAGGCGCAAACCCGATCAGGATCCCGGCGACCTCACCGAGCAGATCGACCCGGAACTCCTCGGCCGGAGGATGCAGCGAGCCACGCCGTGGCTTTGCCCGGACGGTCGCGATCTCCCGCAGCTCCGCGACCCTCTTCTTCCGCTCGTCTTCGGTGGGCGTCCGCCCTCCGTGCCGAGTCGCTACAGCGAACAGACTCGCCGTGATTAGCCGGTCCGGGTCTTGGTGATGCGCCATAGACCGCGAGGCTAGAACAGACATTCGAGATAATCCAGCAAGAGTGCGGCTGAGCAGGGCAAGAGGCGCGAAGATGTCCATGACTGGCACGGTAGACGGCGACCTGTGCTCAGCACGGCCGAGCGCCAACCTGTGGATAACACGGTGAAAGACTGCCGCCGCTATGAAGACGTGGGGCTGCCGAGTGGACGCGAGATCCTCTTCCAGGTCTCCTCGTCCCTGCAGGGGTTCGCAACTGCGAGAACGCTAGGCATGACCCCGGTGCCATCCTCTCCTGCGAGGGTTCGTAACAGGTTGTGCCCGTGGTCGGGCCACCGCGCTACCTCGTCCTCATCGCCCCTACGAGGGTTCGCAACTCACCGCCCGGCTTGCCCCGCCGTCCCAGAGCAGATCCTCATCGGCTCTACAGGGTTCACAACGACCAGAGCGGGAGCAGCAGCGGGGCGACACCCGTGGTTCCGCAAACACGACAAAAACGCCCTGCCTCCATTCGCCGAAGCGAAGGAGACAGGGCGTTCGCATGCCGGTCGGGCCTACTACGACGAGCCCGCTTTCACCGCCGGAGCGGGCGTCACGTTCTGCCGCAGCAGCAGCGCCAGCACGATGCTCGCGAACGCGACACTCTGACCGATCTGCTCAGGAGAGAAATCCAGCTTGAACGCGGCGAGCGCGGCCATCACCGAAGCCAGCGCCCCGGTCAGCGTGGACACCACGATCGGGCGAGTCATCACCGCAGTCACTGCCGCTGCGAGCGCCGTAGTGATCACGGTGACGGCGTCGACCTGCCCGTCAGAGAACGGCAGCCCGAACGACACGAGAAGAGCGACAGCAGCGTTGACCACGTAGGCAATCACGGCAGGCTCGGCTCGGAACCCGAGGATCTTCATGGGGCATACCTCCCGGCATGCTGAAAGGGGCCCGCCGGGCGGCAGGCCGCGCTGGTTAGAGGACCCGCGGTTAGAGATCCCGGGTCTGGAGCCACTGCCTCATCGAGCGAGCCAGCGCCACATCTGCTTCATCAGGGCGAGGAGCCGGTCCAGGAGGGACGGGCCCCGAGTCGGGGTCGGGTCGAAAGGGATTGGCATCACCGGTGAGCGCGCTCATCGCCTCACCGAGCCCGTATAGGTCCACCCCGAGCGGCGACAGGTTGGTCGTGTCGTTGATCCATTCGGGGACGACGGCGATCCACGCCTCGTCCACGGCCCGGCGCCACACTGCCCAGGACATGCGGATGACCTGGCCCCACGTCACAACGTCCAGGCCGTCCGCGTCGTAGCCGACCGCGACGACCGCGTGCCCGCCGAGGGACCGCCCGCCGGTGCGGGTCCAGCCGAGCCCGGCGTTGAAGTCGTCCATGAGTCGCTCGGTCACGGTCATCCCGACGCCGACCGCGCCGAACGTGTGGATAGCGGTCTTCACCTCGGCGACGTCAGACGGCTCAACCTCGGCGAACGCGAGCGCCTTGTGCCCAGCGATGCCGGTCTTGCGCCAGTCGGCGTACACGTCCTGGAGGACCGCGCCGCGGTCCGTGTCCGGACGGCCGGGGCGGTAGCCCGACACCCGCGAGTACGCCGCGAGGACGTCGTCGTCCGTCACGGTCACGGTCTCGCCGTCGCCGTACGTGCTCGTGTTCTGGATGTTGTGGCTGACCATCGCGGCGGTGCAGTCGCCGATCTCGTCGTTCAAGAACATCGGCCAGCCGGTGACCTTGGAATACCAGTCCACCGACGCCAGCGGCGCGGGCGCCGCAGTGAGGAACGGACGCAGCTTCAGCCGCGGCTTGGTGCGGACCGGCGCGAGCCGACCACCCTGAAACGTGACGGGCAACGTGGCCCCCAAAACGTGAAAGCCCGGCCTGAAGGCCGGGCACTTGAGATCTTGATGGCCGACTTCAAGTCAGGAGCCGGTTTGTTTAGAACCGCAGGTCAGCGCATTTGACGGCCAATTGATAGGCCGCTACTTGTTGCGCCGTGTCATACGGGTCAGTCGACGGCGAGGTCGTACGCCGCGCACGCCAACTCCGCGGCCTCAGCAAGGCGTTCCAACGCGGCGTCTTTCGCCTTACCGGCTGGTAGGCGAACCACCCACTCCATTCCGATCGCGAGACACGTCCCTCGCACATGCGCGTGCTCGGCAGGCTGCTCCATGTCGGACAGGGCAGCGAACCGGTGCATGACATCGTCGAGGGTGATCGGAGGGGCCTTCCAAAGAGCGGCCCGTGCGCGGGCCGTGGGAGCTTTCGAGGGGATCATCCCAAGATACCGGGCGACACCGACAATCCCCCGCGACCAGCGAGGCTACTCGGCGAGGCGGCCCTGGATCTCGTCCACGACCTGCCGCGCGAGGTCCGCGGGCAGCGCCGTCACAACCGCTGCAGCGATCGCCGCCGGCGCCAGACCCGCGAGCACTCCACGCACGATCGCGTCCTCATCCACGTCCGGCACCTGCTTGCCCAGCGCCGCGACCATCAGCGCCACGTTCCGGATCTGCTGGTTGGTGTCAGTCAGCAGCCACGCCGCGCGCACCTTCGGATTCGTCTTGTCGCCCGTCGGGTTGTCGAGGATCCCATCGGTCTGCCAGACCACCTCAGCGTCGGTCTTGGTGAGCGCCATGTCTTCCTCCCCGAGGGCCAGCGCCCTCAACTGATCGAGCGTGCCGCGGTAGGCGTTGACGTCGCACTGCCCGGAGATGCCGGACACGGTGCCGCTGGATGAGAACTGCAGGATGCTGATCGGCTCACCGCCGAACGTCGACCACCACGTCGAGGGCGCCTTGCCGTACAGCGCCGCTGGTGAGCCGGAGCCGGTGACGTAGTGGGACTGCCAGATCGTGTCGAAGAAGCTCAGATCGGGGCGTCCGGTCTGTTCCCAGTACCAGCGCGGGTAGTAGCCGATCACCGGGTGCCCACCGGTCCTGGCCTTGAACTCCTTCACCCACTCCCGCGCCGTCGCGGCGTCCGCGCCGGACGCTTCCACATCCAACGCGACGGCGAACCTCGACACATCCCCTGCCTTGGACAAGAAGAACCGGGCCTGCGCCGCGCCGTTCCCGCCGTGCAGGAAGTGGTACGCGCCCGGGAGGAAACCGTCGCCGAGCGCGAGCATCCCCGCCCGGTTATGGGCCCACGTCGGGTTGGTGTAGTTCGTGGACTGTGTGACCTTGGAGAACGCGAATCGGATCCCGGCGTGGAACACCGACGCCCAGTTCGGGTTGCCCTGATACGACGCGACGTCGACACCGTAGATGGGACCGGCCACTGCTGCTCCTCTCGCGACGAGTGGCATCAGACGCAGCCCAGATCAACACGGAGCTCATGGATCTGCGCTTGGATCACGCGACCCCGCTCCGTCGTCGCCGGCGCCTGCGGCTGATCCAGCGAAGCCAGCAGCGCGCACCACCGCTGGTCTGACTGCCGCTGCTCGCGGTTGGTGTAGAACACGCTGCTGCCCGCGATGAACACCGCCACGACCAACACGATCACTAGTGACCACCACGCCCGGAACGCGCCCGTCTGCGTCAGCACGCTCATCCCTTCACGACGCAGTGGACGATGATGAAGGCGGCAGCGGAGAAGGTGGCTGCTCCGGAGGCGGCGGTGGCAGTGACCCGGTGCCGCCACCGCCATGCCTGGCCAAGAACCACGCGCCGCTGAGTCCGGGGAATGAGATCAGGGCCATGTAGAGCAGCAGCAGCTCCACGGACGGCTTGTCCTTCAGCGCCTCCCACACAAACGCGGTGCTGGGCAGCACGATCAACGCCAGGTCTCGCACGACCTTCACCCAGTCCCGGCCACGCCACACGCGCTCACCTCGTTCTCTCTCGGATCGGAGCGGCGGCGAACCGCTGGACATCAACATCGGTTAGCGGTGTCCCGTTCAAGACCTCGCCTACACCTCTCCCTGTGTGGCGACGGACAGGCCGGCCTCCTGCAGCACACCGTCGGACAACACCTTGATCCCTGTCGGAGGGCGCTGCCCTGGCGCCGCCGGTACCTCCAGCGACACCTGTGCAATGCGCACCGCGCCGACCGTCGCCGCTGGTACCTCGAAGGCGACCTGCGAGATCCTGACCAGAGGCGCGTCGCTTGGGTTCGGCACCTCGAACGACACCTGCGAGATCCGCACCGCTGGCGGACCGGACGGCGTGTACTTGTAGGTCGCGACCGCCGCCGCGTACGTGCTGGCTGAGGACAGGCCGAGCGTGCCCTCCTGCGTCCCGGTCGCGGAGACATAGCGGTGAGCGACGAGCAGCGCCCGGTCGCCGCTGCCTGCGGTCGTCTCGACCTTCGGACCGGCGGCCCATCCGCTCGGGACAGTGACGGTCCGGCCGCTGCCGAAAGCGAAGACGGCGACCACCAGTTCGTTCGCCTGGGTGGTCGCAGCCGTGACGCCCGTCGACAGGCTGGCCGAGGAGCCAGGCGCGTTGCTGGCCGTCTTATCCAACGGCGTGGTGTTGACCTCGCTGTGCGCGTCGGCCTGCGCCGCCCACCGGCCGCGGGCGGCGCCGGAGATCGTGACGGTGATCGTGTCGCCGGTCAGCAGCGCCGTCGTGACCCGCGCACGCAGGCCGCCGACGGCAACCGTCGTGCCCGCAGCGACCGACATGTCCGGCGTGGTGCTCCAGGAGTTGCCGCGCGAGTCCGTCACCGACGCGATCGTGGGCACACCGCCCGCCGCCGCGTCCCAGGCGATGCCGAGCAGGACCGTCGAGCCGACGGGCGCGCCCGCCGACAGCGTGATGGTGATGCTGCTGCTCGTGGTGGACAGCGTCGCAGTGCCGATGGTGCCGAGGTGCGCCATCGGATCAGCTCACCGTCGGGGTGAACCGCACCCGCAGGTCGGTGTAATCGACGATCGAATTCGCCTGCGTGCTCGTCAGCGTGTGCGAGAACGCGGTGAAGGTGCCCGAGAGGGTGTCCGTCCAGGACGCGCGGACGGTGCCGCCCTCGCGAACCTCGACCAGGACCGTGGCGGCAGTGGCACCGGCGACAAACTGCTGCCGGTAGCGGATCGTGTGGCCGGAGCTCGACAGCGGGTCGACGAGCGCGGAGAACTTCTCCTCGGTGTAGCCGCCGTTCTGGACCTCAACGCACGAGGTGTCCGCGTTCGCGGCGAGCCGGGTGGCGAGGCTCTCACCCGCACCCAGGGCGGGGATGGCCGTGGCGAGGCTGGAGGAGACATCGGACGCAGGCCGAGCAGTCTGCGTGCTGCTCGCCGGGGTGATCGCCAGCGTCCACGTCACGGCCTTGACGGAGGCGGCCCCGGCGACGAGGGACTCTCCACCGTAGCTGCCTACTGTGGGCGCGGGCTTGTCCTGGATCGTGACGGTGACGTGGCCGCTGGTGTTGACGTTGTCGATCACGTCTAGCTGCTTGGTGTACCCGGACGGGGTGTTCCAGGACTGCACGGCCGAGTCGGACTGGACACCGATGATGACGATCTGCCGGTTGGTGCCGGTCGTGTCGACAGCCGGGGTCGCGTGCGAGGCGGCGCTGACGTTCTCGACGCGGACGTCCCAGTCGTCGACCGAGGCGGACGGGTCGCCGCCTGACCAGGAGGCGAAGCCGACACCGCTCTTGCCGAGCGCCGAGGTGGGGAGCGTGACGGTGGATCCCTGATCCCCTGGCTGTGCGACGCGCAGGTAAAGGGCGGCGTAGAGGTTGCTGACGTCGCGGCCGTCCTTGAGGGTCCAGCCAGACGGCGTCGTCCAGTCTTTGGCGGGGTCGCCGCCGTTGTTCAAGCCGCCTGCGATGCACATGAGGTCCCCGGCCTGGATGGATCCGGGGATCGTGATCGTTGCCGATCCGGAGGTAGGGGTGGTGGACGTGGCCGCCCGGAAAGCGATCGTCAAGGGACAGGCTCCTTTCAGGGCAGGGGCGCATACTGGACGGCATGGATGCCACGCCGGGAACCGCTTGGGTCGACACAGGGCTGCCGCACGTTCGGGTCTTCGCGTCCGCCGATTCCGAGTCGGCGCTGACCTGCAACGAGTGCGGGCGGCCCGTGGGCGGGGAGGCGTTCGTCACGGACCACAACAGCGGCACCGTGACCGCCACACACGAGCGCTGCTTGCCCGAAGAGGAGCACCAGGAGGCGGTGATGGCGCACCACTTGAGCCGCCTGGAGAAGCGGCTCAGCGACTCATAGCAGGTAGGCGTTGACGTCGGTGAAGTACGCCTGCGAAATCGTCTTCGCCTTCGCCTGCATCGACGGGTCGCTCCCCGGCGTAGGGAGCACGCCGCCCGTGGAGTTGGAGAACCAGCAGAAATAGGCCGCCCTGCTGCGCCCGCCGCCCGCCGACGTCGCCCCTGCGTAATCCGCCTGAGCCTGCATCCAGGCAGTGTCCGCTGTCGTTGCACACCCGACCTCAGCGATCCCCCACGGGATGCCCTTGCTCGTCGCGAAGTCGACGGCCGGTTTCCACAGCGTGGAGCCGCTGCCGGTGTTGGAGTAGCCGTCCACACCGTAGCAGTCCACATAGCCCGCGCCCGGCCAGAGGTCGGAGTAGGTACTGCCCGCCTTCGGCTGCTGCCCGGACCACGCCTCCAGGATCTGCGTGGTGTAGACGTGCGCCTTGCCCACCGACTTCACGACCTGGCAGAAACGCCGGAACGCCGGAAGGTATTGCGCGAGGGTGAACTGGCTCTTACGAATCTTGCCGTCCGGCTCATGCCAGCAGGTCAACCAGCACACGTGTGTGTCCGGGATCGACTGCACGAACGCGCGGATCGCAGAGTCCAGCGTCCCGGCGGCGAGCTGCCCGAGGTCCGGCTTGCAGCTCCACACGGATGCCCGCTTGTTGACGTCAATGCCTGCGACGCTCGCAGCAAATGTTGCCGGGAGCGCGGTGTCGTAAGACCGGCGGACGGTGAAAGGCCCGGCAGCCTGGTCGAGAGCAGGGAAGTCGCTGCCGGACAGGCTCGTCCCGGCCGCGCCAACGAGCATCGCGTTCCGGTTGCCCGTGCCTGGGTCGCCGCCTCCGGGGGTGCCGCCGTTGCCGCTGCCCGCGGTCGGCGGGATGATCGCTGGGCCACCCGCGAGCGGCAGCAGCCGACCGCCCGACAGCACATACACCTTCGCTGCGGGCATCAGGCGCCCATCACGCGGCCGAGGTGTTGACCCACAGGTCACCCTCCTCCATATACGGGGTGCCTGCTGTCGGCACCGACGGGCCGACCCACTGGAACAGGCGCGAGTCCCCGGCCGGGCGCTGTGGCCACGACGACGTCGCCGCGTTATAGACGACCATGCCGCCCGAGTTCTGCACCATCGTGGTCAGTGCCGTCACCGTTGTGGTGAGGTCTGCGACCGCCGACTGCAACTCGACGACATCACCGCCCAGATCCGTCGGGGTCAGCCGGTAGCGGATCCCGCCGCCCGCGTCCGCCCACAGCTCGCCGATGCCGTCCGGGCCCTGAAACTGCGGGATCGTCCCCTTGGGGAGGGTGCTGCCGTCGCCCGTGACGACCTCGGTGATCGGTGTCCCGGCCGCGTCCAACAGGTCGGTGTACTGCGTCCCGCCAGCCGCCGCATTCCAGAGCGTGACGGTCACGCTTCCCGCGAGGACAACCCCGTCCCCCGCATCGACGGAGAACGTCCAGTCGCTGGGGCTCTGCCCGAACCAGTGCCGCGCCATCAGTCGCCTCCGCGCAGATAGGTGAAGGTGAACCGGATGTACTCACCGGTGCCGACGCCCTGCCACAGGTGCCGCAGATTGACCGTGCCGTTGGTCTCGAAATCCATGCGACCGTTGTTGTCGCCGGTGACGTGGACGAAGCAGTACTTGTGCTGATCGACAGGCCGCAGAGAAGTAGGCAACGTCGTGATCACTGTCGAGCCGCCCTCAGGGACCGCACTGCCGGTCCGGCGAAGATTCATGGTGATCTCCACCCAGCCGTTCAAGCAGCGCCCAGAGTTCGCTCCGTCCGCCGCCCACCCCGACGTCAAGGACAGGGCAACCGTGCCGGAGTTGGAGTACAGGGTGCGGCGGGCAGTGCCGTCCCACCCGAACCAGCCACGCGCAGTGGCGTCGAAGCCGATCTCGCCGAGCTTCGGGTAGAGCATGTCCGCGGCTTTCAGCCATGCCCGCACCCGGGACCCCACCCGATGCCCGTCGGTGTACACGTCCCCGGCGTTGATCGTCGCGGCGCCGCTGCCCACGGTGACCACCGAGCTGGGCATCTGCCACACCCCGGTCGTGCCCTCGTCGCGGGTCACCGGCGGGACGCCCGCGCCCGGAGACCCCTCGACGATGGCGGCGCGTACCTCCCACGTCGAGCGGTCCAGTTCCAGGACCACTCGGTCATAGCGGGTAGCGCCCGACGAGTTCGGGGTGATCGACAGGCTGACGTCGGTTCCGCCGCTGTGGTACGCGAACCCGCGTACGGATGCGTACTTGTCGGCGCGGACCTTTACTGTCATGCCTGAACTGTCGGCGTAGACGGGGCCGCCAGCGGTGTCGAGGTAGACCCCGTTGGGGTCCATGTACCAGCCGTCCTCGGTAAAGTGTGCGGCCTCCTGCTCGAACTCGGCCTCAGTGACCGCGCCGCCGTTGTAGGTCGATACGGGCCAGGATGCTTCGGCCACACGTCCTCCCGTCGAGGGGCACAATGGTGGAATGGATCTGGTGGAGTTCCTGCGGCAGCGGCTAAGGGAGGACGAGGCGGCAGCCAAGTCGTGGCTGCCGTTCGGCAATCCGGACACGGCAGCACGCGCCCACCCGGCCCGCCACAACCCCGGGCGGGTGCTGCGCGAGGTCGAGGCAAAGCGACGGTTGATCGAGCGATATGAGCGCGCGGCGACCATTCCTGCGTCAATCTCCGGCTTCGTGCGCGGCCAGGACGACGGATACCGGCAAGGTTGTCTCGACGCGATCCACGACGCCGCAGCGGTGTACGCCGAACACCCCGACTATCAGGCGGAGTGGAAGCCCTAGCCCGCGCTTACCGTGCCGCGAGGCGGCCGAGGCGGCGGCCCAACTCCCTGACGAGCTTGACCGTCTGCAGGTCAGTCGTCGCCTCCGACGACCCGATCAACGACGTCACGTACTCGCCGCCCTTCGGAGTCGCCTGCAAATGGATGCTGCGTACCAGGTCCGCGACTTCCAACCCCGTAGGCAGCGCCACCGTCACCCTGTCGCCAAGGTCAAAGTCACGGCCCGCGATCATCCCCGGCTGACCGGGCCGATCCGGGACGTCGACCGTTACCGTCGCCAACTCGACCGGAGCCGCACCGCCTGCGATCTCCTCGTTCCCGGCCTGGGTCAGTTCCCCGTTGGTGTCGTTGGCGGCCGAACCGTCCACGAACTTCTCCACCCGGTACCAGTTGCTCGCCGCCGCGGAGTCGGCCACCTCCACGAACGTCCGCGCGCCCGTTGTGTCGTCCTCGGTCCCGGCGATGAGCGCGTGTGTCACTGTCGGCGCGGAGATCTTCGCTCGCAGGTAACGGAGGTTGCCGAGGCCGAAGGAGAACCTGGCCGTCGCAGTGAGGTCGGATGGCCCGTACACCTCGAAGACGATCTGGTCTGCGTCCTCACGGGTGCGGAAGCCGAGCCCGTCGCCGTCGATCGCGACGCGGCGGCACACATCCAGGAGCCCTTCGAACCGCGTCTGCACGCTCGTCGTCGTCCCAACACTCGCGAGCGCCCCGAGGCCAAAGCTTGGGATCCGCCGGGCCGCCAACGCTGACGGCCCGCACGACTCGTCCACCAACGTCCGGATGATGACCTCGGCGTTCGTTGCGGTAATCTGCCGCCACGTCGAGATCGGCTGCAACGTCCACGCCACCGCCGGGTTCGGCCATGTGAAGTAACCAGCGATACGGCCGAGGTCATCAGTGAAGTTGATCGTCACCTTGCCAGGCTGCGGCTCGGCGCTGCCTTCCCCGCCGCCGTAGCCCATTTCGATCTCCCGCGGAACCTCCATCGGGCCCGCGCACCAGACCTGACCGTCACGGATCACCCGCAACCGGTTGCCCTCCACAATCTGCGCGAGCACTTCCGGCCGCGCGGGGAGCACCACCGTCCCAGATGCAGGCTCGTTGAATTTCCGCGTCACGTCCAGGGACGTCCACCCGTCGATGGGATAGCCCTGAACGTTGAGGTTCTGGTCCGTGATGAGCACTGTGACTGCCATCAGGCTGTCTCATACCGGGCGTTGTACGACAGGTCGACACGGCTCCCAGGGCCTGCGCCATCAAGCTGGAAAGTGATCGCTGACTCACCGGGCGGCAAGGCCCACAGAACCGCGCCCGGCCAGTCCAGCCCTCCGATCCAGTTGGATCCATCCTGGAAGGTCACACGCGGCGGGTTCGTTGTGATCGTGACCTTCTCCCCCGCCAACAGGTCACCGTGGCCGATCGCCGTGGCATCAGGGTTGAAGGCGAACGACTCACCGGTGTCCTCGTTCGTGAACGTCACCAGCGACGCCGGGCCTGTGACCACCCACGTCGGCCACGCCTCCACGCCGCCAGGATTGGTCAGAGTGGTCGCGCCGAGTACCTGCCCCGACGAAACGGTGGGGAATGGGTTCAGAAACGGGACGCCAACGCTGTACGCGCGGTATCCGGTGACCGGAACGGGGTCAATCCAGTACGGGTCCTCGCAGTACAGCGACAGGATCACCGAGTCAGATGCGACGCCGGTGCCTTGCCTGCCCTGCCCCTCGAACCCATCCTCGTAGTAGCAGGCAATGCGGCGCCGGGAGCCGTCCGGGCGAGTGATCTCTAGCCAGCCCGCCCCAATCCGAAGTGTCCGCGTAAATGCCTCAGCGAGCGCCCGCCACCTCGCAACGAACTGGAGATGATCCTTACCGAAGACGTGCATCGGCCAGACGATCGTCTTGTCGTTCGGCCGGGAACTGCGGAGTCGGGAGCCGCCGCGGGGATGGTCGTCCTTCGCCAACTCGTATGGTGCCGCGCCGAGCCCCGACACCCCCTCCGAAAGGGTAAACCACCCGGAGGTTGGGGAGGTCAACGGCCAGATCGTGCCATTCGCCTCGACGAATCGCGCGGTCGCGAATCCGACGCCGGGAATCTGGACGGGCGGCTGGACGGTCCCCGGTTGTGCGAGCAGCGGCATTTACAGGCCCCCGTCCCTCACCGGGGCCTGCCGACCCGTGCCCGTGCTTCCTGCTTGCGCTGCAGAACCTCTAGGTCCTGCACCGTCAAGTCCAACGTCCGCGGATAGAAGTTGTAGGTGTCTCCGCCGCGGGAGGAACCGTCAGCCAGCGCGGCGAACTGCGCATTGGTGAGCACCGGCTCCGGTCGGCCGGTGCCGTTGTAGACCAGCGACGGTCCTGGTGGGAGGAACCCGCCGTTGTCGTACCAGCCGGTCCGCTGCGAATGCGCCCACGCGCCCGCGGGGTTGCCGTAGCGGCCCTTGATGTAGCCGAGGCCCCACCTCACCTGGGTGATGGCGTTGGTGAGGTAGTCGGCGCCCGCCGAGCGCATCTTCGACGCGGGCAGCGCCTGCGGGATCCCGTACGCGCCGCTGCCCGGGTTGCGGGCGTTCCACCGCCAGCCCGACTCGCGGATCCACAGCTTGTTCAGCGGGTCGTACTGGGACCCGGACCAGCCGAACTCGCCCATCTGCGAGCGGGCGTACGCGCGTGCCGCGGCAGCGGACTGCGCGGACCTGCCCGCCGCGTTCGATGCGATCAGGCGGATCTTGCCGCCGCCGCGGAACGGGGCGTAGCGGACGACGTCGCCGGTGTGCGGGGCGTGGATCATCTCCTGCCCGCTCCCGGACCCGGGTTTGACGAACATCATCACGTGCCCCGGGTCAGGGAAATGCAGGTCGCCGGGCCTCGCCGACCCGCGAGATCCGGCACGGCCAGCCTTCACCTGGTCGTAGGTGGTGCGGCCGATCTCCTTCCCGGCTGCCTGCCACGCCCGCATCGTCAGACCGGAGCAGTCGAACGTGGCCGGGCCTGTCGCGCCCCACACGTACGGTTTGCCGAGCTGCTTGATCGCGAACGCGACTGCTTTCGCGCCGTCGCCGGAGCCGAGGAGTTTCGGGTCGATGGTGTTCTTCAACCAGCCGAGGAACGAGTCGATCATCTTCTTCGGCAGCCGCGCCATCGCCTCGGTCCACGGCGACGTGCCCGCGGGAATCCGGTTGAGGATCGGGTCGAGGATCTTCTTCGCCGCGAACGACGCGCCGTTCGCCAGCAGCGACGACGCGCCGTGCACGACGAGGTTCTTGGCGCCCTTGAGGATCCCGCCGATCTTGCCGATGATGCCGCCGCCGGCGAACGCCTGGCCGATCGTGCCGGCGGCGAAGCCGGCGGCGCCGGACACTCCCCCGCGCATCGCGGCGGCGTTGATGCCGTACACCCACGCCGGGCCGAGTGCCCGCGTGGCCTCCGGGCGGATGACACCTTCCCCGCCGGAGAACGCCGCCATCGGCATCACATGCGGGTCACGGCCCGGCGTGTACCCGGGGAACACGCCGCCGGTCGCGAACTTCAAGTCCGGGAGCTTGGGCAGCTTGACCAGCCCAGCTACGGTGTCCCAGGCTTTCTTGATGCCGTGCTGGTAAACCGTGTTCACCACGAACGCGACGGGCCCGCGGGTCTTGGCTTTGAGCCCGTCCCAGATCTTCCCGATCGCGGTGACCGCAGTGTGGAAGGCGTCGCGGACCTTACCGACCGCCGCCTTCAATGCGTCAAACGTCGGGCGGATCGTGGAGGTCCATACCGAGTGGATGATCGACCCGACCGTGTTCCACACGGGGCGGATCACGCTGTCGCGCAGCCACCGGAAGATTGGACCGAGCGTCACCCGCAGGTAGGTGACGATCAGGTTGAAGACCGCCCGGATGAGGCCCCACGCGAAGCTGATCGCCGTCTTGATGCCGTTCCAGACCGGAACGACGATGTTGCGGTACAGCCACGTGAACCACGAGCCGACCGTGCGGAGCGCGGAGCGGATCGCGGCGAACACCGGCTGCAGCAGCGCCCACGCCCGCGTGGCGGCCCACACGATCCCGTGCCACACGGGAACGAACACGTACTGCCACAGGAACATCGCCGCGGCTTGGAGCAGTTTGAAGGCGAGGAGCAGCGGCGCGACGACGACCACGAAGATCACTGCGGCGAGGATCTTGCCGGCGAGGACGATTCCCGCGAACGCGATCTTGATGATGTTCCAGAGGAACTGGGCTGCGGCGCCGATGCCGCGGATCAGCCAGCCGAGGAACTGGAACACCGGGGTGAGGATCTGAGCGACCCAGGTGATCACGGTGACCATCAGCCGGAACACCGGGATCAGCAGTGAGAAGATCGTCGTCCAGTACTTGACCACGATGATGATCGCGATGCGGAGCACCGGGACCAGCGCCTGCAGGATCACCGCAGCGAGCTGGATCAGCACCGGCAGCAGCGGCGCGATCGCTGTGAACCACTGGCCCCACAGCGGTACCAGCGGCACCAGTTCCGGGAGCAGCCCTGCGATCGCGAGGATCATCTGCTGCAGCGCTGGCGCCGACTGCGTCAGTGCCTTGATCAGCACGCCGGAGATCTGCTGCGCGACCTGCGCGATGACGTTGACGATCGGGGTCAGCGCGGGCATCAGTCCCGCGACGAGGCTCGCGATGAACCGGCCGACCAGCGGCAGGACCGGCGCGACCGCTTGGAAGATCTTCGCGAGCGCCCCGACGAGCAGCCCCACCACCGGCACCAGCGACGCGATCGCCGGTTGCAGCCCCGACAGCAGCGCGGAGATCACGGGTGCGAGCCCGGCGATGATCTGTCCGAGGACCGGGACGAGAGAGATCAGGATCGGGCGAAGCCCGTTGATCAGTTGGTTCAGCAGCGGAGCGAGCGCCTGCACGAGCTGCGTCACGACTGGTGCGAGCGACACGATGACCGCCGACAGGCTGGTGCCGAGGGTGGACAGCACCGACTGCAGCGCGGGCCCGACGCTGCGCAGGACCCCGGCGAGCGCGGACGCCAACGTGTTGATCAGCCCGAGCGCCGGTTGCAGCGCGGGAGCGAGCGCGGCGAACACGCTTCCGAGCAGCCGCCCCAGGCTCAGGAACGTCTGCGCCATCAGCGGCGCCAACGCGATGAACTGAGCTGTGAACTGCTTGAACGCGGGGTTGCTCGCCAGGCCCGTCATGAACGCCGCGAAGCGCTGCGCGACCGTGTTCAGCACCTGCAGGAACGCGAACCCGATCGGCGCGAACGCTTGAGCGAGCCCGGCAAGGCCGGTGAGAAGGTTGCCGAGCAGGTGCCCGAAACCGAGGATCGCCGGGCCCGCCGCCGCGCCGAGGAACTGAGAGAACTGTGTCCAGAACGGCGACTTCGCCGCGGCGGTCGCCTCGGTAAGGAGCTGCCCGACCGCGCCGGCGGCGCCGTGCACGATCGGCGTGAGCAGCGGCAGGCTCGTGCGGAGCAGCCCGATCCCGCGGATCAACACGGGGATCACGTCGGGCTGCAGCGAACGCGCCCATTCGGTGAACGCGCCGGTCAGGCCCTTCCACGCGGTTGCGAGTTGCTGTTCGAGGGGCGTGAGTTTGGCCATGGACGCGCCGAGCGCAGCGTTCGCGGACGCTCCCTGCAGCGCAGCCTGCGCCATCGCACGCCGCGCCGACGCGACCTGGTCCGCAGACTGCTGATCGCTACGAGCGACGTTCTGCCTCGCCCGCTGCAACGCCAGCTCGGAGTTCGCGACCTGCTGGTTGGCCTGCGCAAGGCGTTCCCTCGCGGCGCGGACTTGGTCGGAGCCCTCCACTCCGGCCTTGGCGGCGTTGCCCTCGTCCTGCCCCAGCCGCCGGAGTTGAAGCTGCTGCTCTTTGAGTCGCTGTACCGACTGCCGGTAGTTGATCTCCGCTTGTTTCGCGGCGAGGTCGGCGGCCTTCTGCTGGTCCTCGGCGCCCTTGACCGCTGACTTCGCAGCGTCCACCGATGCTTGCGCCTGCTGCTTCGCCGCGTCGGTCGATCCCGGGTCGGCGAGCACCTTCGCCTGCGCCGCCTGCGCCTGCGCGAGCGCCGTCTGCGCGGCGGCGACCTTCCCCGCCGCCGCTTGCGCCGCAGCGGCGGCCTGGTCCCACGTCGCCTTCGACTGCTCGATGGTGAGCCGCTGCTCCTCCACCGCCAGCTGGGCGTCGATGACCTGGTTCTTCAGGTCTTCGATGGACCGGCGTGCCTGGAGCCGCGCCGACGCGAGCGCACGTTGCGCGTCCGCCTCGGCCTGCAGGCTCGCCTGGTACTGCTGTTCGGCCTGCCGGACCTGGTCCAGGGCCTGCTGGTGGGCGTACGCGGCGTTCCGGATCGCAGACGCGAGTTGCTGCCGGGCGCTGGCCTCCGCGAACGCCCTCGACGCGGCCTGGCCCGACGCGGCCGATGACTGCTGTGACGCGGTCTTCTCCGCCTGCAACGCCTTGGACACGTTGCTGATCGCAGGCAGAGCAACGGCCGCGAGACCGCCGAACCCGGCACCCGCCGCGGCGAGGGGCCCGGCAAGCCCGATCACGCCCGCGCCAACACCGACCAGCGCCGGCGCGGCCGCGGCACCGAGCCCGATCAGCGCGAGACGCAGCGACGCCAACGACGCCAACGCGGCACCGACGTCCGCGACGACGTTGATGTTCGCGCGGCGCCCGTCCAGCCGTGACACCTCGGCGTTCGTCGCCGCCAACTGAGCGTTCGCGCGTCCGGTGTCCGCCTCGACCTGCACGTCAGCGCGTTCGGCTTCGAGGCGGTCGACCTCACCCTGAATGGTCTGGAGTTGCGCCAGCGCCGCAGAGACGTTCGCGCGGACTTCGGCTTCCGGGGTCTCGCCGTCGATCCGTGCGAGCTCGGTCTGGAGTTCGGCGAGCTGCGCGAGGGCCCGCGCGGTATCGGCCTGGACCTGTACGCTCGGCGACTCGGCGCCCAGCGCCAACAACTGGGCGTGGAGCGTGCGGATCTTCTCCTCGGCCGACGCGACATCCGCGTGGACCTGCACATCCGACGACTGCGACCTGATGCGCTGCAGCTCGGTGTTCAGTTGCGCGAGGCGTTCCCGAGCCGCGGCCACGTCGACCTCGACACGGATCTCGGCGCGTTCCCGCTCCAGGCGCTGCACCTGCGACTGGACCGCCTGCATCTGCGCGAGCGCACCGGCGATGTCGGCCTGGATCTGGATGTTCGGTGACTCTGCGCGGAGCCGCTCCAGCTCGGTCTGGATCGCGGCCATCTGCGCCAGGGCCTCGGCGTCGGAGATGTCGACGCCGATCTCCTTGCCGGAGAGTTCCGCGAGCCTGGCGCGGAGCTCGACCATCTTCCGGTCCGCGTCGGTGGAGTCCGCGCCGAGCTCGATCTCCGGCAGGCTCTGCATCGCGACTTCGAGACGCCGTTTGAACCCGCGGGCGAACCCGCCGGCGACGTCGTCACCGTCGCGGGGGGCGCGGCGCCGCTGCTGTTGCTGTTGCTCCCGGAACGGGCGAAACACGTCCTCGTCGCCGAGACCACGCCGGATCCCACGGCCGATCTCCTGACCGACCTGCTGTCCGAGGCGCTCGACCTGCGCCTGGTCCATCTCGACGCGGATGTTGTTGACGTGCTGGTTGATCGCGCCGGCGAGGCGTTCCCCGACCTGGTTCCCGATGCGGGTCGCCGCAGGTAGCAGCGTTTCGCGGAGCTGCCGGACGAAGTCGCGGGTCGAGGGGACGACGGGGACAACGACACTACCTGCGACGAACTCGGGCACGCCCACCCTCCTCCGCGATCCAGAAGGGTGGGGCGGCGTAGGCGGCTAGTTCAGGCCGTTGATGTGCCGGAACAGCCAGTCGGCTTGGTCGAGCGTCAGCGGCGCGCGGGGGCGGCCCTTGCTGTTCTTGGCCTTGTCGTCGCCCGGCATCCGCAGCAGTTCCGGTTCGTCCGGCTTCTTCTGCCCCTTGGGGAGGTTGCGGAGTGTCTGCTCGTACCGCCACAGCCGGTGCTCGTTGACGAGGGTGCCGATGAGCACTTCCAGCGCCGACCAGGGCGCCTTCGCCAAGTCCCCGGGCTTCGGGAGGGCGGGGGCCGCGTTGCGGATCGCGGTCATCGTCGCCGACTCCGGCGGCAGACGCTCCAGCAGCACCCGCAACCTGCGGAACGACATTTCGCCTCGCCAGAACGCGTCGATCTGGTCGGCGTCCCGCGGGTACTGGTGGGCGAAGTCGCCCTCTACCGCCTCCGCATGCGCCTCGACGACCTGGAGCGTCCACGAGATTTCCCCATGTCATCACCCGACGCCTTCGCCGCGGCGAGGGAGAAGTCCTGGAACTCGTCGACGGTGAGGTCCAGGTCGAGGAATGCGTCGAGGTCGTCTTCGTGGATGACGCACTCGGCCCAGCCGTCGAGGTCGCCGGTGTTGAGGAGCCGCATGTGCGACATCCGCCACTGGCCCTGCGGAAGGATCCGAACGGCGACACCGGTGTCGCCGACCGGGACGGTCACGTACTCGCCGACCGCTTCGGCCTCCTGCGCCTCTGCGGGCGTCAGCCCCTCGGCGGGGTAGCCGTTCGCCGGGGACGGGTGACCGGCGCTGATCGCGGCCTGGTGCGGTGCCTGCCCGGTCCCGTCGTGGGACGGGGCGGGCGCGCCGGGGATCTGGTCGTGGGTGACCGTCATCAGGAACCACCACCGCCGATCGCGACCGCGGGCTTGAACAGCCGGTACATCGTGATGCCGGCATCGTCGGGGTAGGTGGAGATCGTGACGCCGTACCCGGACATTTCGTCCTGCTTGAACGTGACGTCGTCGCGGTCGGTGACCTCGCCCTGCGGGATGTAGAACCGCTGCAGGGTGTTCCCGTCGTACACGTCGAACAGGTAGGCCCTCCGGTCGGGGGCGGGCGACGAGGACTCGGAGAAGGAGTAGACGCCGTTGCTGTCGGCGACGAGGTCGGCGACGGGCACCCGGTACATGATCGACACGACCGCGGGGCGGAGCGTCTCCCACAGCGTCAGCTGGAAGGTCCGCACGGACTTGGTGATCACGGTGCGGAACGGGGTGGTCAGACCCCACGGCGTGAACTCCTGCGAGTCCTCGTCGAACCCGAGCTTCAGACCGTCGTCGGAGATGGCGCCCATCGGGTCCCAGGGGGACGTGGGCGCGGTCATCAGGTCGGTGGGCTGCGCCGTACCGGCCGGGCCGACCCAGCCGCCGCCGTTCGCGCCGACCGCGACAAGGTCGGCGCTGCGCTCAATGGTGGCCATGAAAGGCTCCCCTTCACATGCGAAAACCCCGCCCAGCAGGACGGGGTCGGAGGTTCAGTGCTTGTCGTTGCGGGCCTGACGGCCGCGGCGGGCTATTGGGGGTGGAGGGTGAACTGGTAGGTCGCGGTGTACCGGCGCAGCGCAGGGTTGTCGTGCGGCACCTGATGGGGACCGGTGATCGTGTCGACTGCGGTGACGACGGCGCCGCCGGTCGCGGTGCGGGCCAGCCCGTCGTGGAGGGCCTGCTGGATCCGCAGCGCCAGCGCGGCGGCGGCGACACCGTCCGCGGCGTAGGCGTCCACGTCGATCTCGGGGCGGTCGAGTCTGAACCCGTCGTAGCCGCCGCCGATACGGACCACCTGGATCCACGGCAGTTGCGTCTCGAACCCGGCGGGTGTCTCGGTGGAGACGGTGCCGGGTTGCTCTTCGCCCTCCAGCCAGGACGACAACCACCCGACCAGCAGGGTCTCGGCGTCGACCATCAACGGCCCCGCTCAGCGGCTGCAGCGCGGCCGAGCGGCCGATACCGGGGTGTGCGGCTCGCGCCCCACTCCACGGCCGTCGAGTGATCGGAGGTGTTGATGACCTTCGCCCAGGCGCGGCGTCCGTCGCCGGGCCCACGGGACTGTCCCGACTTCACCCGAAAGGAGCGGGCGTAGTCGCCGGTGCGGCGCGGCGCGAATCCTTCAGCTCGCTGTTGGATTCGCTCGGCGCGGACCACCATCGCCGCTTTCATTTCCTTGGACCGCAGCATCTTCCCGATGCCGCCGTACCTGGGCCGGAACTTCGGACGCTCCACGACCACGCCCCCTCTCGGTCAGCCGGTGACGCGCGTCAGGGCGACCTGCACGCCCATCCGCGAACCGGTCAGCGGGGACTCGTGCACGCCGGGCTCACCGTCGATCTCGTAGATCACGCCTGCGACCTTGATCCGGTCGGTGGCGCGGACGTCGGTGCCGTGCGGCATCACCACGCTCAGCCCGATGGTCACCTGGTCACGGGCGTCGGTGTTCTCCTGGGATCCGCGCGCCCACACCGCGCAGCCCTCCACCGGGGTGGGCACGTCGGGGCCGGGGACCTTGTTGCCGTGCGCGTCGCGGGACGGCGGTCCGGGCCGCAGGATCGTGACCGTCTTCCCCAGCGGGTATGGGGGCGGCATGTCAGTACCACCCGTCGCCGGGGCCGAGGTCTTCCCACACTCCGCGCGGGTCGGGTTCGTCGCCCCACGTGACCGGCCACGTCACCGTCGGGTCCGCGTCCGCAGGTGTCGGGTCGACGGTGAATGCTCCACCGCGTCCGGCGAGGCGCTGGAGGGTGCGGCGTTCGTCGCGGGTCATGTACAGGCCCGCCTGGGGCCTTTGCACACTGATCGGGCCGACGGTCTCGTAGGCGATGCCCTGCGGGTTGGCGTAGGCGCGGCCGGCGACCGCCAGCACCACCGCTGACGCCGCGTCCGGTAGCGGCTTGACGATCGACTCGGCCAGCAGCACCGCCTGTTCGATCATCAGGTTGGCGCGGGCCTGGTCGATCTCGGACATGTTGAGGTAGACGCGGAGCTGCTCCGCGTCCACGGCTAGGGCCACGGCGATGCACCTCGCTCAGGTCAGAGGGCTTCGACCGCCTCGCACCAGGCGGCAAGGTCCGCGGCCGGGTCCAGGGCCTTTGACCGGGCGAGGCACCGGTCGGAGGCTTCCGCCCACTGGACCGGGTCCTGCAGCGCCGTGACCGCCGACACCCACGCCTGCAGGTCGCCGCGCTCGGCGAAGATGCCCGCTTCGGCCAGCGACTCCGACAGGCCCGGGGTGCCGTTCGCGACCACCGGGATGCCCGATGCCATCGCCTCGACAGCGACACGGCCCCATGATTCGCTCGCCGAGGGCATCAGCAGGATCCGGGTGCGGGCGTACACCTGCTCCCGCATCTGGTCGCCGGGGAGATGGTCGATGACCTCCACGTTCGGGAGTCCGCCGCGGCGCTCGACCTGGGTGCCGTAGGCGCCCTTCACGCCGAGGAACTCAAGGTCGGGAAGACGCTCGGCGAGCTGCCAGAACACCTCGCCGCCCTTGTCGGCGTTCAGGTTGACCAGGGTGATCCGATCGCCCGGGGTGGTGGCGTAGTCGCTGGTGAACACCGGCGGGCGCACCACGATGCTGCTGGTGGGGCGGAGACTTTCGGTGTACTCGCAGAAGTAGCCTTCCGCCTCGGCCTGCATGTGCAGCGAGTTGTACACCGCCAGCGCCGTCGACCCGCGGCCGACGTTCCGGAAGATCGTCGGGTGGGTGTTGTGGCACACCGCGACGAACGGCCGTCCGAGCCCGCGGGCGAGCGCACCAGCCGCCGGGACGTTCTCGTGGTGCGCCACGATCACGTCGCTGGCCTTCGCTGCAGCGGCGAAGTCGAGGCTCGCCGCGAACGGCACCACCTTCACCCCGTCGACGTCGTAAGCCTCGTGGTCGGGCGAGTACCGGGACAGCCACACCGTCACCTCGTGGCCGCGGGCCACCAGGGCCCGCAGCATCGAGTGCAGCATCCACTCCGAACCGGCGTTGTGCCGCGGCGGGTAAGCGTGGACACGAGCGACGACCCGCAGTGGCTTCGCCGCGGTGCCGAGCCCCCGGAAATGCGAAACCGCCGGGTCCAGGATCTCGTCCTGACCGGCGGTCGACTTTCCCGAGGGCCTCCCGGGCGGCTTGGCTCTGGGCTTGCGGGGTCGGCTGGCGCGGCGGGGCGCCTCGGTCACGAGGTGACGCCCGCGCTGGTGTACTTCACGAACGCCTGCGCGTCACCCATCACGAAGCCGTAGAACGCCTCCGCGAGCAGCAGCACCAGGTTCTCCTGGAAGGCACTGTGCACGCCGCCTTCCTCATCGATGTACGTCGCCTCCGCGGAGATCCGGATGGTGATGTCCATGCCCACGCCGTACGCGGCCTGCGACCAGTCACCGCCCAGGGCCCGCAGACCCGAGTCCGTGGAGGTGGACTGTCGGCGCTGCTTGCCGGACACGCCACGCGAGTACGCCAGCGGCTCACCGATGAGGGTGCCGGCGTTCGCCATGTTCGTGCCGGGCGTGGTGGTGTCGACCAGGATCGGCCGGCCCGTGGTGTCGGTGGCGAGCAGCAGCTTCGGCTTCAGCCGCGGGTCCGCGACGGTGCCGGTGAAGTCCCAGTCGTCGTCGACGACCAGGTCCATGCCGTTCACCAGGTCCGCCCACAGACCGCCGTTGGCCTGGGAGGCGGTGCCGAGCTCGATCGCGTTGGTGGTCGCGGTGAGGTGCTCGGCGAACGGGCCCGCAGCGCCCTTCATCGACTTGCCGTGGATCGCGGCGTGGTCGAACGCCCGCGCGAACGCCGTCGGCAGGTCCCGCTGCAACTGCGTCCACAGGCCACCGGCGTTGGTCTTCACGACCTCTTCCGACACCGGAATCAGCACGGCGATCTTCTTCGGCGACATCTGCTTGACGTCGATACCGCCCGAGGACAGCGGCTTGCGGGCACCCGACCCGACCCAGTCTGCGGTCGGGACGTCCAGCGGGATCGGGATGGAGGTGTTCGCGTCGATCGACAGCGGCGCACGCTGCGCCAGCGACATGATCGCGCTCTGTTCCACCGACTTTTCGAAGATCGGGCCCGCGAGCGTCCGCGGGAGGAGATTGTCGTTGACATCCGACAGGAGGATCGGGTCGGTGGTGGCCACCTCAACCCCTTTCTAGCGGCGTCCCTTCAGGAGCCGCGAATTCACGAACCCCGCGAATTCGCTCGCGGGGTCCTTAGCTCTCGGTTGGTTGGCGCCCGACGCCTGCGTCCGGTCCGGTGCGGGTTTGCGCCGCTGCGGGGTGTCCGGCTTCGGCTTCGCCAGGTGCGGCTTGCGGTCGAGGAGGTCCTCCAGGTCCGCCTTGATCCGGTCGGTAGCGATCTCGCCGTCGTCGCCGATGTAGGCGTCCAGGTCGAGAAGCGCTTCCGGGTCGGTTTTGTCGGCGAACCCGTCCGCGGCCATCGCACGGACCTCGGACTTCACAGCCCGCTGCCGGATCCGGTGGATCTCCTGCTCGCGCTCGGTCAGCCGCGCCTGCAAACGCTGCGCCTCGGTCTGGTCGGCCTCGGCCGCCTCGCGGGCACGCTTGGCCAGCGGCTCCAGTTCCTGGTTCTTTCGCTCCAGCTCACGCAGACGCTTCCGCAGGTTCGCGGCCTCGGAGTTCTTCTTGCGGAGCTCAGCCTTGGCGGCCTTCTCGTCGAACGCGCCGCCCGCCTGGGGCTTGTCGTCCTCGGTGTCGTCGGCGCCGGTGTCGGTGACCTCGCTGGTCTCCTGCTCCTGCTCCTCGGTCGCCGTGTCGTCGCCGGTGCTGTCGTCCTGCGCGGTCGTCTGCTCGGTGTCCGCGGTGTCGTCGGGCATGATCGGGTAACCCTCCAGGGGTTCGGATAGGGACAACTCCCGCTCCAGGCGGGAAGAATCTGGGCGGTACAGCGACCACCAGCGGTCGATCGCGCGGCCCGTCCAATCGGGCCGGTTGTCGGCGGCGGCGCGGGCCCGCGCCTGCTCAGCCGATGCCGCGATCACAACCGTCTCGGTCGCGCGCAGCGACCGGGCGAGGCTCCTGCGCTGCTGCGGATCCGGCGCGGAACGGATCACCCACGCCGTCCCCGACTCCATCGCCGAGACCTGCCGCTCCAGCGCGGACCGCAGCACATGCGCCCGGTCCGCCACCTCGCGGGCGTGGTCGTGATGAGCGGTGGACCCGAGCTCTCGGCAGAGCCGGTCGAAGTCGATGACGGTGTCGCCGTCAGATGCCTGTTTGGCGACCCAGGTCGACTTTCCGGAAGCGGGCGGGCCGCACACCAACACGACCCGACGCACGATCACCCCCGGGCGTCAAATGCCTTCCGCCACGCATGCATCTTGTCGCCCACATGGGCCGTGGCCTGCTCGTACAGCTGCTCCCAGTCCTGCACATGGGATGGCGGGACCCACAGCTTTCCTTCGAACACGGGCGCGACGGTGCAGGAGCAATTAGATACAATTACTCCATTAGCTCGGTACCAGCCCGACTCCGTCTGAAAGTTGAAAACTTGGCCACGAAACTCACGGTGAGAGAGATCGACGATGCGGTCGCTCTCTACACGTCCGGAAAGACGTTCCAACAGGTCGCGGCCATACTTGGCGTAAACGCCAGCACCGCCTACGTCGCCATAACCCGTCGCGGGGTCAAAGCGCGACATGCTACCGCTGATAGGGCCATGCTTGACCAAGCGGTCAGTCTGTACGTCAGCGGCATGACCGGACCCGAGGTCCGGGACGCCATCGGCATATCCACCAGCACGCTCCACCGGGAGTTGCGTAAACGTGGGATTCCTGCCCGCAGCCGCAGAACAAACATCCCATCTGCCGACGTGGTCTCCGCATACCTCGCCGGTGAAAGCCAACTCTCGCTCGCTACCCGGTACGGAACCTCGCGACCAGTGATCCGGCGGATCTTGGTCGAGCAAGGGGTTCAACCGCGCGATCGGAGTGCGGCCAGTACGCTCGCGATGGCTGCGCTCACCGACGAACAGCGCGCCGACATGGTCAAAAATGCTCACGCGGCAGTCCGCGGGCGCGACGTCTCCATGGAAGAACGCATCTTGCGCTCGCAGAAGCGGGAACGGACCCAATCCCATGCGACTGGCCGTGAACGACAGTTCGGTCGCCACATCAGCTTCCCTGATGTGATCCCGCAGAAAGCGATCGGCCCCTACAACGTCGACTTTGCTGTCGGTTCCGTCGCCGTGGAAATCCTCGGGGGTACCTGGCACGCTTACAAGGCCGAGCATGCCCATCGCACGCCATACATCCTGAACCAGGGCTGGAACATGCTCTTCATCTGGGACAGACAGCAAGCTCCCCTGTGCATTGAGGCTGCTGAGTACGTCGTCGCCTTCGCGGAGGAGTCCAGCAGGCAGCCAACCCTGCACCGTGAGTACCGGGTGATTAGGGGTGATGCGAAGCTCGTGGCCTGCGGCGGTGCGCAGGACGACCAGTTCCCCCTCATAATCCCGTCGATAGCCAACTTCCGCGGCAGGGCCATCAACTAGCGTCCCGGCGGGCACACAGTGGTCGTGGAACTTGTACTGGCCTTCGCCCTCGAAGTTCCGGTTCGCTCGTCGGCCGGCGGTCTGCCGCGACTTGAAGACCGCGCCGCGGAGCGCCATCAAAGCGCAGAAGTAGCAGGGGTCAGAGTCTGTGATCCTCGCCCACGCAATCGCGCGGCGATCCTTCAGGACGCCCTGATGGATGGTGTCGCGTGCGGTGTCCGCGACCGCTTTCTGCGCGGCGCCGATCACCTTGGTCTCGGCGTCTGCGAGGCGCCGCTCGATCGGCGGCGGGCTGTCACGTTGCGGGATCCACAGGTCCTTCGTCGCCCACCGCAGCGACGTGTCGATCTTCGTCTCCGGCACATCCGGCACGTCGATGTGGAAGGTCCCCGGCACGCGGGCGAGTTCGCGTTCGCTCTCGAAGTAGTCGGCGGCGAGCGACCCTGCCATGTCAGCGTGCTTGGTGATCGCCGCGTCCGCCGCGCGCAGCCACGCAGGCACCGTCGACCCGAATGACCCGAGCCTCACCAGCCGAAACGACGCAGCGATCTGCTTAGCGATCTCCTGCAGGATCTTGAGCTGCTGGCGGTGGTATTCAGCCGCCCGCGACTGCAGGCTCACCAGCCACCCCACTCGATCCCTGCGGCGGCGTGGACTGCTCGGGGCCGTTCACGATCGTGTCCAACAGCGTCGCACCGCGGGCGCGCCGCCGATCAGACTGGACCCGCTGCCTCTGCGACTCGGTGAGACCCACCATCTCCAACGTCACATCGCTGTCGGCCGGGAGAATCCCCGTCTGCACCAGCTTCACAGCCGCGTCGGTCTGGGATGCGATGGTCGGGGTTGCGGCGTTCCGCCATACCGTTTCGATCCGCCGCGCACGGTCCGGTACCTCGCCGTTCGCGACGAGCAGCGCCAGGCGTAGGACGTTTCCCCACACTGCGGACAAGACCGTCTGCTTCCGCTCGGCGCGCTTCACGAGCTGTGCCTCCGTCGAGCGGATCGCGTCCGCCGAGGCCGGGTTGTCGGTCGTGTAACCGAGATAGTGCGGCGGCAGACCAAGCTGGGTCGCCATGATCCGCGCATACAGGTCAACGATCTTCGTGTACGCGGACGGGTCGTACGCGGCGAACGTCCCGACCGTGGGGATCTCACCGTCCTCGTCCCGCTCCAACGCAAGGACCCGGCCGATGTAGGTCTCCCACGCGCTCTTCGGGTTCCCCTCAGCATCCTGAAAGGCGCTCTCGGACGTGCCGAGGATGTACCGCTGCGGCGCCCCGTAGAACTCCCGCGCGACCTCCATCCCCAGCAACGTGCGGCACGCCGCGTCCGTGATCGACATGACCGCCGGGGTGATCTCCGACCGGCCCGACCGGTCCGCGACCCGCTGCCGGTTCGCAATCCGCACCACCGTGACGACACCCAGGCCGTGCAAGTCGCGGTCGACGACAATCCAGCCGCCGTCCGTGGACTCCTCCAGGTGGACTGTCTGCTCCGGCAGATACAGCACCGCCGCCTGCCGGTCGGCGTCCTTGTACAGCCGCAGCGCCGACGTCACCGCCCGTTTCCGCGCGTCATAGAACAGGGTCATGTCCAGCGGCGACTCGACCGTGATCACCGGCGGGTCGCCGTCCTCGTCCGCCGACCCCACCGCCACATACGACCGGCGGTAAATGAACGAGTCCAGGTGCGCGAGCTGCGACTCGGCGATCAGCTCGTTCGGCTCCCACAGGTCCTCAAGCTCGCCCGACTCCTCCGGATCGTCGGCGTACCGCCACGCCTCGATGTCGAGGCGCTGCTCCAGCGCGTCCACACCGATCTGCGGCCACCCGATCACCGTGTGAAGGCCCTTGAGCTGCGGGGGGATCGAAATCCCCAGGTCCCGGATGAGCTGCTCGCCGTTGTAGTAGCAGTCCCGCAGCTCCATCTGCCACCGGCACGCCATCAGGTCCGTGCGGAGCGCGTCGAGCAGGTTCGACTCGTCGTCCGACAGGTTCAGCAGCGGCAGGTCCGGGATCGTGACGGTCACGCCAGCACCACCGCCCTGCCCTTGCCGCGCCGGCCGATGCCCTTGCTCACCGCGTCGATACGCGCCTGCCACGCGAGTGTCGCCGCGACCGCAGCGTCGATCTTCCGCCGCGAATCCGGGTGCTCCTTGGCGATCTGCAAACCGGCGCGGGACGGGCGCCGGCGCGCATTCAGCACATGCCGCGTCAACGTGAACGACCCGTCATGGGTGAGCTCACCGTTGATCACCGCCGCGTGGAACTGCTCCAACGCCCGCACGACCGCCTGCGGACGGTTCATCCACCACTCGATCGGGTGCGCCTGCGAAGACCGGACCCGCATCCGACGCCCGTAGGCGTACTCCCACTCCGCCACGAACGACCGCCAGTCCGCGGCAGGATCCGCGTAGAACCCGACGACCTTGTACCTCTGGAACGCCGACCGGACCGCCGCCTCGACCTCCGCGGTCGGCACCCACCAGTCCTTGCCCGCCGGACCGTTCGGCTGCTCCCACACCGCGACCTCGAACAGAAACCCGTCCGACACCCGGCACCCGATCAGCGCGGTCGCATCAGCCACGCCCCGGTTGCGGTGCTTGGACCCGTCGAACCCCAGCGTGATCCGATCCCCCGGCGCCACCGTCTTCGACGGGTCCGCGCAACCCGCCCACTCGTGCGGCGCCAGCCAAGCATCCGTCGCGCCGGTCTGCGCGTTCAGGAAATAGCGCCGCGAATCCACCGGGTTCTTGCGGGTGTCGTAGAACTCGTCGACGATCCCGTCGAAGTCGTTCCACTCGATCGCCTCACCGAACGCCTCAAGAATCGCCGCCCGCAACTGATCCTCAGCCGACAAGTCCTCGCACTCACCCCACCGGTGGTCATACAGCAGCCGGGCCCGCCGCGACCGTCCCTCCTGAATGTGCTCGGCCAGTTGGAACGTCGCCTCCGCGGTCGACTCCTCACCGGCGGCGAACATCGTGGTGGTCTCCAAGAACCACGTGCCCGCGCCCTTCTTCCGCTTCCGCAGGTTCCGGGTGACCGTGTCGTACATCCGCCGCAACTCCGGCTGGTTGTACAGGTGCGTCTCGTCGAACACCACGAACGTCTCCAGGCCGCCGTCCTTCGACGCCGACGACGCCGTCGACGGACGAATCTCCCCGCCCCCCGGCAGATAGATCCGCGTCAAGCCCGCGTCCATGCCCGGGATGTGCGACAGCAGCGCGTCTCCGTCGGTGAGGTTGAAGAACACCGTGTCGTAGACGTTGCCGGTCTGGCCCTCCTCAGTGGCCATGCACCGGATGAACGGGGACGTGACATGGCGACCCATCGGCTCACCCGGCTCGTACACATACCGGAACCCCAACCCCCACGGGTCCTCGTACACCTCACCGCCGGACGCCCAGCCCGCGAACCGGCACGGCCCCAACGCCTCGAACACAGCGAGCCGACCACCGAGCCCCGACTTGTCGCAGCCCTTCGGCCGCGAGAAAAACGCCGAGTCATACAACCGCTGCGTGTTCTCCGGCTCGTCGCCAATCGCGTAGCAGTCGACGATGAAGCCCGTGAGCTCATCACCGTGGCTGACCGGCTGGCCCTGCACGTCGCCCCGGCCGTGGACGACGAAGTACTCCATCCACACCGTCGCCAGCCACCCCAACGACCGGTGACGGTCATGCCCGGGGGCCCGGACCAGCGTGCGCGGCATCAGCCCGACAGCCGAGCCCGCCGCGACGAAATGTCGGTCACCGACCCGCCATCAACTGGCGCATCCGGCCCCGGCTCCGCCGGCGTAGGCAGCACCTCCATCCGCAAGCGCAGCCGATCCTCCGGCGTCGCCCCGAACTTCGCCGCCCGCAACCTCAACTCCGACGCGAACTCCCACCGGCCCTTCGTCCACATCACGTGATGCATCAGCGCCGTATCAACCAGAAAGTCCCAGTCAGTCGCCGTGAACGTCTGCGCCTGCGGCGACCGCCGCCACGTCTCCCACCACATCACCGTCCGCGGATGCCACGACTCCCCATCGGGCAGCACACCCTCCGGCAGGTCAGCACCGCGAACCACACCATCGACCGCGAGCTCCGTCATCGGCTTCGGGTCCGCGTTGCGCCGCCGGCGCTTCGCCGGGTCCTTCGGAGCAGGCCCGTGTCCAGCCACAGAGAGTCACCACCCCTCGGGCAACGCAAGATCATCAAGGGGCCCCAGACCTGTACGCACAGGCTGCGGCTACATGGGGCCGGGCGGGGTTCCGGCGGGGAGGGGGCTACCGCCCCAGGGTGTCAAGGCTCTGACCTGCCGTTATGCGGGCTTTGGCGCTCTGACCTGCAATAACTGGTCGTGTGACTCTGTGTGACCGACTCTGGATCATGGTCGATGCTGCTGATCAGCGATCTTGAGCGTCGAAGATCGATCATGCTTTGCGGTCAGTCGATCAGGTGTCGATCACGGTCGTCGATGGGCGTCGAGGCGACCTGTGCCCTGCGTGGCAGGCACACCGTGCCCTGGCTGGGGTGGAGGTACGGGTGGGGGTGGGGCTGGGGCTGGGGTGCGGTTGGCCTCACGGTCCGAGGTGGCACGTCAGGCCTTCTTCCTCATGCCCTTGCGGGTTGGGAGCCTTCGGTATCGGACACCCTTGCCGCCTGGCGTGGCGTGTGCATGCTTCCTAGCCCAAGACTTGTGAGTGGCGAAGGCCCATCTCCACTGGATAACTGAGCCTTGCTGCGGAAGCCGTGATACTTGCCGCCGCGCTTGGCCACTGTCATCACCTCCTGTGGTCAGCAGGCTGGGAGCGCCTGCACCAGGACACCTGCGATGCCTGTGGCGATGACGAACTCCACGCCTGGGAACGAGTCGCGTAGCCCTGCGAGCATCGCCTTGCGGTCGTCGTCGGATGGTTCATCGGCGATGGCGAGGAGGACACGGTCTCCGGGGCGGAGCACGATCATCGGGGGCTGGGTGTCGGAGCGGAGGACCTGCTCGGGCTCGAAAACCCCGAACGTGACGTCGTCGGGGTTGGGGGGTTCGGTCACTTCCGCTTGCCGTTGCCCTTGCGCTTCCGGCCGGCCGCGGACATGGCGCCCATCTTCTTCGCCCCGTACTTCTTGCGGCCCACGCTCGCGGCGACGGCGTTCGGGTCGCGGGCACCGGACTTGGCGGCCGAGGCGGCGACCTGCTTGAACCGCTTCCCGGAGCCGAGCTTGGGGGCCTTGCCCTTCGTACCGCCGCTCTTGGACTTGCCGCTGCTGGACTTCTTCGCTGCCACCGTGGTCACCTCCAACTTCAGCGCTGGTCTGGCGGCCGGTTGGCCCCTGCGGTCAGGCGCTCTTGAGCCAGGCCCAAACCTTGCCGTTGCGAATTTGTCTTATCAGAGACTCGCTAACCCCGTACCGATCGGCCAGGAGGGCATGTGGTGCCGATGATGCGCGGATCTCAAGGACATCGGCCTCCTGGAGCTTCGCGCCAGGGTTGTCGGATCCGAGGTCTGTCCGCGACTCAAAGCGGCGGGAGTTACATCGAAGGCACGTCGGAACGAGGTTCGTTGGTGTGTTGTTACTTCGATCCCAATCCAGGTGATCGGCCGTCAGGGTGCCGTCTTCCCACGACACCATCCGCTCACACCAATGACAGGCGTGCGTCCCGGGACCAATGGCGTCGTACAGAACCGCTCGGTGAACATAGACGTAACCCCGCTTGTTGCTGAGCGGGTGGTTCACGACCATCTTCCTGATGTAGCCGTCTGGACGGAGATTGCCCTGCCCGTTCGGCCTGTGCCGGAGTTCCAACCCGCCAGGGTCTCCGTGCTTCTTCCAACGCCTCACATGAAGGGAGCACCATCCATGCGAATCGTGAGGGCGAACGCAGCCCTCAACGCCACAGACACGTTTAGGCTTGTTTGGCACATTCTAATTATGGCAGACAAATTGCCTATCGTTGGCTATCTGACAATGCCTGGGTGAGCTTCCGCTGGTCTAGTGCGCTTCGGCTTGCGGGCCTGGGCTGCGCGTCCGCCCTCGGCCGATGATTTGGTCTGGTGGCAGTCGAAGCAGATCGCTGCGAGGTTGGCGTCACTGTCGTCGCCGCCTGCTGCGCTGTTGGCGACGTGGTCGACGTGTGTGGCGTGGTTGCCGCACTTGTAGCAGGTGTGGTTGTCGCGGGTGAGGATCCGGCGTCGGATCTTGTCCCATCCAGTGGGCAGTGTCGCTTTCCGGGTGCTGGTCTTCCACTGCCCGTTCGGCATCAGGCACCACCCGCCAAGATCGCCGTTACCCGCGGGTGGCGACTGCTGACTTGTCGCAGGTCACAGGCTCGGAGGTCAGGGCACGGATCGTGTCGACATCGCCCGCGTCACCGGCTGCGAGGTACCGCTGGTAGCGGGCGACGGCTGCGTCGTACGCCGGGCCCGACTTCGGTGGGCTGTCGTGGTGCAGCGCGTACACGCGGCCTTCGTGGCGGACGGGTTCCGCACCGAGTAGAAGCCGGTGGCTGATAAGCCATGCGACGTCTTCGGGCGCCCAGCCACGGAAGTGCTCGTCTTGCCCGCCGCACGCCCACCAGGTGGCCGGGGTGGTGACGTACACACCCGACGTGGCAGCGAGGACGACGAGGTGTGCGCAGCGTTCGAGCGGGATGCCGTCCAGGAGTTGGTCTGTGCCGTCGCGGCGGAGAGAACGGTACTGGTCGTAGGGCAAGTGGACTCGGGTGTCGCCTTCCGCGTCGTGGATCGCGGCGAGGAGCGGCTCACGCTCGGGGAGAGTGTCCGCGTCGGCGAGAACCGCGACGTCGTACCCGCCGACCTCAGCAGTGCGGACGGCCTTGTTGCGGCACGCGGCGAGGCAGAACGGCTCGTGGTCGGTGTCAACGTCGATCACGTCGGCGTCCGGGAGCAGGTCCCGGTACCGCTGGACCGTCAGATCATGGGCGTACACGCGGTGAGGCTGAGAACGCCAAGGGATGCCGACGAGGACGCGGGTCATCGCCGACTCGCTGCGCGTAGGAACAGGTACGCCTCACGCTGCTCCGCCGGGAATCGGTCGGTAGGTGCACCGCAGCGGGGGCAGATCAAGGCGCGAAGCGGAGTCGGTGACCCCATGTCGTCGTCGGGTTCGATGTGGCCTTCACGGGAGCACGCCTCCACGGCGGCGAGGTGTCTGGTCTCGCGTTCCTCCGCGTGGCGTTCCGCGTCCAGGTCCCGCTCGATACGGCGGATGGTCGCGTAGTCCGGGACCTGCTTCGGACGGGCTGTGAAGCGGCGCAGGGCACGCTCGGTGAGACTAGTCACGGCTGGTTCTCCGTCAGCTTCCGCATCAGCGCCTCCGGAGGGCGACGCGGCGGGCGGCGCATCCCGTTGGTGATCACAGCACCCATGAGCGCGATCAGTTCGTCCACCCGCCTGCGTTCATAGTCCAGGTCAGCGCGGAGCGTCCGCATGTCGGTGGTACCGCCGTAGTGGCCGGCGAGAGCCTCTAGAAGAGCGCGTGCTTCGCTGTCGCCGATCCGAAGTGTTGGCTCAACGTCAAACCGTTCTGTGGGCAGGTCGGCCCATTGGACCGCTGTGGCGTCTCCGCCCTCGATGATGCGGAGAATCCGGGAGGGGCGTTCACCGTCCTGTTGGTCGACCAGGTACACGGCGAGCGACAGGGACGGAAGGTCCTCGCGGATGTAGGCGCGGATCACGACGCGCTGTTCTGGGCGCTGGTGATGACCGCGCACACAATCTGCATTGCCTGACCCTCAGTGAACCCGGCCGCGACGAACGCCTCGTAAGCCTCGTGGAGTTGAGCCGCGCCAGCGGCGAGCTCGGTGATCGGGTCCGCGGGCATGTTGTCGCTCACTGCAGCCCCACAGCCTTGGTTGCAGCCGCATGGGCTCGCTTCGCGGCCCGTTCGATTTCCTCGGCGTCGATCTCCGGCACGAACCGGACGACCACCTCACCGACCGAGGTGGGTTCGTTGTCCACGTCGGCTTGGATGACGACGTCGTCCGGGAGCGGTGCCGCGGTTTGGATCATGTCGCGGACTTGGTCCTCGTCGAACCCTGCTTCGCGGAGTTCGTCGCGGTACGCGGCGAGACGCTTCGCTGTGGTGCGTGCATCGTCCACCGTAAAGATCTTGTTCAGAGCGTCGGAGGGGCGGAACGAGCCAGTGTCGGTGGGTTCGCTCATGGCGGAGCCTTCCGGGTTGGAGTGGGTTGGGCCCGGTCTGCGTCCAGCACCACCCACTCCAAGAGCGGCAGAACACAGACCGGGAGTCTTCAGGGGCTTACGGCCGTCCGGTCGCCGCACCAGTGACACCAGCGGATCTCGCGGTTAGGCCCGGTCGTTGTGCGCCAGTGGCCGCCGAATGCGTGCAGGACTCGCATCGCGAGGCTGTAGCTGCGCGAGTAGACCCACACGTAGGGGTCGTGGGGGAAGCCGCGCTCAACCTTGAAGCTGCGCTTTGCTCTGAACGTGCGCGGCATGTACGCGTCACCTCTCTCAATACGCAGTGCCGACGCGGTGGTGGCCGATGTGCTCCACAAGCGGAGGGTCCGTACGGCGGCCCCAGTACGCCCCACGGGCCCCTGCATCGGCGAAGAGAAGCTTCCCGAACCGGCTCTCGGACCAGTCGCCCTCTGGCCAGTCACGCTCGAACGTCCGACGCGGGATCAGGCACGGGTTCCCGGTGAAGCAGGCGCGGTGCTCGATCCAGGTGTGCTCGCCGTCCGTGGCCTCGGTGAAGGTCTGGCCCTGCGCTTCGAGGGCCTCGATCATCCCGCCGTGTGAATGCTCGTTGCCAAACCACGGCTGGCGCTTCAACGCGATCTGCGTCAGGTACGGGTGGCTGTCGAGGACACCGACGAGGGCGTCCAGGTTCACGTCCGCGTTGAACGTGAAGTCGTCCTCCAGCAAGAAGAACGAAGTGGTGTCGTAGGGGCCGGCCCAATGACGGGCCAGCGCCCACACCTGGCGCATCGCCTGCCAGTAGCCGTTGGGTTCTGGGAGGTGAAGGACCTTGCCGTCCCAGGGGCCGCCGATGAACTCATCTGCGAGCCACTGCCCGTAGGTCGGGTCGCCGGAGTCGTCCACGATGACCATGCCCGCGACGCCCGACAGGTGGCGCTGCGCGGACGGGATCGTCTTGGAGATGCACTCCGGGCGGCCGTTCGTGAGGCAGATGATCGGGACCACGACGATCACCTGCCCTCCAGCGGGTCAGTCGTTCTGCTGCGGCCCTTCGGGGAGGCGGCACTCGAAGGTGAGCGGGGTCAGGTCGTCGTCGGTCGGGTGCCATCCGGCCCATCGGCGTAGCCTGCCGCCGCTGGTGACGATGCGCCCGCAGGAGTCGCGGGACCAGGTGATCTCGTCGACGACCACCAGGTCGGCTGTCGCGGTGCGGGCGTTTTTCACTTCGTTGCGGGTGACAATGACCTTGTCGACCCGGCTCCGTGAACCCTTGACCTCGACCGTGCGGCTGCCGTGCTGCTTTTCAACGAGCAGATCGAAGGGTTTGCCGAGCACGGTGACGGACCAGCCTCGTTCGCGGTACCAGGCGGCAGCCACCTCGACCCCGCGCCGCTCGACAGCTTGACGGAGGACTGGGTCCGGCTCGCGGGTCAGCCCCTGTCGCACTGCCTCACCAAGAGCTTCACGTCTCGGGGCGGTCGTGCCCAGGCGAGACTCGATGCGGGGATCAAACTGAGGCTGATCGGAGATCTGAAGTACCGACTTGACGCCAACTCCGAACCTGCCGAGCCGGTTCAGGTCAGTCAAGGGCACGAAGTGGTTGGTCGTGAACTGCTGCTCAGTTGTTCGATCTTCGGTTGCCCGGAGTAGCTCACTAATGATCATGCCAGCTTCGACCGTCTTGCTTAGGCCGACAGCGTGAGCTAGGACGATACCTCGGTGCAACTCTGACCACTGGAGCGGCGTCGGAGGCCGAAGACGGGAGGCGGGATTCTGCTTGGACACGGGCCACACCGTACGGTAAACGTCCGACAGCGAGCGGTAGTTCTACGGGCAAGGGTCCTCGACCAGCTACAACGGATTTGAACCGTCGGGTCCCACGCACCGGACGGTACCGGCGTCTGAGACCTCGTAGACGTGAATATTGAGCCGTTCTCGCACTGCAGCCGGGACTCTGAGCGCAGCCGTCACGCCCTTGGTCGGCACCACGACTGCGAAGCAGGCACTTAGATCGGTCATGCGGCGCAAGATTTGGCCGTAGGCGATGTCGAGGTCCGTGCCGAAGTCACCGGCGTCGCCTTTGACTTCCACGTACAGCGCCTGACCGCTTCTCGCCGCGACGATGTCACAGTCCCCGCTGTCCTCGGCTAGGTCCCAACCGTGCCCTTTGAGGTAATTGCAGAAGGCAGCCACCACTCGGGGTTCATCGCCAGCCATCGGAGTCCCTGCTGATCACACGCCCATTGTCCCAGAAAGGCGCAGTGATCACATGTTGACGGACCGGGCGGCGAGCGCCCTCTTCACGCCCTCTGCCAGCGTCACGCGCGGCGTGTACAGCTCGTTGAGCCGGGTGGGGTCGCCGACCCGGTACGCCACCCCAGCAGGCTTCTCAGGGTGCAACTCGAAGCGCGGCGCGTAGCCCGCCTCCGCCGCGAACATGGCTGCAAGGTCCGCCATCGACGTGCCCACGCCCGTCGCGATGTTCAAGGGGCCGTCCACAGCGTTATCCACAGCCGCGAGAACAGCACCCACGACATCGTCCACGTGCACCCAATCGCGGACCTGGGAGCCGTCGCCCCAGATGACGAACGGGTCCTCGTGGCGGCGTGCGCGGTCCCTGAACGCACCGAACGGGAAGTCGCTCGACTGGTCCTCGCCATAACCGGAGAACGGCCTGACGATCGTCACAGCACCGCCCTGAGCCCGGTATGCCTCCGCCAGACGCTCCCCCATGAGCTTCACGGCGCCGTAGATCGCATCCGGGTTGTCCGGGCCAAGCAGGTCTATGTCCGTCTCCGTGAGACGGTAGGCACGGTCGCCCTCTTGGAAGGCGATCGGATACGCGGCGCTCGAACTCAGATATACGACTCGGCCGGGCTTGGTGCGGGCGGCCCACTCGAACATGGCACTATCCAACGCGAGGTTCCCTGCGCCGACCGCGAGCGCACGCCCGTCGATCGCGGCGCGGTGCGGCGTGACGGCTGCGCAGTGGATCAGCAGATCCCAGTGCTGGTCGTCCTCGCGAAAGAACGAAAGCGCGTCTTGGCCCTTCGGTGAGCAGGGCACGTCGAGATACAGCCCGAAATCAACATCGGGACGTTCGTTCAGGGCGGCGACGAGATGGCGTCCGAGGAACCCGCGCGCTCCGGTTACGACAACGTCCACGGCGGCCTCCTCACACCCTGAGAGCGTCAGACGGGATGCGGAGCGTGCCGTCACCGTTGAAGCCCTGCCCCACGAACCGTCCCGGCATCCGGCGCGTCGGCCAGCCCCGAAGATCACCCCGAACGTCGTCGTCCATCCGCGGGGACTCCGGGGAGGCGTGGATCACCGCGCGGGACACCGCCACCGGATACACCACATCCCGAAGCCACATCTGGTCCGCCTGGTAGTGCTCGACCGGGCCCGGCTCGTACGGGACGTGGTCGCGGACCCGGCGTGCGCCGTGGCGTGTGCAGCCCCACATGCCCGCGAGGATCGGCATCCCATGCTCAGGGTGGTCCCTCATGATGTGGAACTCGGCGCCCGTCCCGAGCCACTCCTCGACGGCGGCGCGTTCACGTTCGTCCGGGCGGGAGTCACAGTCCCGGAACATGATCACGTCGAGGTAGTCGTCGCGGAGGGCTCGGAGGCGCCAGAACGTCGACCACCAGTCCTCCACCTGCCCGCGCATCGCGACCAGGTCGGCGTTCCCGAACGCCGCGATCTCCTCGCACACTTCCGTGGGGATCGAGTCACCGACGTAGAAGCGGAGCATCCACCCCGGGTACAGAGTGGCGCAGATCTTTGCGTTCTCGACCGCGCCGCGCTGGTACAGCGGGTCCGTGCCGAACAGAGCGTAGGAGATCAGCCTCACAGCAGCGCCCGGAGCTTCGCGACGTCCGCGTCGAACCCGGTCTCCAACCACCGTGCGTACGCCTGCCGGTCCCGCTCCGCGGCGTCCGGGTGGTTCACCTCGGCGTACCCATGATCGTCCTCGGCCTTTCCCGCGATCGGGTGCATGTGCTCCACGAGGACGTCCGGGAGGTAGCGGATCCGGTCGATCGCCCGGCCGAGATCGAGCCAGCTATTGTCGGCCCACAAATGCAAAAGGCCAGGTGGGACCATGTATCCGAGAGTCTGGATGATGTTCGCGGTCATCGCGACGTGGGTTGGGAGCCGCTCCCCCATGTAGCCGTCATCGCCGTACACCATGCCTACACCGCCGAGCGATGCCAGCACCGCCAGGTAGGTCTCGTCGAACGCAGGGGTCCTCGGGCGGTGGTCGTCACCGAGGAACCCGATCGCGTAGTGATCGGCGGCTCGTTCGAGCGCGACCTTGTTGAGCGTCGGGCACATCCGAAGCCGCGGCCCGACCGTCAGCTCGATGCCCCGTTCGGCGCACACCTCGCGGTAGCCGTCCAGTGCTGGGTCATCGTCGTCCGCTGCGACGAGCAGTTCGGCGGCGCCGGTGGTCGTGGCGGACCAGGCGTCCCACAGGTCGGCGATGTTGTGGGGGCGGCCACGCGACGGAACGATCATGAGCAGGTCGGCGGGCACAGATGCTCCTCATGTGATGCGTAGGAGGCCGCTGCGGAGGACCGGGATCTCCGGCTCGGCGGTCACCCGGACCCACACCCGATAGGCGCCGTCCGCGAGTAGCAGCGTGCCGCCAGGGCCGATCAGAAGCTTCGCCGTCGAGCCGTCCCACACGTCCGCAGGCACCCAGTCGTCCTCTGCGGGCTCCTCAGCGCCTATGTCGACGACCGCGAGCTCCACGGGCTGGTCTGCGGTCGCGCCGGACACGGGGACGTGGATGTACTCGCGGCTCGTCGACGGGATGATCAGCACGCGCCCTCCCGTGATCTCAGAGGGTGGGCGGGCCCGCGTTCCACGTCCTTGAGGCGGCACCGCCGCGCCACGTTCGCGTCAGCGAGCCGCACGACCATGAGCGGGCCAGAGACCCGACCGTGATGTCCGGGGGTTCGGCGACGTCGGCGTGCACCAGCAGGGCAGGGAACGTCACCGAAGCCGTCGCTAGGGCGGGCGAGGGTCGAGCGCCGACCGTGACCGTCGGGACGGGGACCGTCGCTGTGAGAGCCAGTAGCGCGGTCTGTGCCGCGGTCTGGGCGAGCACAGCTGGCGTTGGGACCGTCACCGCGGCGGAGAGCAGCACGGGTGAAGCAGACGTTCCCAGCCTCGGTGTCGGCGCGAACGTCTGTGCCGCGGCGTGGAGCCTTGAGGGCTCCGCTGCGGCCTCTGTTGAGGGTGCGGGCGCCTGGACGGTCACCGCCGCGTCAAGGGTCGGCGGCGCCACCGTGGCCGTCGAACTCGCCTCAACGGTCGGGGCTACGATAGTCGCCGCCGCAGCCACGGTCGCTGGCGCCGTAGCCGCATCGGTGATCAGCTCCGGGACAGGAACCGCCGTGGTCGCGATGACCCGGCCCGGGGTGATCGTCGTACCGGACGATGTTTCGAGCGCAGGCCCCGCGAACAACGCCGCGGCCGGTGCGACCGCCGGCGCGGCGGTTGCCCCTGTCCTGATTGAGGACGCCGGGGCGGCGCTAGAGGCTTCCAAGCACGACGGTGATGCGGTCGCGGAGGCTGAAGGTTCAGCCGTCTGGAACGCCGCGGCGGCCTGGACACGGCTCAGTGCAACCGTTGCGCCGGTCCGCACCGTCGGCGCGAGAACCGAAGCCGATGCGGCGGCGCGGGCCGGGGTCGTGCTGCTGCCCGCCGACACCGACACCGAAGGTGTCGATGTGGCAGCGGCCGGGCGAGACGGTACGGTCGACGCCCCAGCGGACACTGCCGGTGCCGGGGTCGAAACCGCCCGCGTCAGCGCGCCCGGAGCCGCCGTCGCGGCGGTAGACGCGGCGAGCAGAGCCAACGACCACGTCGTCACACCCGCCGCGGAGACGGTCCCTGTCCAGTCCGGCGGCGTGACCGCCACACCCGATGCGTGGGTCGCGGCGAGCCCGTCGTCGGCGACGGCGCAGATCGTGCCGCCCGTCCCCGTCGCCAGGCCATCAGTGTCGGCGCGTTCGGTGTAGATCGTGCTGTAGCCCGTCGACCCGGAGGTGGCGCGTTCGGCGACCATCGACACGATCGAGCAGCCCGCGACCGCCGGCGTCACCGCCGGGCACGCATGCGCGGCCACCGGGGTGCTGCCCTCGTTGCGGCTCGTGAGCGCGTTCACCGGGTCGGTCTGGTCGCAGCCGCGGTAGATCACCAGGCAGCATGACTGGCGGTTCGCGGCGCTCATCACCATCGACAACGACCCGGACTCCGAGCCGGTACACACCCGGGAGTAGATGCGGGTCCGCATGGAGCCCTGCGCCGAGTTCAGCGTCGCTTCGAGGGTGAAGCCGGGCGGGTCTGTGGTGATCGTCTGCGCTGTGCCGTTCGCCCACAGCAGCAGCGCCACATCCCCGGCTGCGGGCGCGGACCCGCCCGCGGGCCAGGTGACCGAGAGGGTGGCGATGTTCCCGCCGGCGGTGGCGGAGGAGACGTAGGAGATCGCCACGGCGGATCACCTCACGCCGCAAGCAAGACGATCAAGGTACGAGGTCGACAGCGAAAACCCCAGCGGCATTCCACTGGATGAGGAATTGGCCTGCGGAGGTGCTGTAAGCCTGGCCGAAGTCGATCGCGCAGATCGCGTTGTTGCCCGCCAGGCCGTCGGCGTACAGCAGCACGCCCCGGGCGCCGGTGATCGTTGAGTTCGACCAGGACGTGTCCGCCTGGTCGTAGGTGATCACGCCGGACGCCCCGGTCAGTGTCGGTGAAGCGACCGCGGTGCCGCCTGCGGTGTAGCCGGTGCCGGACACCTCACCGGACGCCCACACCCCAGCGCCGTACGCGGCGTTCGCCGCGGACGCATCGAAGTCGGGAGTGACGGCGTTGTCGAACAGCGCCCACTTGTTGCTCGTCGACGACAGGTCGACAGCGAGCTGGGTGGCGTCGAGGACGTCGATGAGTGTCGCGACGAACAGGCCGCTGCCGGACCAGGCCATGATGATCTACCGCTCCTCGTGAGTCGTGGTCTGCACGGTGACGCGAGGGGCGTTGATCGTGACGTCCTGCCGGTCGCCAGACCGTTCGGTGACCGTGTTGCCGAGCTCGTCGGTCGTCGCCTTGAACCGCTGCCCGGCCTCGTCGCGGCCCGCGCGGACCTGGTCGCCGGAGCGGCGGGAGATCGACCCGATCGACCGCATCCGTTCCAGCCACTCAGGGTCAGCGGCCACAACAACCTCCCGGGAAGCCTTGGTCTCGGGGCGGGTGCCTGCCCCGCGGTAAAGACCCCTCAAAACTGCGGGACAGGCACCCGGCGCGCGGCCGGTGGGGAACCGGGAACCGCGCAGGGGGCGCACCACGGGGCGGCGCGCAGCACACCAGACAGGCCCGTAACTATGTGACCAGCGGCAGGGCCAGGGTGTGCGCCTAGAAGATCGAGAAACGTCGGTGCTTAAGCCGCCGCGTAACTAACCGGGCCCCGGCGGGCCCTCTCGCGGAGCTTGTACTCCACCTCGATCACGTCACGGAAATCGAACAGTGGGCGCCCCTTCGGATCACGGAATTCCGTGCCGTCGGTGTCCTTCGCGACTTTGAGGTGCCCGCGGTTTTTCCACTGCCGAATCGTGCCGGGCTTCACCCCGGCGATCTGAGCGGCGAGATCAGAGTTCACCAGTCCGGACGAGGGGATCTCGATGTCGTCTCTGCTCACGGATCGCCCCCAGACACGACGAAGGCCCCCAGCCGCAAGTTTCGGGCTGAGGGCAGAAGGGTCCTAACCGGGGACAATACGCGTAACGGCGTTCCCGAGCAAATTAACGCTCCGGCCGGAACCTTCGGGCTGTCGTTGTCAGCGCGTCACCTGCTGATCGGCCTCCTCCTCGTACTCTTCGTACTCCTCCTTCGACATCACCCTGCGGCAGTCCTCGTTGTTGCAGTGGATGCGGTCATCGTCGTGGAGGAACAGAGACCGGCGGCGGCACCGGGGGCACGGCAGCGGCTTGTGTCGGAGCGGTGGACGGGTGGACGTCGCCGCTTGGAGTTTCGAGTGCTCGATCAGGACTTCCCGGCCGAAGTCCTCGGCGAGGTCAGGGTGGGCGAGGACGGCATCGACGCGTTGCAGCATCCATGCGATGGCGGAGGTGAGGGCCGGAGCGTTCGCGCCACGGTAAGGCGGATGTGGCCAGCCTTGCGTGTCCCGGTATGCGATCTCCCAGGAGGTGAGCCAGCGGAGCAGGTCATCAAGGTCGTCCTGCCCAGGTGACGGGGTTCGCGCTGACTTCGTCGAAGAGACCCGGTCTGTGATGGCCTGGCCAGGTGCCTGGTATCCGTCGGTCATCGTGAGGCGCAGCGAGGCGAGTTCGTCGAGGTCCGCGAGAGAACGGCGGATGGACGCCACGCACGACGCGCACCACACCGGTTCTCCTGGCCGGGGGATCCAGCCGGGCGGCTCAGGCTCCTCGGGACGTTCTGGGCGCGGCCCAGCAACGTCCTCCCCGTGCTCCGCGACGGCAGCCCGCCATTCAGCGAGCACCTCTGGGAGGGCGCTGCACTCGGCGTCCCATTCCTGCCGGGCTTCCTCGTACGTGGCGAGAGCTCTGCGGTAGCCCGCATTGCAGCGCCCCGGGCAGATCGAGCCGCCGGCGGCTGGCGTGTCCAACTCGATGTCCATCGCGTTCGTCATGGTCCCCCCATGCTTGCTCGCGGGCTGGTTCAGCCCTTGACCTCAATGCGCTTGATGCTCGACCGCCACGTCGCAGTCGCTCGGACGACCGTGGTCCCCGGGATCTCGGCCCGCATCGCCTCCTGAACGAACGCGGCAAGTTCGTCCAGAGTCATGCCGTGTTTGGTGTCGGCGGCCTCGGCCTTCACGGTCTTTTCGGTGGCCATCACAGGGTCTCCTCGCGGTCGAGTTCGTCGGCCCAGCACAGGTAGTCGCAGGCGCCGCTCAACGTCGGTCCATGCCGTCCACGAGCAGGATCACTCCCGCGATGACGAGGGCGGCGATGCAGACGGTGACCGCCATGGTGATGGTGGCGGCCAGCCAGCCCAAGTCACTCGCGCAGGCGGCGAAGAGTCCGCCGAACACCAGAGCCAAGATCGCCACCCCGGCGATCAGCCGGACGTTCACGTGGTCTCCTCAGGGCCGGGGCAGATGAACGGGTACGGCAGGTCGCGGCGTCCGGAGCACGCGGGGCAGTCCTCGGCGTTGCCGCCGGTGTGCTCGGCGGGCGGCGTCGCCTCCGGCTGGTCAAGGGCGGCGAGGACATCGGCGGCGGGCACGCGCGCGGGGAACGGCACGCCGCCGAGCATGAAGCCGGGGCCGTTCGCGGCCTTCTCCTGCGCTGCTGTGGCAAGGGCCCGCACCCGTTCGGCAGCGGCGAGGGCCTCCCAGGCGCGAAGACTGTCCGCGGTCGGGTATCCGCTCACGTCGGCATCCCAACCGTCACGGTCGTCGGGCTCCCAGCGACTCACGGCGGCGGCGATCATGCTGAACAGGTCGTGACGCATGTCGGCGGGGAGGCTGAGCGGGACTTCAACGGCGACGGTCCAGGTGTCGACACTGGCCTGTCGGCCGCAGCCTTCGCAGGGGCGCGGGTGGCTCAACGGGTCTCCTTCGGCTTCGGCGCGGTGATGCGGTGCCACCAGCGGGCGGGCCGCCATGCCGGGTACCGGCCGGTCGCGACCCAGGTCCGGCCGCAGCGGGGGCAGGCAACGCGGGCGCGGTGCGGGTGGTGCTCGGGGCGGCTCGGGGGCGGGCAGGTCATGTGAGCTCCTTCGACTGGTCAAGGGCAGCGAGGATGGCGTCGCGAGGAACAACTACCTGCACGTGGGTCTCGCCCTCGCCTCCCCGGTGGATCGCGAACGCCCTGCCGGTAGGTGACGGCTCCAGGGCTTTGCGCACCCCATGCACGGCGGCTTCGTCCTGTTGGAGGCGCTCCTCGTGGCGGCTGGTGATGCAGGCGCTCATGTACCGGGTCGCCGTGTAGATCCGTTCGATGGTCGCGAGCCGCTCCGCAGGGTCGGCGCGGTTAAACCAGTGGAGCCACTCGCCCGGCGTGTACACGGCGGCGGGACGTTCGGCTGGTGGTTCGGTCTCACCCTCATGGATCGCTGCGAGCGCCCGCTCGGCCTGCTCGGCGCGGGCCTGCCAGGTGCTACTAGCCCCCCGGTCGAGGGCGGCTTCAAGGTCCGCAACTCGGACGACCTGCTCGGCGTCCGGTCCGGCGAGCATGGTCTTGTAGGCCATGACGTTGCGCACGCGTGCGATCGCATCCTCGGCCTGCTGTCGTCCGAGGCGCGCACCGTTGGCTATCTCGTTCCAGTCCTCTGCGTTCTGCCACGCGGACGCCGCTTCGGCTTCGGCCTGCTCGGCGCGCTGGGTCTGCTCGGCGAGCGCGGCCTCGGCCTTGTCGACGTCCTCTTCGGCGGACTTGTACAGGCCGATCTGGGTGGCGAGCGCTCGGCGCAGGTCGGCGATCTCGGCCTCAACGACGGGCAGGACGGCGTCGGCGCGGGCGAGGGAGTTCGCGTGGAGGTTCTCCAGGGTGCGCGGGTGGACCGGCGGGGACGTGCGGGCCGTCCCCGCCGCGTTGAGCGTCCACTTGTTGAGCGCCTCTGCCAGCCGATCGCGGAGCGCTGTGTCTGACGTTGACGCGAGCGGCTGGACCTCGGGTTCGGGTTCGCTGATCCGGTGGCAAATGCAGTCCGAGTTGTCGCAGAGCTGGTCACTGTCCGGCTCGGGTACAGTCGGTTCAGGCATAAGGGATCTCCTCGACACGGTAGGTCGGGCGACCGTCGCTGTAGCGCGGGATCAGGTTCTTGATCAGCCGGTCGGTCTCGTCGTCGCAGTACGGGCCGAAGGTGTTGCCGTCGCCCCCATCGGGGTCGAGGAGGATGACGAGGCGTCGGCCACGCGGCTTCTTGCAACCGTCGGCTGCGCAGATGTCGCTCGGCGCTGTGCGCGCTGGGCCGGTGCCTGGTGTACGGGAGTCGGTCACCGCGTCTCCCGGTGGCTTTGAGGCGCGCATGGGGCCTTCGTCGTGCGGCGGTCGATCTCCAGCTCGGCCATCTCGGCGTAGATGATCGCGGCGAGGCCGGTCGCCACCGCGCCGATGCTCGCGTGGAGCGGGTCCCTGGCGGCCCAGCCGACGACGCTGACCGCGACGACCATGGTCACGATGCGGATGATGCGAAGGCGCTTCATCATCCCTCCAGGTGGACGTCGCGGTGTGCGGTCAGGTCCCCGCCCGTCCACGCGTCCGGGTCGCAGTTCGGGGCGCACTGACGGATCCCACCGCGCGGGTCGAGGACGTCGCCGTTGTGGCGCGGGATCAGGTGAACGTGCAGGTGGTCGATGCTGCGCCCGGCGGCCTCACCGTCGTTGATCCCGATCGTCCAACCGTCTGGGCGGCCGACCTTGGCCTCGACCAGGTTGCGGGCGTAGCAGAGGACGCCGTACAGCTCGGCGGACTCGGCGCCGTCCAGGTCGAAGGTCGAGACGACGTGCCGCTTGGTGACCAGCTCGACGTGCCCCGGGTTGGCCGGGTAGGCGTCGAGGCGGATGTACCAGGAGGCGGACTCGCCGAGGATGGTGTGCGCGGAGCGGTCGCAGAACAGGCAGCCGTGCTGAGCCCTTGCCGTGGGCTCGCCCGTGCGGTCGACGGTCACCGCCGTTCCGGTCGTATCGCGTCGGCAGTGGCGACCAGAGCCCCTGCGGTGCGGGTAGAGAGCCGACTCCGGACCGCCGCAGTAGCAGTTCTCCTCGGGAGGCCAGCGCCTGCTGGGCATGCGGTCCCCCGTCATGACTCGCCCCGCCCGATCTCCCGGGCCTGCCGGATCGCCTCGTTGAACGCCGCCTCACCGGCGACGCGGTGGCAGTTGTGCTCGTCACCGGCGTCGCACGGGTTCACCTCCTGGGGCTCCGGAGCGGACCACTCGCGCATGGTCGCTTCGAGCCTCGCGACCTGTGCGGCGGCCACACGCTCGCGGACTCGCCGCTCGTGCTCGCCAGGCCTCGCCATCTCACACAGCCGGACCGTGTCGTCCGGTGTCCGCTGGGCGGCCTCGGTCTCCCGGTCGGCGATCTCCTCCGGCGTTCCGAACATCCATCGTTGGAACACTTGGAGGGCGCGATCAGCGGCCTCGTCGGCCGAGTGGAGCACCACAGCCGGATAGCCGTCATCGGCGGTCACCGTGTGGGACGTGAGGCCAGCCGCGACCAGGAGACCGCGCAGGTCGTCCTTGCTCGGCGGGACCGGTTCAGGGGCGTGTCCGCAACGTCCCCAGACGAGCGTGTGCTCGCCCGCCTTACGGCATTCACGCGCACACCCCTCGAACTCGGCGGGCACTTCGCTGGGCTTCATCCTGCCTCCCGCACGGCGTCGAGCGTGGTCACAGCAGTCCTCCTTGAACGGTGACGTCAGCGGCGGGCACATGACACGGCACCGGCCACCCGTACGGCTTCGGGCCCGGCGGGTACACGGCACGGGGACGCGGCTCGTTCACCGGCCCGAGCATCAGCGCCGCGTGACAAAGATCCGGTTCACCGGGCTCCGGGAGACGGCACCAGCACGCGAGATCCCAGCCCGCCAACTCGGCGCGGGCTCGGGTGAGTAGCGTCTCGTCGCCGAGGAAGTCCTCCTCGAACAAGTCGAGCGCCTCCCGCAGCGTGTGCACCTCACCGCCGCACTCCCGGCACGGCTTCCCCACCCTGTGCTGGTTCCGGAACGGCGACTGGCGCAGGCCCGGCGCGGCACGGCCCACGTACACGGCACCGACCGGAACTGAGCCGTGGAACAAGTCGCCCTGCACCTTCACACGGCGCGGCATCACGCAGCCTCCAGGTTCCGGCGGCCACGGACCCGAACCCGCTGCAAGTAGGACTCGGCGACACCAAGCCGCTCCGCCACCTGACGCAGGGTGAAGCCCTGCCTGAGTAGTTCCTCGCAGTTCTCGAAGAGAGCGTCCTGCCTGGACGTCTCCGCACCCACATCAGGGACGGCGGCAGGGTCGTCGATGGTGTCGTCGTCCCATGCCAACGGCGGAACCCAGCCGCGGTCCCGGGCATAGTTCCGCGCACGGTTCGACGCGATCTTCTCCCGGTGCCCGTCGGCCGGCGGCGGCTCGTCCCACAGTTCGTCGTAGAGGGCGCGGGCGGCCCGAGCCGTGCGGCAGCGGACCGGCATGTCTCCCCGGAGCGCCTTGTTCAGGTTCGTCCTGTCCACGCCGAGCCGTTCCGCCAGCCGCGCTTGCGGCCACCCGATAGCGACGAGCGCCTGCATCCGCCGACGGGTGCCTGTCCCGTCGACCATGGCGCCGTCTGCGAGGACGTCCATCGAGGGTTCGATCGCCAACAGCGCCGCCGCGGTCGCGGGACGGACGCGCTTTGACGGTGCCATCCCGCGAGGCCCGTCGCCGTACAGGAGCTTCGACATCGACCCCCGCGGGACACCGGAGAGTCTCGCGACCGTCATCCACCCGACGCCGAACTCCTGAAGCCGACGGACATGATCACGTACCGGGGCGGCGTCAACGTACGGTTGCCACTGCCCGTAGGCCATGAGCCGGTAGCGGCGGTTCATGTAGCGGCGGTCGGCTGCGCGGCATGCGTCGCAGTTGCAGCCGTCGATCTTGGCCGCGCCGAGCGTTCCGTGCTCGTACCTCATGCTGCGGCCTCCACCAGCTCGCGCCCGCCCAGGTAGGCCAGCACCGCCCGCATCGCGTCATCCCGGGCCACAGGGCACGCGCCCGGATCAGCGGCCACCCGCTCGATCCGCTCCGCCACCCCTGCCCACGCCCCGCACACGTGGTGGGCCCGCATCATTGCGGCGACCTCGCGCATGCCATCCTCAAGGGAATGGATGTCGCCCGTGATCACGCGGCATCACCGCCCCGGCGGGCGCGTGTCGTGAACCGACGCACCGGAATCCCGGCGGCCTTCGCCGCGCGCAGGCAGTTCTCCGTGCCGGACGACCGCCCGAGCGGGAACCCGACCGCCACATCCGGACGCGGCAGCTTCTCCACCATCGCCAGGTTCCTCCGCGGCCCCGCCCCCGGGCAGTAGTCGTCGAGTACGCCCGGGTGGAACACGTCGCCCGGCTTCTTCCGAACCCGGTGACGGCGAGGCGGACAGTCCGGGCCGCAGAAGTCCCAGTCCGCGGGCACCGGGTCCACGATCAGGCTCCGGCCCTCCCGGTCGAACCAAGCCGCCTCCGACTCGCAGAACTCCTGGAAGATCTGGTCGGCGCCGCCGGGGCACGCGCCGTGCCGGATCACGATGTTCCGGGCTCCCGTTCCGGCGATCACCTCGTACAGGCTTTCGCCTATGAGGCCCGCGTCCTCGTGGTGGCGGGACCCTGTGGCGAGGATGCAGAACACGTCGCCGTTGTTCATGCCACGGCACCGCCCCGGGCCAGGCCGCCGCCGGGCACGCGCCCGTCAAGCGCCTCGTTCATCTGCTCGTCGGTCGCGTTGTCGAAGGCGTCGTCCCAGTCGACGAACGTGCCGTTCGCTCGCGCCTCGGCGAACACCTGCCAGTCCGGCGAGCACAGCCACACCGGGGTCTCGCCCCACTTCGGGTCGGCTCGGAACAGCGGGCGGGTCTGCCCGCACCGGTGGCAGGTACCAGTCCTCGGCTCGGGGGCGCTCACGCCGCCTCCCCACGGCTCGTCGTCTCCGGACGGATCTTTTCCACGTCCGGCTCACACCGGTGGTCGTCTCTCCAGGCGCACACGTCCTCCTCGGAAAGCGGAACCTCGTCCTCCCACTCCTCCGTGGCCCGGGCGTCGCAGGTGTGGCACACCGCGTCCCAGGTGGGGTCGTCCTCTTCCGGCTCGGGAACACGCCCAGCGCAGCGAGGGCAGAACACCCGCTTTACCTGCTCACCGCCGAGGGTGGTTCCTGACCAGACCGTCCATCCGGCGACGCGTGCGGCGTCGGGGGCGGGCAGCGAATGGGAACCGGCCCGGGGGTTGTCGAAGGTGCGGGGGCAGTTCTGGCAGCGGATCACGGACCGCTCGGCCGCCAGCGCACTCACGCCGCGGCCCGCATCAGGTCAGCCGCCGCGGCGTCCACCCGCTCGGGAGCGATCCCCGCAGCCCTCAGCCACGAGTCCAGCCACTCCCAGACCGCGGCACCGTCGTGCCAGTCACGCCACAGATCCCGCGCCACCTGGTCCGCCGCGTCAGGTGCGACCGTCTGCAGGACCTTCAGCAGCTTCACCAGGCCGTACACGTCGACCAGCCGGTTCCCGCCCGCCACGGCGTCGTCGGCGTCTCGGCCGTGGACCATGCGGTGTCGGTTCGCCTGGGCCTGCACCATCAGCGATCGGGCCAGCGACTCTGCGGTCACCTCCGACTCACGGCGCGGGTACGGGGCGATGTCGTTCAGGGGGTTGCTCATGAGATCTCCTTCGAGGGGTAGTCGGGCCGCTGACCGTCCAGCGGCGTCACATCGGCCGCGAGGCCGTCCGCCCAGTCCGCGGCAGCCAATAGAGCCATCGCCAGACGGCGGGCATCGTCGGTGGTGAGCGCATCGAAGTCGCCGCTCACCTCAGTCCGGACGTGCTCGGGGTAGGTGACGTACACGAAGCACGGCTCAAGCAGCTCGTCGTTAATCGTGCGGACCGTCCAGTCCTTCACCGGGTGCCACGCCGCCCCGGCGTTCCGCTCCGGCGCCCGGGTGATCACGGTCGGGCGGGGCTTCGCGGCGGTGTCGATCTGCGACAGCAGCCCCGCCACCTGATCCCGCAACCTGGCGAGCGTCTCGTCGGTCACGCGATCACGTCCTCGAACAGCGCGTCATGCAACGCTGGGAACGGACGGTTCGACCACAGCACCTCCGTGCGCGGGGACCGCTGCGCCGCCTGGCCCGTGAACGTGTCGATCTCACACCGATGCCAGTCGCGGTACAGGTCGTCGTACAGCGGCGACGCATACCCCGACAGCACCACCGAGGCGGCGCAGTCCGTCAGCGCTTCCGCCACCTCGATGTGCTGGTCTGGTCGCGGCATCTCGTGCTTGTAGTTCGTGGACGTGCGGGTCTCTGCCAGGTACGGCGGGTCGACGTACAGCAGCACTTCGGCGTGCTGCCCGTATCGGGCGATGACGTCCAGGGCGGGACGGCATTCGAGGGAGACGCGCTTGAGGCGCTCGGCCGCGGCCGCGATCCGGTTCACGTAGCCGGCCAGGTAGTCCGGCATCCCCGTCGTTCCGACCGGGCGGACGTAATGCCGCCACCCCGTCGTCCGGAGCGTCCCGGCGCGGCCCTGGGTAAGCTTCACCCACACCCGGCGGGCCTGCTCCAGCTCATCCGCCGCGGCCTCGTACGCGGCGGCGTGCTCAGCGCGGGCGTGCGGTGTCAACGCACACACCCGCTCGAACTCCGCCGGCCGGGACCGCAGCACCCGCCAGAACGCGACGATGTCGCCGTCCAAGTCGTTCACGGTCTCCATCCGCGACGGACGCTTCGCCAGAAGCACCGCCAACGACCCCGCGAACGGCTCCACGTAGTGCTTGTGTTCGGGAAGCAGCGACACGATCTGGCCTGCGATCTGGGTCTTTCCGCCGTAGTAGGCGATCGGGGGTTTCACGTTCGCCTCCCTGGCCTGTGGGAGTCGCAACGCCACCCGCCCGTCACGCGGACCACCTCACAGGCGCGTCCCCCGACGGCTTGGGCCGCTCCACGGCAACCGACACCCGCCCCGGGCAGTCGCACCCCACCTCGTTGCACCAGCCGGACGCAGTCGCCCACACCGGGTCGTAGATCGCCCACCCCTCCTTCTTCGCCCCGCCCGTGTGCACCGCGTTCTGGTGGCCGCAGCGGCCACACGGCTGCTCCAACTCGGCCAGCGGGACGTGGCGAGGCTTAGGCGACCGGCGGCGGTTCATGCGGCATCACCGTCGAACCAGGTCAGCGGCGACCGTGCCGACCACGTGCACGTCCACCGGTGCCCGCACCGCTGGCACTGGTAGCCGCCCGTGACGCTCCCGCCGTCGACGGCGGCGGCGTACGGGACTTCCCGGCGCTCGATGCAGCCCGGACAGCCGTCCACGAAATGCACCGCGCACGCCATGTCGTGAAGGATCTGCAGCCAGTCGTCCTGCGGCAGGTCCGCCTTCACCTCGATCAGCGCTCGGCGCAGCCTGACGATCGCGCGGGACGTCTGCCAGTACTCCGGCCGGGACGCGAACTCGTGATGGTCGAACGACCTGATGCCCGTGGGGTTCTCGTGCGAGGCGGTCACCACTGCCCCCCGGGAACGTCATCCAGGCCGGGGACGTAGTCCGTCCAGGGCCAGTCCCCGCCCGCCGTCAGGCACTCCGGCCAGTCCCGCTCGTCGCGGTCACCGCGCCACGGCACCAGGTCCACCGTGCGCTTCTGCTTGGCCTGCGCGTTGTCGGAGAACCGGATCCCGTACCCGAACTCCGGCCACCCGAGCAGCGCCGACGAACCCCGCGGACGCAGGTCCCGGCGCCCGCCCACGCCGAGGGAGTGACCGGCGTGCGCCTCGACCAGCACGCACGCGCCCCTCGCCCGGATCATGTTCAACACGGCGATGATCGGCGCGACATCGTCGTCGGTGTTCAACGCCCGCGGCACCATCCGGTACAGCGGACCGACCATCACCACGTCCGGCTGGATCAGCGCGACCCTGCGCATCAGCCACGACACGTCCCGGTCCAACGCCAGGTCCAGGCCCTCGGGGCGGATCTCCAGCCACAGGTTCGCCTCGTCGACCGGCCGGCCCTGCGCGCCAGCCTGCACCACCAGCGGTCGGACCTTTCGGCGGGTGTGCGCGGGTCCGTTCTCGCAGTCCACGATCAGGACCCGCTTCGGCGCGATGTGCGCACCCGTGAACGGGTGGATGCCCGCGGCGATCGTCACGCCGAGCTGGCGGAACAGCGTCGTCTTCCCGGCGCCTTCCTGCCCGGTGAGGATCATCCGGTCACCGCGCTCTAGCAGGCCCGGGACAACCCAGTCGTAGTCTTCGTCGGGCACGGCGAGGAACTCCTTGATCGTCGGGGTGGTGATGTCCTCGTCCGCGTCGAAGTCCCGGACCGCCTCGATCTCCCGGACCGCCCGCTCCGCGATGCCGTGCGCCTCCACGCCCTGCTGCCGCGCCATCTGCACCACCCGCTGCCCGGCAGCAACCAGGCGGCGCCGTACGGCACGCTCACGCACGATCGCGGCGTAGTGCTCCACGTTCGCCGCCGACGGGACCTGCTCGATCAGCCGGAATAGGTACGGCGGCCCGCCCACCTGCCCCAGCGCGCCGACGCTTTCGAGGCGGTCCTTCACCGTGATCGCGTCGGGCGCCTGGTTGTCGCGGTGCGCCGCCGCACACGCCGTGAAGATCGTCCCGTGCGCGGGCCGGTAGAAATCCCCCGCCGACAACGCGGAGATCGCCTTCTCCGTCGCGTTGACCGACAGCATCATCGCGCCGAGCACCGCCTGTTCAGCAGCGATATCGCACGGCTGGAGAGTGTCCAACTCGTCATCAGCGACGGGGGGCGGCAGGTCGTGGTGTGTGGTCATGAGCGGTACATCCATTCATCCCGGGGGTTGATCTTCGGCTGCGTTGAACCACTCCCGTTGGGCGATGCGCGCCCCTTCTGCGCCTGGGCCTGGGCTTGGAGCCGCAACTTGTCGTACTGCTCGCGAAGCTTGGGCATCGACATGACGTTGCCGCGCCAGAACTCGTCGTCCTGGCACCAGTCGATGGCGCGGTGGATCTGTTCTTCCGAGCGCTTGTCGCTGTCGATCAACAGACGGGCGGAGTCACGCCACTTCTTCGTGATCGACGGACGCTTGGAGCCGTGCTGCTCAACACGGTCAGCGAGGTGAGTGCAGAGTCGTTCGACGTCTTCTCGTCCCTCGTTGAGGTCGGAACGCTGCGAAGCAGCTTCCGATGAGGCGTCGTCCGACGCTCCCTCTCCTTCTCCCTCTCCTTCTTCACCTACAGAAGAGGGAGAGGGAGTGTTGGAAATGCCGTTACCGGAGAGAGACTCGTGAGGCCCTCCGGAGGCGTTCATGAAGTCCTCATGAAGATCGCTCCGGGATGCTCCGCAATCAGTCCGATTGCACGGAGGGATCTTCGACGGCCTCGGATGCTGCGGCTTCTGATGACTCCGCCACTCCGGAGCGTGCAGGTACCGCCGGTTCCCCACCGAGTACCGGCACAGCGACCCGGAGTCGGCGATCAACCCGATCCACTTGTCAATGTCACCCGCGGTCAGGTCATCATCGAGCGGAAGGCAATCCGCCTTGATCAGGCGCGCCTCGTCCACACCCCGGCCCGTGTCATCGAGATACCCCCAGAGCAGCACCCAGAAGTAGCGGACCTCACGCGGCCACTCGGCCGCCGTCAACGACGTCCGGAGCTCTGGTTTGACGCTGCGGATACGAGCCATCAGATGAGGCGTCCCTCCAGTGAGATCGCGGATAGAGATGTCGAGGTCCAAGCCATGCCAAGCCACTCCGGACCAGGCCGAACCGCAGCCAGCCACTGCCATGCCATTCCGGCCCGGCCGCGTGAAGTCCTGCGTTATGCGGCCGGGTTCGACGGCGCCGTGACCCCGTGGCGCTCCAGGAGTTCGGCCAGCCGGTCGACGCGCTCGGAGATCTCCGCGACGTCCGCCGAGGTGTCCCGGCGGAGCGCCTTGATCTCGGCCTGCCGCTGCTCGTCCCGGGCCTCCAACCGACGGATCATGTCGGCGTGCTGACGGAGGCTCATCTCCAGCCCGTCGATCCGCTTCCGCTCCTCCGGGGTGAGCTTCGACCGGTCCGCGCTGGCGGCCTTGGAGACGGCCTTGCGCATCTGCTTCCGGGACCGGCGGTGGTGTCCGACCGCGAGACGCTCGTGCTCGTTCGCGGCGGCGATCCTGTACCCGGAACCGCGGACCGTGGCGAGCGTCCGGTGGTCGCACTTCTCCAGCTCGCTGATGCACCGGTAGACGGGCGACCGGTCGTCGCGGAAGTCGCGGCCGAGGATCTCGTCCAGGTCGTCGTACGTCAGCACGGTCCCCTCATCGAGGGCCGACACGCGCTGGTAGATGAGCCGCCACTCGGGCAGATCACCCTTGGGTTCGAACGGCTTCACTGTTCCTCCCGATGGTCGTAGATCCCTGCCTCGCCTGGCCCGACCTCGCCATGCCTTGCTGAGCCCATCCGGGCCGTGCGGAGCCGTGCGTGGGCGCCACGGACCCGAACCGTGGTGTCTGCCGGTCGCCCTGAGTTCCCTGCCTCGCCTCGCCGAGCCCGGCCGCGCCAGACCGCGCCCGGCCTGGCCCCGCCAAGGACGTGGGCGCTCGGGCCTCGAACCCCAGTGGTTGCCGATCGCCCGTGAATCCCTGCCTTGCCGCGCCCATCCCGGCCTAGCCAGACGGAGCCCGGCATTTCCATGCCTCGCCTTGCCGAGCCTCACCCTGAGGAGAGGGCGGCGCGGGAGTCGAACCCGCGCTGCGACCGCGCGCCCTGCCTCACCACGCCGAGCCTTGCCCAACCAGGCGCTGCCCAGCCGAACCTTGCCCCGCCGTACAAGGCGGGCCGCGAGGAGTCGAACCTCACCGAAGACCGTCGGCCCTCCAAGCCCAATTGAGCCGCGCCTGGCCATGCACTGACCTGCCTGGCCATGCCAAACCCAGAACTGCCGCACCCGGCCGTGCCTTGTCGAAGCTGCCCGGAGGCAGGGGAAGGTCCGGGCCCGAAGCCCCCGACCAACCTCCGTCACCGGATCCGCGCCACACCTCGCCTGACCTCGCCTGGCCCGACAGTGCCCATCCGCTCCAGACCAGGCCTCGCCCCGATGAGCGGGTGCCGGGGGCTCGAACCCCGGGGCCTGCCTGTCACCCGTTCCTTGCCCGGGCTTGCCAGGGACTGCCGCGCCCAACCGAGCCATGCCGGAGCCAGCACTGCCGTTGCCCTGCCCAGACCATCCGGGGATGGCGGGAAGCCCCGGGACGTGCCCGGAGCCAGCCGCCGTCCCCGGAAGCTCGCCACGCCTTGCCGTGCGCTGCCGCGCCCGACCCAGGCTCGCCATGCCACGAGCAGGCGTTGTGTCGTCCGAGACGGGAGACGAAGAGGAGTCCATGCCGTGCCAAGGCATGCCAAGCCCGGCCAACCCTCGCCCCACCAGACCCCGCCTCGCCATGATCAGATCTCCTCGACCTCAGCCGCGAAGCGCCCGTACATCGACCTGAAATCGCCGAGACCTTCGAGTTCGCCAGCCAGGCGTGCGACCTCCTTGAACTCGTCCGGGTCGATGGCCTTCGGGTCGATCACGATCTCTGCCTCGATCGCCCACTCCCGGAAGATCGGACGGCACCGGTCGACCTTGTTCCGCTGCACCGTCACGGGGCGGATGTCGACGTACTCCGACTCGCCGCCGCCCCACAGCCCGTCCACGGTCCGGGGGCCGTCGTAGATCAACGGGCACTGGAAGTCCGCGATGGACACGCCCCGCTCGACCTTCTTGCCGGCCTTGTTCAGCCGGGCCCCGCCGACGAGGGAACGGAAGAGGTTCTGGCCGGGGATGTACGGGCCGACCACGTCGTCGAAGTACAGGGACCCCTCGAACTCGACGCGGGCGATCTCCATGCGGTCCTCGTCGGTCTTGGTCCGCTTGGAGTTGAGCGCCTTCAGCCGCTTGGCGTACGGGTTGAGGGGCGAGGCCAACTGCACGTTGTGCAGCAGCAGAGGGCGAGTGCCCGTCGCCGTGAGCCGAACCTTCATGCGATGATTCCTCCTGTCGATGGAGCGGGACCCCGGACATTCCGGGGTCCCGTTTTCACTTGTTGAGCTCCCTGCCGCGCCGAACCCGGGCAGGCCATGCCACTCCGCGCACCAGCCAGCACCGCCCTGTCATGCGACGTGCTTGTCCAGGGGTGACTCCGCAGACGGATCGAGAGTACTCGTTAATCTGATCTGAGTACAGGTTTATAGAACAGGAATAAGATACAGGGCGTAGAATCGGGTACAAGGGACACGATCTGGCAACCTCGGACCCGTGGAGGAAAGGGTGAAGACACGACTGCGGGAGGCCGCTGTGGCATACAAGGCCGCACCTATTGAGCTGCGAGACGCCATCCTCGAAGCCGCCGACGACGGGGCGACCGACGCTGAGATCGCCGTTGAGATCGACCTGACCTACTCGCCCGACTACGTGGGCCGGCTGATCCGTAAGTACCGCGGTCCCCGCAAGCGCGGACGACGCCCCTCCTCTGAGTCTTGACCTCACGCCGCCCCCTCTCCCCTGCCGAGCGAGGCGAGGCGGGTCTCGGAGATGCAGTACTGGCAGCGGGCCTTGCGGCCGTCCGGCTTGGTCGCGTCCCGGTGGAACACCCGCAGCGGCAACACCTCACGGCATGACGTGCAGCGCTTCATGCCCTCGGGGATGATGCGGAGGATCTGGGCGTACTGCTCTGGGGTGACGTGTGGTCCGAACGACCACGCGAGAAGGTCTGTCGCGGGGACGTCGACGGGGGTCATCGCGGCGAGAGCAACGCACAAGGCCATGACGCGGGTCCAGTCACCGGCTTCGGCGAGTGGGGCGAGGACTTCTGCGGCGCCTTCTTGGTCGCGGTCGTGGACGACGATCGCCAGGCGCATCGCCGTCGGTAGGAGTTCCTCGACGAGGGCGTCGAGCTCGTGTGGGGCGGTCACGCCGCATTCCTCTGCCGTCGGCGCAGCCACTTGCGGCGCGCTTCCTGGCGCACCTCTTCACCGAGCCCGCCCCATACGCCGTGGGCCTCGTTGTTGGTGAACGCCCACTCCAAACACTCGTCGCGGACCGGGCAGTACATGCACACCTCGGCGGCCTCACGCTCCCGGGCGGCGCGCTCGTAGTTGCGTTCGCCGACAGGACCGAAGAACAGGAGGAGGTCCATGCGCCGGCACGCGGCTTGGTCGTGCCAGGAGAAGCTCGGCCGTCCCGGACTGGCGGCCGGGCGGGGTGCGGGCTTCCGCGGCGGCGGTGTGGGCGCCGTGGCGGGTTCGTCGGTGTACGGGTCGTGGCCGGGGAGCGCGAGGACGTCCAGCGCGACGCGGAGCCAGTCGGCGTCCCGCCCGTGGTCGGGGTGCGTGCACACGGTGACGTTGTTGGCGGGGTCGAGTTCGCACGGGTGCTGCAACGCCAGGTCCGCAGCCTTCGTCGCGGCCTCCCGACGCTCGGCGGCCTCGACCGTGTCCTCCACCGCTGGCATCGTCAGCAGCGGAGTCGCCATGTCCAGGTGCTTGCCCGCGAGAGGTTTCGCCTCGGCCTGGCGAACGGCGTGAACAGTAGCGACCTGGGCGTCCACCGGCCCCGTGCGGGTCCTCATCAGGCCACCGCCGTGCGGGTGTCGGGGAACTCGGTCCAAGTGCGGCCGTCGAGTTCGCGGCCCGCGCGCTTCTTCCCGAGCCGGAACACGATCTGCGAGCCCTCGCCCCACGGACCGGCGTAGTTCGTGGGGTAGCCGAGGTCCTCGTTGAACCAGACGTGGCCGGTCTCGCCGTCCGGGTTTATGAACGTGTCGCCGGGGCCCTCCTCGCCCTCGGGATGCCCGGCGCCGAGTCCCCAGGCACCCCACTGCTTGAAGAAGAACGAGACACCGGCGGCGGTGCACTGGTCGCGGAGGTCGCGCGCCCAGTCGGGGTGCATGGGCCGGGCGCCGGGACCGGACTCGCCGCCCACCACAACCCAGTCCAGGCGCGCCTCCGCCTTCATCGGCACCTGCCAGCGGCCGGGCACTCCGTACCGCTGGTTGAGGACGTCCCAGACCAGTTCGGGCTGCTGCTTGTTCGGGCGGCCGATCCGCGTCAGGTCGACCGGCCCGAGGAGCGGCTCTGCCGAGATCCACCGGACGGCGGCCGGGGTGTCGAGCAGTGCAGGGATGCGGAGGTTTGCGCGCTTCTGGTCCTCTACCGAGACACCCAGCCACAGATTCGGAAGCGGCCACTGCGGAATGAAGTCGCGCTCGTCCCCGACGAGTGCGTCGACGGCGTCCTGGAAACTCTCGACGAAGTCCGGGGAGTTCAGCAGCGACCGCATCCGCCCGTGGCGCTTGGTGAGGATTTGGTACGTGTGCTGCGGCGTGGCCGCCATGACCGCGAACACGCGGGCGATGAAGTTCTCAGAGACACCGTCGTGGAACAAGTCGGCGAGACTGTTGACGAACACCTTGCGGGGTTTGCGCCAGCGGAGCGGCTGGGCAAGTCGCTCGGGCAGGAGGTTGATCCTTCCCGTCCAGTCGGTGCCCTGCTCGGTTCGTTCGGTCAGGCCAGCGAACGCTTCGGCGACACGAGGGTGCGGGTTGGCAGCGCGGATGTGGGCCTGGGTGATCGCGTAGCAGTGGTCGCACCCGGGCGAGACCCGGTCGCAGCCGAGGACAGGGCCCCAGGTGGTGTCCGCCCATTCGATAGAGGTGTTGTCGCTCATGAGGGGTCTCCCGTGGTGCCGGTGATGGAGCGGGCAAGACGGACATGCGGGCACTCGTCCTCAGGCCACGTGCAGTCGTAGGCGCTGTGGGCGTCGGCGTGGTCGTCGAGCGCGTCGGCGAGGGGCTCGGCCTTGTCGGGGCCCATCAGCGCGATCCAGTCCGCGACCGGCTTCCTGGCCGCACTGGTGACGAGGTGGGGCGCGGGCGTGCCGACGAGCCACCATCCGTTGAACTCGGGCTCGATGTGCCACGGCGCGGGGTGGCCCTCGGTGGCCTTGCTCGCCGTCTCGCGCACCAGCCGGGCGGCGGTGCGCAGTTCCTCGGCAGCGGTCATGCCGGGTCTCCCGTGGTGTCGTTCACGGAACGGGCGAGGACGTCATCGATGCCGTACTGGGCGCGGGCGATGGCGAGAGCAGCCGTCCAGACACGGGCCGGGGTGCCCTCGGCGACCGCGTCGAGGAGGTCGGCCAGCTGGTCCTTGCCGGGCAGGCAGTTGTAGGGGTTGCGCAACAGGTGGACGGCGGCGCGTAGCACCTGTGTGGGCGCGGTACCGCCCGTCCCGGTGACGTGCGCCCAGTCGTCCGCGACCTCACCCGGATTGATCAACACCGGGGTCGTCTGGCCAGCCGCCCGATACAAAGCAGCGACCATCTCCGGCACGGCGTCCGGAAGGACACGCACGGCGATGGAGTTGCCGTCGAACGCGTCGTAGGAGACGACGCGGACCCCACCTGCCTGCGCGGGAAGGATCTGGAGGGAGTCGCCGTCCGGGTCGGCGTAGGAGTACGGGACGGTCACGACGCGTTCGCCTCCTCGGCTTCGAGGAGCGCGTAGTACTCCGACAACTTGATCCGGTCCCACACGTTGGGGTCGATGTAGGAGCCGTCGCCCTTGTCGATCTCATCGGGCCAGGTGACGTACACGGCGTCGCCGTGCGGGGCGATCCCGCAGCGCATGAACGTGTGCTTGGCGAATGCGACGTCAGGCATGCCGCCGGGCAGGTCGCGGCGCGGGTCAGGACGGCGCAGGTCGTCCAGGCGTTTCCCGATCTCCTTACCAACGGCGGTGCGGCGGGCCGGGGCGATCGACCCGGCGAGGTCGCGGTTGCGGCGCCAGCCCTCCGGCGGTTCGCCGTCGTACTCCACGCCGACGACGCGGGTCTCGCCCTTCAGCACCAGGCGGCAGCCCGCAAGACCGAGATCGGTCAGGGTCTCCTCGACGCGGGCACGCCACGCCTGCTGCGCCTCGGCCGAACCGGTGTTGCGCCAGTGATCGAGGACGTCCGGGTGAGTGCTCCGGTAAACGATCTTCACGACGCCCCCGCCGCGCCCACGTTGTGGAGGACCCGCGCGACTGCCGCGTACGACACGTAACCGGCCTGTGTCCGCGCCACCTTGTCGGCCTCGGCCGGGGGCAGCGGGTGCGGGTTCTCGCGGGCGTCCAGGTCGTCGGCGAAGCCTTCGTTGTCGCCGCCGGAGACCTGGCAGCGCGAGCAGACGAACCGGTCACCGAAGCGGCGCCAGCCGCCGTGCTCCCCGAGTCCCTTGTTGAACTCCTCGGTGATGGACTCGGTGTTCGGCCAGTGGACGACGCCGGAGTAGTCGTCCTCGACGTCGTCGCGGAACGGCTTGTTACAGCGCGAGCAGTGGAGGATGACGCACACGATCGTCTCGGTGATCACGACGCGCGCTCCTCGACGTTGAAGCGGCGGAGCACCTGCCGGGCAAGCTCCTCTGGGCTGGCGTCCATCTCGTCGTCGAAGAACTCAGCGAGCATCTCGACCTGCGCAGGGTCGGGCTCGTTCTCCGCGTCCTCCGCCATCTCCGCGAGGACCCGTGCGAGGAGTCGCGCCGTCGTCGCGTTCAGTTCGCAGCCGAAGAGGTGGATAGTTCCACGGATGCGGTTCACCTTGACACCGTTGACGTGGTGCACGGTGCGGTCGGCGCCGTGCCAGTTGAGCCGCTCCAACACGATCGGCGGCGTCTGGTCGTTGACCTCGTAGCAGAACTTGAGGATCTGCGGACCAGCGGCGAGCGCTTCGGCCTTGGTTACAGCGGCGCCGATCTGGACCATGCCGTCGTACTCGCGGAGGGTATGCACACTCATGAGGGGTTCTCCGGGTTGAGGGGTTCGAGTTCGGTGATGATCAAGACGACGCGGCCCTTCGGAAACGGGGCACCGATGCTCATGTGCGGGCCGTCGACACGGGTGTGGTCGTCGTCGGCGAAGACACCGGCGTCCACGAAACCGTCGATCAGCGCTTTGTAGGTCGGGTACCAGTTGCCTGCGTCGCGGCGGCGGGAGTCCGGCGGCTCGTAGATCGCGTCGATGCGGGCGCGTTCGAGCCCGGGGATCTTCAGGTAGCGGGCCATGACGTGCGCGTCGGAGCGGAGCTGCCGGGTGATGCGGTTCCGTTTCGACCAGTGGATCCGGTCATTGGCGTTCAGCAGGTCCTGCCCGGGCGGCATCTCCACGCGCCACGCGCGGTCGAGGAACGTGGGCCGGGCAGGCGGGGTGTCACCATCGGGGGCCGGCGGCCCCGCCTGCCCGACGTTGGAGGCCCCGCCCGCCGCGGTGAAGGCGGCACGCGGCGAGCGGGACGACACGGGGCGGGGACTCACGACTGCCCCGCCTTCTCCACCCGGGAAGGGGCCTGTGTGAACCCGGCTTCCAGGTGGCTGATCACTTCTTGCCGGGGCGCACCGTTCTCCAGGAGCGACACCGCCACGTTCGCGGCGTTCCGCAGGGCCAACTGCTGCAGGCGAAGCCGCCGGTTCTCCTCGCGGAGCTGTTCGAGCTCGGTCATGGGGTGGCCTCCGCGGTCGGCAGGCCGCTGATCGACGGCGACGGCGAGGGTTCGGTTGAAGGCTCGCTCGACTCGGTCGGCGACGACGACGCGGAGGGCGTCGAGGTCGTGGGCTCCGGGGTCGGTGTCGTCCGCGTCGGAGACGGCGTCGCGGATGTCGACGGGGCGCCCACCGGGCGGCGGGTCTCACGCGGGCGGGACCGGTCCGCGCGGGATGGCACCGGGGACGGCAGCGACGGGACCGGCTCCGCGGTCGTCGGGTCCGCGGCGCGCGGCGACGGAGACACGGCCACCTGCGGGGCGCCGCCGTCGAAGAGGCCAGGGATCATCTGCCCGACCGCGAGCCCCGCCGCGGCGGTAGGAGCGCCGAGCAGAACCACCAGCGCCGCCTGAGGGACAGAGCGACGGCGGGCGCGGTGACGGCCCGTCGGGCCAGGCAGGCCCAGCGGCGGGGTGTCGTCGGGGCGCAGGCCCGGGATGATGTCCGTCCGGTCCGTCTCGGCGCTCACGTTGCCTCACCGCTCTCGCCGATCGGACGGAGCTGCGCGGTCGGCGCGGATGGGTCGCCCGCGCGCAGACGTTCGATCTCCCGCCGCTCAGCGGCCAGGTCGTAGTCCCGCTGGCGGAGCTGCTCCCGCAGCCGGGCCTCACGTGCCCGGTCGTGCAGGACGATGAACGCCATCGCGCCCAGTGCCATAGCGGTGAACCCGGCGGTGAGATGGCCAACGATCACCGCGACCACGAGGACGGTCACGGCGTAGGCGATCACCGCGGCGACCGCAGCCCACTGGTGCCGCTCGGCTGCGTCCAGTGCCTTGTTAACGCGGGTCGGGATGCGGATGCTCACGCCGACACCACCTCGGCCAGCACCTTGTCCGGGATCGCCTGCGTCGACAGAGTGTCGTCGCCCACCGTGGGATCGGCTGCGGCCTCCTCGAACACGGGCAGCGGCATCGTGTCGTCGAGTAGCAGCACCGCGGTGATGGTGAATGCGACGCTCGCGAACGCACCCGTCGTGGACACGGTCACGTGCGCGCCCTCGGCGACCTCGTCCACCGGGGCGGCGAGTACTCCGGCATACGCGGTGACGATGTCCCGTTGCCCGGCCTCGTCTGCGTCGAGCGCGTTCACCTCGCCTGCCACGGCGTTGACACCGAACCGCCAATGGAGCTTGGCGCCGGGCAGGTGCGGATGCTGGCCGTGCAGGGCGCGCACCGCCTGCTCCGGCGTCGACGGCTGCTCGACCGGCGCGGCCGTTGGCGGAACCGGGGCGGCGGCGAGAGCGGGCACGGGGTCCGGGGACGTCCGCTGCGGGGCGAGCCGCACCTCAGCGAACGGATCCCGTCGCTCGAACCTGGCTTGCGCCCGCTCGACCAGCCGTCGCCACGACCGTCCGACCGGCGACCAGGCGGCCCGCGCACTCCGCCACACCAGCCGGGACGGGACGATGACGAGCGTCAGCCGCACCCGGCGGCGCCGCTGAACCCGGTGTCGGCCGCTCACTGGAGCACCTGCCCGACCTCGACCCGCGGCCACACATCCGGGTCTAGGAACGTGAACTCGCCGCCGCCGTCACCGTCGCGGAACTCGACGACCAGGCGGCCGTCCTCATCGGTCCGGCGGGCGGTAACCTTCCACGCCACCTCTGAACCGTCGACGGGATGACGGACGATCTTGTCGCCGATCGCGACGGTGATCTGCGGGACGTCCACCGTCAGCGGCAGGTCCGTTTCGACGAGGCCGTTCAGCACGGTGCTCTCCTCTGCATCGATGGCGGGAGGCGCGGCAGGGACAGGGAGCGAAGGTTCGAGAGCGGTCACGCGGCAGCCCTCCCGACCGGCTCGATGGAGCCGTCGTGGCCGAGCAACACAGGCCCGTACCGCCAGTGCAGGACCGGGGTGTTCGCCGGGTCCTGGCCGGTCTTCAGGCGGTAGCCCGCCACGTGGTCGGCGGAGTGTCGTCCCTCGACACGGCCGTGGCATTCGGTCGTGGCCGAGCCCAGCAGCGTGACGAGGTTCGCCGGAGAGTTGATCAGCGGGTCAGACGTGCCTCCGAGGCGTCGCGCAAGGCGATGCTGCAGGCTGTACTGCTGGCCGATGATCGTCGCGCCGCAGCAGAAGCAGGCCCAGTCGTCGCGTTCGAGGACGAGCTCACGTGTGGTGCGGTCCGGTCCCGTGTCCCGCGGCCGGGTCGGCTTCCCGGTCGCGGCGGCGCGCTTGGCGGACACCTCACGCAGCGGCACCCGGCGGGCGAGAGGGGTCCTCGCGGTGAGCGGGGTGCGGCGCTGCAGCCGCCCGGCCCGCTTCACGACGCTTCCTCTCGGCGGGCCCGCTCGATCTGCGTCTCGTGGTTCGGGCACGAGTCCCCGCAGATCCGGCACGGGTCACCCGGCTTTTCGTCGGCGTAGCGGAGGTGCCGGCAGTCCGGGCAGCGGAGCGGCGCGTACGGGTCCGACGGGGAGGAGTACGCCGCGGCGTGGGTGCGGGTCATGACTCACCCGCCACGGGCCGGACCGGGAGGAGTTGCCGCCAGTCCACGCCATCGACCGTTGGGAGGTCCTCCGCGTCGATGACGGTCAGGAGATCCTCGGCGCCGTCCTCTGGGTAGAACCGCTGCTGCGGTGTCGACGTCTCGAACCGGATCCCGGGAACGACCTCGCCGTTCTCATCGACCGCGCAGCCGCGGGCCTGCATCTCGCCGAGCAGCTTCCGTTCGAACGCCGGCCGGACCTGCTCGACCTGTTCCACCTCCGTCGACCACAGCGCGGCGACGTGCTTGGTGAATGCGTCCCGGTCCGCAACGACGGGCTTCTCGACGGGCTCGGTCTTGGCGACCTTCCCAAGGCGTGCCTCACCGAGCCGGGCGGTGTTCTTGTCGCCGGGCTCCTGGTCGATGAACGGCTCGAACCTCTTCAGCGCGGCGGCGAGGCGGCGCTGCTGCAGCTTCAGCAGCGCGAACGCCAGCCGGGCTTCACGCGGCGACAGGGCGGTCATGGTGTGATTCCCGATCCGGCGAGGGACGCCTCCGCGCGGGCCGTGGACGCCAACGTCCGACCCACGTCAATACGGGCGTGCAGCGCCTTGATGTGCTCTTTCTGGATGTGGACCGCGGACGCGGCCAGCGACCACTGCCGCCACTCGGAGTCGCATTCGGCGACGGCCTGCTGCTTGCGGTCCTCCACCGACCCGGAACTATCGCGAAAGATCCGGGAGAACTTGGTCTTGTAGGTAGCCTCGGCGTCGACCGCGGTCGCTTCGAGTTCACCGAGACGGCGGACCGCGGCGTCCAGGTCGACACCGAGTTGGCCGAGCTGCTGGGCGATGACGGCAGGAAGCATCAGGCAGCCACCCCCGACAGTTCCGCGTGCCGCTGGGCCCCGACCGTGTACAGATGGTCGTACTGGGCTTGGCTGCACTGGCCAGTGGCTTTCTTCTCCTCGACCTCATTGGCGAGGGTCTCCAGTACGTCGAGGTCCCCGGCCCTCTTGATCCGGCCTTCGACATCGGTGAACCAGTCGGCGGCGCCATCACCGGGCGCCCCGCCGTCCAGGTCGCGGTCGATCTCGTCGTTGCCGAGCGACACCTGCTGCGGGACGCCGTCCTGGACGTCGGCTGCGGCGGGCTCTCCCTCCGGCACGACGAGAGTCCCCCTCACCAGAGCCTCGAGCTGACCTTTGTTGTAGAGCGAGAGGCCGAACTGGTCCCCGAGGTTGATCGCGGCGCGCTTCTTCGACAGCGACAGCGCGGACTTGTAGGCCAGGTCGTGTGCGTCCCCGCGGGTCTGGTTCTGCGCGGTCGCGGTCGACCCGTCCTCGAAGTGGCAGATCTCCTTGCCGTCCTGGTCCTTGATCGTCAACCGGATGAGGGCGCGGTAGCAGCAGTCCCACCGGCCGCTCGGCTCTCCCGTGTTGCGGTTGATGCGTTCCTGCTCGAACACGCACTCCACGGAGACGACGTCGGTGTCGAACGACCCGAACCCGAACATGCGGATCAGGTGGGCGGTGACGTCTTGCTGGGAGACGTGGGAGTGGCCTTTGCCGTCCCGGAGGACGCGGTTGCGGTTGATCGGGCGGAGGAGTTGCTCGACCTGCTGCCGGGAGAACGCGGTCATCGGGTGCCTCCTTGGAGTGCCTCGGCGACCTGGGGAAGGTGGTCGGGCGAAGAGGTGTCAGGGATGCTCGCGGTGGTGTCTGCGGGGGTGGTGTGGTCAGGGCCGTCCGGCCCTGGGACCGAGTCACCGTCAGGAGCGGAGTCCGGGTGTTCCGGGTCGTTCCACTCCGCGGCCGAGTCGACCGGGCACGGGTCGGTCCATGTGACGGTCAGGGCGCCACGGTGGCGGGGCGGGACCGGCCGTGCAGGCGCCTGCCGGTCCGCCATGGCCAGCGCCTCCCCCAGCACCGTGGCTACGCCGACGGCCCCGGCGGCGATGAGGAGTCCCGTGATCATCGGGCCACCGCCTCAGCGGCACGCCAGCCGCGCCCCTCATCCACGACCAGCCGGGCGTCCTGGTTGCCGCAGAACGCCAGGGCGCGCAGCCACCAGCGCGCGTCCACCTCATCCGAGCGGACGTCCACGTGATCCGGGGACGGAGAACCCCCGAACTCCACACCCCACACCGGGGCAGACAGGACGGCCTCAGACATCGCGGGTCGCCTCCTCACCGTCACCGGCGGTGGCGAGGACCTTGCGAAGGTCCTGGACCGCTGCGCAGAGCTGGCAAGTGACCATGTCCTCGAACGGCGCATCTGGGCCCTTGCAGGCCCAGAACACGCAGGGCTGCTGCTCCAGCACCTCGATGGCGTCGCGAAGGGTCTTGATCGCTTCGGCCTTGAGCCCGGCGCGCTCGTTGGGCGCCTCTTCCTCGCCCCCGAGGGCGCGAAGCCTTCTGGCGACCCGCCGCATGGCGGCGTCCCAGCCGCGGTCCCAGCGGTCTTCCGGGGCGCAGTCGGGGCCCGGATCCAACTCCGAAGCGAAAGTGCGCACCTGTTGCGTGATGCGGTCCGCTTCGGCGCGTGCAGCGTCGCGGTCGACCCGCGCCTGCTCCGCGGCATGCTGGAGGCGTTGCATCGCGGCGATCAACTCGCCGTGCCGCGCCTGCTCCTCCACGAGGTCGGCGCGCGCCTTGTCCCGCTCGGTCTCGGCCCGCCGCGCCCGCTTGTCCGCCTCGGCCTTCTCACCGGCCAGCCACTCGCGGAACCGCTCGCAGTCGTCGAGGTCACACCGCTTGGCCAGCTCGGCGCGGAGCCGCTTGGCGTCCTGCTCCCATCCGTCTTCCAGCTCCTGGATGCGGGCCTCGGCCTCGGCGAGCTTCCCGGCGGTGGCGACCGCCTCCAGCCGAAACGTGTCCCGCTGGGCCTTGAGGGCGGCGAGCGCGGGCAGGAACTCGGCCTCGCCTCGCGGCTGGGCGTGACCGCACTCGTCGCAGCGCGCGTCTTGGTTGCCGGGCTCGTCGTCGTGATGCCAGAGGCCGCAGTTGGCGCACTTGAACGCGACGCCCGTGGCGTCGGTCAACTCGGCGCGGAGACGCGCCACCACGGCCAGCAGCGTGGGCACGTCCTCCGGACCCGGCGGGCCCCACTCACAGGAGTGGTCGCCCTTCTGCTGGACGTCACGGTGCACACCGGTGTGGCGCGGGCTGCGGTCACAGTCGTGGTCGTGGATCAGGCACGGCATCCCACACCGCTGGCGCTCGTCGGTCATTGCGTGAACACCTCCGCTCCCTTCTCGGAAGCGGTGGCGCACGGCCAGCCGGACACGATGCCCTCGTCCCAGCACACGGCGCAGTACCACAGGTTCGGGCTGCCGAGGTCGTCGAACCGGGGCAGGTGGAAGCGGGCGGGCAGCTTGGCCCTCTCCTCCAGCGTCAAGGCGCTGAGGTCCTCGTAGTCGGGCATGTCCGGGGGCTCGATGAGGTGGGCGCGGGCAGCGCACTCCTCGTGCTCGACAGGCTTGCCGTCGGCGGTCAGCGCTCGGCAGGTCCCGCAGGCGTTCTGGTCGGCGTGCTTGGAGGCGGTCACGACCGGCCCCCGTTGATCGCGGGAAGCACTGTGGTCTGGAACCATGCGGTGGCCTCGAAGCCACCCGTGCACAGGTCGATCAGCCGTTCGTAGCCGGAGTGGATCTCGCCGGTGAACTCGTTCTGCCAGAGCCAACGCACGCCGCGCTCGTCCAGCCATCGCCCGAGGTCGGCGACGATAGAGGCGTGCAGGTCACCGCAGCCCCGGCCCTGCTCGTCGCGGTAGCCGTACGTGGTGTCAAAGGACACCTCCAGCCAGCACGCCGGGTTGCTGTGCTCGTCGCCGCAGCCGGGGTCGCAGTACCACTCGCAGCCGTTGTCGGCCGCGCGGAGCGGCATGTCCGGCCGGTAGTAGACGTCCAAGAGGGCGCACAGCCCTTGGTTGATGTCATTGCCGATGTGCCAGGCGTTGCCAGGCTCGGGCTTGCAGACGCCCCTCCGCCACGTCCTGAGCTGCTCATCGTGGGACAGTGTGGCCTCGGTTGCGCCGAGGATCTGGTTGCACTTCACGAACACGTCGCGGTGCGGGATTCGGTCGAGGACGTAGACCGTGGTGTCGAGGGTCATGACGCGCACCTCGTGGGCGTCGTCCCGTTAGGCTCTGTCATTGCTGGCCGACTCCTTGATTTCGAGTTGGGGTTTGTCGGTTGGCGGTGAGTCCCGGTCGGGCGGAATCCGGCCGGGGCTCGTTGTTCATGCGGCTCCGCGTTCCTCACGTCGAGCCGAAGGGGCAAGGCATCCGCCCATGGACTGCCGGATCTGCTGGTACACGTCGTCGCCCGGGCCGAGCGTCGGAGCGGACTCGGCGGCGCGCTCGGCGGCCTCCCAGATCGCGACCTCCCCAGCGGGCATGCCGGGCGTCCACCAAGGCCGCGACTCGCGCGGCGCGGTCATGTCGCCTCCAGCTCAAGCTGAGCCGCAGCGGCATCGACCTCAGACATCCCGATCTGCAGAAACCCGCGAGCTTCGAGACGGGTGATCGTGTCGTAGACCTTCGCCGCCAGGAACGCGACGGCAGTGGGGTTGATCAGCCACGCGGTCCCGGAGAACCAGAACAGGTGCGCGAAGTCCTTACGCGGCGACCCGTTCTGCTTCAACACACCAGCCGAGCGGAGCGCCCGCGTCAGGGAGGTGACGGACAGGCTGATGAAATGCCGCTGGCTCAGAACCGTCGCAAGTTCTTCCCAGGTGAACGTCAGCGGTTCCTGCTTCGCCATAGCGCGCGGGTTGGTCGCCCGTCCCGCAGTCCAGTACTCGTGGATCGCATCTGCGACCTCGGCCTGGTAGGCGATGAGCTTGGGCCGGATCCGCTCGGAGACCTTGGCTTCGTCGATCGTGGCGAGCAGCATCAAGAACGTCCGCACAGTGCAGGTCAACATTTCCCTGCGTTGTGCCTGTTCAGAGACCTGCACCCCACTCAAGTGGGTCACAGCCCACGAGCGGCGGCGAAGCTTCTCGACCTGGCGCCAGTAGTCGACTCCCAAGGCATCGAGCGCTGTGCGGAGCACGATCTCCGGCTGACCCTGCACGTCGACGAGTAGGAGACGGTCGCCGTAGAAGTCGAAGCTCTGCGCCCGGGTCATGACGCCTGCCGGGTGAGGAGCGGCCCGGGGGTGTGCTCCGGGCAGTTGAGGCAGAGCGGCACGGTGGTGCCGTCCTCGGTGACGATCTCGAACAGGTCGGAGAGGTTGAGTTCGTCGCCCTTCAGTTCAACAACGTTGCGCGCGGCGAGGATCAGCCGGGCGGTGAACAGCGGCCCGGGATGGGACGCCCAGTTCTGCATGCGGCTGTAGGTGGAGGCGTCGACGCCGATGTAGCCGGCGACCTCGCCGTCGGTCCGGGCCTCGAAGATCTCGCGGAGGATGTCGTTGGCTCCGTGGCGGAGCCGAACGGTCGGCGCATTGATGCGTCGGGTGTGGGCTGACAC